AAATCTAGCCTTCCCTTCTTTCAAGTATCTAACGCAGTCAGTAACGCTTGACTAAGCTCGGCATTCTCGGCTCAAAGAGCGTGAGCGTACTGGCTAACTACCTGAGTTGCTTGGGTAAGGAGTTCTTTAAGTTTAGTAAAGTTGTTCACACTAACCTCCAAAGTGGTAGAATCCAAAGGCCTTCGGCATTTTCCTTGGCCACCACCACTCGGTCAAGTCCAGCAGGACCTCGAATTGATTTGTAGTTTTTATCATTAGGGCCGAGGAAGGCAAACGTTTTGACCTGTTCTTCGGTCATTTGTTCCCACCCCTTGATATAATGTACTATCACGCCCTCGACCAACTGTCCAGCCACTTCTTTGCGGACCCGCAATCCAAAGAGAGGCGGTTTCACCAACTTGACTTCAGGTGCAGCTACCACCTTCGATTTCTTCTTTCTAGTGTACTTTCTTTTAGTGGTCACGGCGATCATTCCTCAATACGTGTTTGATAACTTTGGAGAATTGGATTACAGGAATACCTTTGGACCGTTGTTCTTTGCGGAGTTTGAAATGAAGAAAGATATGACGCAACATACCAGATCTCCAGAAATACTTCCAGTGAGATCTGAGGTGTTGATTATGGTCGTCAGTAATGAGGACGATAGCTTCAGATGGGCAATCGTTCTCGCACATGATAATCAATCGGTCAGCGTTCCTCATTGAGAGTCTCCTTGGCTAGTTGTTCACAAGCTTCTCGGCTTCGATTGTATGTTCCGTCCGCACGTTTGGGTGACGCGATGAGTTCAAGTGCTGCACGAAATTTTTCGTTTTGAACCGTTAGGCGGGTAATTTCAGGGAAAATGTCCATAGCTTTGGCTTTTCGTTCTTCCTAGTCTTGGGCATATTTAAGATAGGCGTCAACTTCTTGTTGTGTTTTGTAAATTCTAGCGCCCATTACGTCCATAGAACCGTGGTCGCTAAAATAATGAATCTTTTTAGTGGTGTAGTACTCGTCTAAAGACTTGGCTCCGTATACTCCGTAGGGCTCGTCTCTGGAACCTGTATTCTGATCCACAAGTTCAACTAAATCACCTACGTCTTGCTTAGAAAAATAATTGGAAACGAAAAAGCGATCACCGATTTTCACGCTGCCTCCTGCGTTCGATAAACCGCATTGTATTCAACAGTTGTTTGTTGCAAGTTGTCAGGATGGTTGTTTAAGCCATTGCCATCCAAATGGTTGATAACTAGATGTGACTGAAGATCGCCTTTGAAGTGCTGATAAACGATTCGGTGGATTTTGAGGTGCTTGCCTTTGAACTTCACGAAACGATAGGTTTTTCCTTTGTGATGATTGTCGTATCCTGCTACTCGCCATTCCGTCCCGATTTTGCCTTGTCTGGTCTTCCTGGTTTCAAGTATTCCATCCGAAGTAACTCGGTAAAGCATGGTATCTCTCAAAAGCTCTTTAACCAAATGATCGTTACTCATCGCGGCAGTTCTCCTTTCGAAGGAGTAATTTCAAAAGCTTCTTGCTCTTTTCGGTAAAGGTCAGCTTTTTTAGCACAATCCTTTTTTAATTTTTTAAAAACGTCATGACCTGTCATTCCTTTTGGTCTAACGTACCAGCCAGCTTCATAAGTTACGATCCAGCCGTCGATGCAACCTGTGTAAAATGAGGATTGCTGAACATCTTTAATGTTGACTTCCGCCAATGCTAATGTTGAGAATAAAAAAGCGAGTATTATAGTTTTCATTTGGGACCATCATGTACTACGCAAATCTTTGCGCGAATAAGAGTGAGAGTATAAACTAAGGTTCCTCTGGTAACTTGAACTACTACAGGAGTTCCTACTTGACCTTTGATTTCTGTATCAGATGTAAGATAGTCTCCAGGCTGTATTCCTGCTGCTTCAGCGGGATAACCTCGGTGAACTGTCAGGACTCGACCCTCAAGAGAGTTGAAAGTGACTCCGATTCCACCAAACCACAAAGGACATTCTTTGGCTTCTTTTTCAAGACGAGCTTGTTCTTTCTTTTGCTCTTCTTCTAGTTTAATTTGTTCGTTTTGCTTTTTGATAGCTTCCAAGACTTCTGGACTTACAGGAGAGATTTGGACAGGTTTATCTACGATTTCTCTTTTGTCGTCATCAAAATTACCAGTGCCTGCGTTTTCTGATTTTTTGTCTGAGCAGTTAGGTCCTTCACAGTTACCATCGATTCCGCTGCCTGCATTCAAGAATAATGCCAGGATAGCCAAATGGATTAGAAGGGAACCGAAGATAGCGCGTTTCATCTTATCAACTTCCTAGATAACTCATGTCGTTCATCCTCTTTTGGCATATTTGCAAGTTGAGCATTGGTTAGTGCGAAATTTCCATAATATTTTATTGAGGCGTCATCGTAAGCTTTTTAATCCGCTTCTCATGCTCTTCGAGGACTTCTATAATGGTCATGTTTATAGCCTAACAGATCTTATGCACTGTGTCAAGTATAATCTTAAAAAATTTTGGCGTGGACAAAAATCACTGAACTTGGCCTTTTTTCTTCAAAGACAGTCCTTGTAAACGAAGAATCATGTCATCGATCTCAAGAGCAGTAATTATGGCATCATCTGGCATTAGCATGATTCCAAGAGGCTTAGCGTCTTCTAGATTTTTTCGAAGATAGTCCACTTCGCTCATAGTCATTCCTGAGTTTTGAATAAGAAGGATTTTTCCTTTAAGATCGAGACTTCCGATCTTTGCTTTTACCAGCTCCGCATTGTTTTTCACAGTGTCTAAAAGTTGGTCATATAGAGCTAAGGTTTGCCCTGCGGTGATAAGAGCTGATTCCAAAGCTTGTTGGTAATCCGTAGTCTCTCCAGGAACAGCCACAGGAGCAAGGCCTAGTTTTTGCAACTCCATGTTGATATAATCAAGTTGATCCTCTGGGGTAGTGGGCGTTGATTCTCCACTCATTTTTCCTCCTTACTTGAAAACTGCATCATTTTCGACTCCTAATAAGCTCTCTCACCACTTTTCCAGCTCGAACTGCTGTAGCTTGGGAAGTCCCAGTCATGTACATCGGTTTTCCGTTGACTTTAGCTAAAACTGAAGTTCCTACTTCCCAAAAGCTAACCCGAGGACCGAAGTTTGATAACGGACCTCTGCTTCCGCTAGAAGTGAGATTTCCTACCATTTGTATTCTTGAATCGTATTGAGCTGGAAAGTAGGGATGAATAGAAGTATCCATCCCCTCGTTACCAGCGGCGGCTATCATTTTAATTCCAGCATTCAGAGCTGCTTTAACCGCTCTTGCTTCTCTGTGATCATAAGCCGCACCGCCGCCCGCATAAACTATTACATCTACTTTTTGCCTAGTCGCTTCTTCCAAAGCTTGATTTGAAGCTATTAAATTTTCAGTTCCAGTAGCTAGTTCGTTATAGTATTTGAAGAAGACAATGCAGTATCCAATATCTTTATTAAATTCGGAGTTATCACGATTAGCGTTAAAAAGGCTTGTACGTAATTTTTGTTTTACGTGTTGATCTAACACGTCAGCAATATGTCCAGAATGACCGTGTGTATCTCGAATTCCTAATCCAGAAAAATCCTTATGTCCTGTGGGACAAACTGGAGCATCAGTGATTATAGGTTTTCCAGTGTCGATAACAGCCACTCTAATTAAGCTTTTAGCAAAAACAGTAGGAGCGTTAGCGTAAGATGGATTTGCTGCCAGTAATAGAAGGATTAACCATTTCATAGATCCTCCAGTATTGGAGGATTAAAATGTGAAATATTCTCATTTGGAATAGTCTTACGATATTGAATCCAACCTCTAAAGTTACCAGAACGAACGTTAGAATCTCCTACTGCCATTGCTTGATGTTCGGCAGGAGAAGCATGAAGAGGGGCTGATTTTAGAAGACGATCATGAAGTTGAAGATCTTGTTCGTAAGTAGTAGAACTGCCATCATGATTTAAGTATGATACTCTGGCGCAACGAGCAGCGGATCGTTTTACCAAAGCCATACTCCATTCGTAAGTATCTTTAATGGTTCCAAGTGAGGAAAGAGTATCCGTACTGGTTTTAGGGTCGATAAATGGGAGATGCCATTCTCCAGGATTAATAAACTTTGGAGTGCTGGCCTCTTGAGCTTCAAACATAAGTTTTGCAAGCACATGAATTTCAGGTTGAGCTTGTCCGTGGTATCTTAAAGCATACCAGTTAGAAAAGTCCGTTGAAGTGAGAACTACTTGAATCCAAGAGTAAGGCTCAAGAACCCTGTTTGCGTATTGTTTGTGTACTTCGAGATCAGAAAGACCTTGTGCAATTTCTACTGCGTAATCTCTTCCTTTAAGCCAAAGGCTGACTGCTTCGTCATGTTCAGATCCAGAAAGAGCTTCTCCGCCTTGCATTCCTTTTTGATTGCGAGTAAATGCAAGCGGAATCACTGGTTCCGACTGAACCAGTTGAATTGATTTCTTAACTGGGATAGCACGGGACGAGGATGCATTCCTAGAAAATACTCGATGAGTCATTAGTTCTGAATGAATAAATCGAGGATATTTTAGAACAAATGTAGTAAGTCTTACTCCTGCCGTACTGATAGAATCAGCGACTACTTCAGCCTTGATCATTTTGATCCTTTATAATCTGCTTCTTAACTTTTTGCTTTTCTCCGCGTTTCCATTTGCGTACAGACTTTTTAGGCATTTTATCAATAGAATCAGCTTCTTTTAACATTTTCTTGAAACCAGTCTTTGTATCAAATTTGCCCATTTGTAATCCTTGGTCTAGTTATTATTCTTTGAGTTCCTCTATGTCCAAAAACTCGGCGGCGTCGTGACAGAGATCTTTACCGAACAATTGATTTCCATGAGCGGCTGCGTCACTAGGCCAACCTTGAGATTCTGCATATCCAGGGAATTCCTCTACCACCAATTCGGCAATTCTACGCCACGAATGGCATACGGACCCCAAACGTAAGAACTTAACAAATTCAGCGATTTCTTGATTCACTTTTACTTTTTTCCTCTTCTGCGTCTATTTGAAATAGCTCGTTTGCTATCTCCTCTACTCCATACGACCGTTCGATGTGGTAATAAACCTCGTCTTCGTGTTCTTTAGGAATTACCATCTCACGAAATGCGCGAGCCACTTCCCTAATGTTCATTCTCTCTTTTTGAATTTCCCAGCAAAGTAAACACATTATTCCTCCAAATCAGGATCGCAAACGATCCAATTAACTTGAAGAAATCTCTTCAAAGTTTTTATTAATACTTCCTCAGTCATATCCCACGCTACTCCAAAATCCCACTGAGATCTTATTTTGAGCAAGATTTTAAGGTGCCCCAGGATAGCCGTTTTTTCGTAAATGAGTTTTTCACAGTTCGCCCAACACTTCCAAGCTATCAAGAATGTCTTTACCAAAAATACGACACTGATCGCCTGTCTCTTCCCAATCTAAAATATAACCCACAGGAGATTCTTCGGTCGTGATTAAATGAAAACTGTAACCTTCCTTTACGCACAGTTCTTCTGCTATATTTCTGGTGTAAATTGGGATTAAGACTACTAAAGCTCCGCTTGGAGCAATTGCCACTAATTCACCCTTGTTCATATAGTCCTCTTTCTAAATCGTGAAGAAGCAACTCCGTCAGTGTTAACGATTGGGGCAGGAGTCGTAAATTTCGGAGCGTTATTTACTAGCTTTTTGAATTGACCAAGAACCCCGATCATCACTTCAACATCCGCCTGAGCAGAGTGAGCACCATCTCCAAAGAACTGAACGCCCAACGTCTCTGCAAGGCCTCCAAGATTTACTTGCTGTTTGTTATCGAGCAAGCCTGCCAACTTCAAAAAGTTAGCAATTTGAGCAGTATCAATCTTACGATAAGATACTCCGTTTTCCCAAAGTTTCTTGCTGAGCAAGTGTTCATAAACGAAGCTAAGATCGAACTCAATATTGTGAGCGATTGGAGTTAGCTTATCATATTTAGATGAATGCTTTGCAATTAGCTTAGCAAGTTGTGCTCCAGCCTCTTGATAAGTCACGGCTGCCGCATCGTGCTCTTCCAAGTTGATCTTGTTTATAGCCAAAGCTTCTGGATTAGCTTTAAACAATCCATCATCAGGTTTCACTTTCAAACTCAAGGAATCTATAGTATTAAGATTGTCATCTAAGATTGCAAAGTAGGCAGTCAATAACGATGACTCTTTAGGATCAAGTCCTCCTGTTTCAGTATCAAATGCTAGATATTTCATTTACTCTTACTTTTCTTTGAAAGGTTGTTTGTCTTTTCCGTCAATCAAATACCAACTATCGGGGCCATAAATGTCAGCCCTAGTAGTTTCGTCTTTTTCAAAAAAATTATCCACTAAAAATTTTGCTAGCCGTTCGTCCAATTCAGGATCGTATTGCAATACGACCTTTCTTTGAGCTATGCACTCTACTCGGCCCTTAAATGAAGCTAAGGTGTCATCATACTCAAACCCTATCTCAGTCATCCAAGGCACAACTTCAACAAAGCCTAGTTGTTCATTAACTTCCACAACATACATAGCGCTGTAATTGGGTCTTTTAAAGGGTTTTGAGTGTTTAATAAGCATTTAATATAAAATACCTAATTTAATGAGATATGTCAAGCCATTTCTTAAGTTCATTGGAATAGATTTCAGTGACCAAACTATCCGAAGTAAAAGCTGATGCTGTAGGTGGTAAATGCTGATTTGTTTGGCGGCTTGCTGACGAACATGACCTACGAATGCCGACGTGCCTTTATGAAGAAAAGAGTGACGGTAAGATTTTACACGCTCCCATTCGGGAGATGTAATGAGGACTTTCTCTTCTGGACAAAACAACATATCAAGCATTGGAGTTTGACCTTGAGTGAGCAGGCGCAGGTATTCCTGAAGTGATAAAGCCTGATCGTCGATATCATCAGAGGTATTTTTAGCATGAATATCAGTTTTAGTATTCTTAGTGATATTTCTTGGAACGCGTTGAAGCACTATATCCAAGGGGTCAGGAACAAAGATCGATTTGTAATCTTTTGTCTGAAGTGGGCGTAGAAGTACCATAAATGGCAGATCCAAACTCACATTTAAAGATCGTTCTCATTAAAAATTCCCATCATCACATTGTAGGCAAGTTAACCCAAGACTACGCCACATCTTTACCTCTCTAGTTCGATCATCTATTACCACTTCAACGTCAAAAAACGGCTCAATATCTCGTAAATAGATTTCCTTTTTAATTTCGTCGTCGGGGCGAGAATCTTTTTCAGGACGCATGTATAAAGCATATCGATTCTGAAGTCGGCCCCATCCAAGGTAACTATAAATCCAGGCGCGAGTCTTCTCTTCGTATTCCCTGCCTCTGCCAGTCACAAACATTATTCGATAGCCAGCGGGAGGATAAGAGTACATTTGAACCAATTTGACAGCCCAACGATTGGGCGTGTCTTTGTCGCAAGCTGAAAGGAATGCATCCCAATCCTTCTTGGATCCAGTGATTAATGGACGACGGTGATTGTAATTACAAAGCGTACCGTCTAAATCAAAGATGACTGCTTTACGTTTCACGCTTCTCTCCTAAACTTTCGGGTGGCGCTTGTTGCAGTTTGACGCTTTTGACTTTCGGCGTCAAGTTCAATCATTAATTCTCTTAAGTCCTGATTAACGTCTTTAACCAAAACATTGTATGAGGTGTCCCGTGCATAACTGTCAGAGTTGGCTAAGTAGGAGCCCTTTTTAACTTCTACACAACGTTCCCAAAAGTCTTTAGAAGAAATCCAGCCAATCACAATAAGAATCCAGTCCTTTTGCTCTTTGTAAATACGCGTAAAAATATAGTAATCGGGTTTTTGGTATAGCTTTAGATATGCCCATATAGAGCAGTCCCAATGATCTGGGATTTCCAGATACTTCGATTGCTTGGTCTTAAGCTCGATTTTAAGCCCTTTGTAAAGGAAGTCCGAATTTACTACCGCAGCCTTGCTGTGCGTAGTTAAGTCTGTTGGAGTAAACTGTTTGAGGTACTCTCGGAGTACTTCTTCTGAAACATACCCATTAAGAGTGTTATTAGTGTTGGTTTTCAATAAACCGTTATCTGGATGGGCTTTCATTCTCTTTCGAGCGGAAATGATTTGTTCTTGTTTTACTCTAAGCTTTAGCACTCAACTACCTCTTTCGTAAACACTCAAGGGGCACCAATCCGCGTGCATCTGTTTAATAGACTTATCACCGTACAATACCTCAATCCCACAAACGCATTTTTTCGGCTGAGCTATTTTTGGAAGAAAGGGAGCTATCTCACCTTCAGAAGTGCAGAATACACTACTGTAGAATGCTCGTAGTTCGTAAAAGCTACCTCCCCAGACATGCAGCATGGCTCCTACAAATCTACCATCGGCATGTTGATTGTATGAACTTGATCGCCAAAGATCGTAACCTGGAGTTTGCTCAGTGACAGGAGGATTAAGCTGATAAAATAATGCCTCGTTTTTATAAACTCCAGCCAAAGCATTGACTTCGACCATATGATCTAGTTCTTTGCAAATTCGGTGAATAGCTTCGGCTTGTTCGAAGCGATCTCTAACTTGAACAATAAACGGCATAACAGAGCTGTTTTTAACAGTGGCACGGGTTATGCGATGCTCTACTTTATCAGTATCGAAGGATTTTTCAAGAACTTCCCTAGTTGCAGGAAGAAGCAAGTGTTTATACTTTTCGTATATTAAAATCTTACCCATGCTCCTATCATGACATAGTTTACTAGAATTGTCAAGCTTTATTTACGACGTTTTCGCCAAGAAAACATAAAGTTAAATGGTATAGGTTTGGCAGGAGGTTTGCTGTTTATTTTCTGTACTTTTCCGCCGCGAGCAATGAATTGCTCAACAGTTTCAATATCCAACTTCTTCAGATCCACCAAGGGTTTCTTTAATGTATTGAAGGGGTGCTGCATAAATTATACTCTCCTCAGAGACTCGAAGTTTCTTGGACCACTGTCTAACTAATTTGGCGGCGTCATCCGTTAAATTTAAGTCTATTTTCTTTCACTTTTTAAGTTCACTTTTAGTGATGCACTTAGTCATATTATGTTCATGTAAAATAGCAGCTTTTGCTATTTCTTTAGGAACTTGTCCGCTGTTTAATATCTTTTTCAAGTCCATCCGTCGTCCCTCTTTATTTTAAACTTATTATTTTTATCTGGATTTCTGGGAAATACGCGAAAAAATCTCCACTCGGGTTCCCATATCAAAACTCTGGTTTTTGTCCAAATGTGAAGCTTTTCTATAGAAGTCATAGCATAATTCAGTTTCTCGGTCTCGAGGTCCTCTTCTACTAAAGAGTCATCGTACACGAGATCAAACCCTTCTATTTTATCACCATTTAAAGTTTCTGTCAAGCATTCTTCTAGAGTTCTGGTCTCTCTCCAAAACGCATAAGTTTGTAAAACAGCTTCTGGTAATTCTTTTACCATACTAATTCCAATACTCCACTTCTAAAATATCTATAATCTCTTCCTCTTCAGCGTAAACTTCAAAAGGTTTGTTCGCCCATTTTCTTTCTAAAAACCGCTGTTTAGCGCGATCCTCGTCTTCGGCATACACTTCTACCTCAACTTGTTGAAGTCTGTAAAATTTGAAACAAAATATTTTCTTCGGATTTTGCAAGACTCACCTGAATCTTCTTAGCATGTATTGGAACATGTAGAACGTGTTTATTGCGTCGTCCTTTGCGTTATGCCTTCTCCCTTTAAATTGCATGCCAGACTTAGCTAAAGCTTTGGCAAGGCCAGCTTGCAGTTTACCTTCTATGGCAATTTGCTGAGTGTGCCAGAGAGTTTTAACATCTATCCATCGTCGGCCAAAAGTCCATAATTTTTGATCCCAATCAGGATAGTCTCTAACTAGTTGCTGTTTTAATTCGTAAGAATCCCCACCACCCCAAGTGATGGGGTTCATAAAACAAGCATGTTTGATATGAAGCTCTTTCAATTTCTCGTAGGCGGCCATTAAAGTGCCCCCTTTTTCTGAGATATGAGCTGGATAAATACCAGTAAGATTTACAATGAAATCCGTTAACTCTTCGCCTGGGTCAACTAGAACCGACAAGGTTTCTAAAATTTCCCCTGTTAATGTATCTCCTACACAAGCGCCGATTTGAATAATCCGCCCCGATGGTTGATTCATTTCCAGATCCAGGCTAAGAATTTTCACTTAATCTTCTTTCTGTTAAACTTGGTCGGATCAAGACGACCAATTCCTATCCAATAATCAATCATAAATTGTTCTGCGTTTACTTGACCAAGTGTTACATCAGCCATTGCATGAACATATCCAGTATCGTGTCCTTTGTTCCAGCCTACTAAAGTTGAAGTTATAACAAAAGCCGCAATTACAGCACTTCTAGATAAAATCAACCAGGCTAAATTAAGTATCTTTTTCATTTTTAACTTTTTCCATAAGTTGAGCCCAAATTGCCCATTCCTCATCCGTAGTGCCTTCGCCGCGCTTAACCGTCTTACCGTTTAAAACGTGACGAACGATCGACATAGCTTGGCTGTATCCTTCAAGATTTGACTTACTCAAATCAGCCTCGTATTCTGAATACGACATAGAAATGGTTTTAGTGGTTGAATTTGACATTTATCCTCCAAACAGGTGAATAGACCAAGCTACCGCCGTCAGTCCCCACGCTATAAACAATTGTTTAACTTCTCTTTTATAAAGAAAGAAATCTACTTGAATAATAAAAGAAAGCAAAAAGGCCGAGAAGCTAATCCATTCGGTCATTTGGATACCCTGCTGGCATCCTGCACTTTTGGCAAATGAGATGATTTACCTCATACTTCCATTCATGCGGAGGACAGTCGTCCTTTCTAGGCGTATTAGTCGCCTTAGAGAATACAATACTTAAAATCACGCTTAATGTCAACATTCCAATCATTAGTATCAAAATTGGTTTTAATTCTAGAGGAATCATTAAGGTCTCGATAACACGGCCAAATGTCCTGCACTAACAAAGTTAAGATATTTATGAAAATCTATACCTGTTGGAACGGTACTCATTTGATAACGTTTTTGTAAAAAAGTATCTTGTGTAATTTTGCCTTCCCATATAATAGTCAAAGGAAAATCACTCCTGCTAGGAATATCTTGAACATTGTAAATAGTTAGGTAATCTCCTTGGCGCAGATGATTAATACCATCATCGTATTCTTTTCCGTTCAAAAAGACCTCAAAACGGTCCATTCCTTTTTTGAATTCCATGGACAAAAAGCCTCTATAATGTTTCATTACAAATGCCTTTCTAAGAATTCCTTCGTCCACATTCCAGTCGAACTTGACGCTCTGAGTAAAAACTCTTTAGCAGTAATCTTTTCTTCAAACCAAGAGAATTGATAATTCTGCCTATCCCATCCATCTGGGTCTAAAATAACAGAACCTTTAAGAAGCTCTTTAGACCATTCTTCACTAGTTTTAATTTCGTTAGTCATATTTTCCTTCCGCTAAATCTCTCAAAGAGATAGAGAAATAATTCCAAACCTTGTCGTTCAAAAGCCTTACGTATTCGTTTACTCGTTTAGCTTCTGGGGAACTTCCAACAGCTTCTACTGATATCTCAAAATCGCCAATTGCCGAGATTATATCTTCAACTCTAATGTTTTCAGGTTTATCAGACAGCGTGTATCCTCCGCCTGGGCCTCTTTGTACTTGGACGATTTTAGACTTTTTTAGCACGTTGAAAATTTGATCAAGAAATGCTTTAGGTAGGTTTTGTCGTTCCGCAATCTTTGCAGTGCTAACTGGATCTCCAGAGTGATGACATACATCTATCAGGGCGATTAGAGCATAGTGGGTTTTCTTGGTAATCAACATTCTAGTACCTAATCTTATATCCAGCATTATCTGCTAGACCTTTTCGCTTTTTATCGTAAAGAGTTGTAGTGTTTACTGAACTATGACCTGCAAAATTAGCTACATCTCGGATCGGGACTTGGTTATCTAGTAGATTTGAAATCACAGTGGCTCTGCAAGAATGCGCTCCGAATCGGCCCTTCACTCCAGCTTTCGCAGCATAACGTTTTACGATCCTGTACACAGTGGACTCGTCCATCTCGAACAAAAAGTCACCTATCCGCGTGCGCTGAAAGTAGATATTAAGTTGTTTAGTAAGTTCTTCTGGAATAGCTACGAGGCGTTCTTTGCCGCCCTTACCTATAACCTTAAAGCCGCTGAGACCTGATTGCTGAACAATGCTGGCTGGGCTTAACTTTACCACCTCAGATCGGCGCAAGCCTGTATAAAACAGGGTCATCAATAATGTCTTGTGTGAAATATCTTCTACGATTTCAAGAATCTTAGCTACTTCTTCGTCTTTAAAAGCTTCCGTAGAACGAGAATGAACTACCTTTGGAACTTTTACAGATATTGTAGGGTCTGTGGTTAGGTGCCCGTTTTGAATTAGCCAGCGAGTTAGAGATTTGATTGTAGAAATCTTTCTATTAATAGTTGCTGTAGACGCTCCGTCTGCTGCAATTTTATCTCGAAAGGCTGAAATGTGAATTGGTTGAAGATCTGCTGGAGAATTAAGGGGTCCAACAAACTCAAAGAACCCTTTCAAGTCGTTGGAATAGGACCTGCGAGTTTGAGGCGACACAAAACTATTAATAAACTGAATCAATACATTTGTTGTATTTTGAGTTTTTACTAAGTTCATGTTACCTCCTTTTAATATACTAACAAATCAGATCGTTTTTGTCAAGCATTATCCTAAGTGTGCTACTGAGACTCTAAGCCTACGTTCAATGATCTCAGATTCTCGATTCACTTGCTCAACTAAGCAAGTTTTATACCCGAGTTCTCGAAGACGCTCTACCACAGTAGTCAATACTCCGCTAATTGTGTCTTCAGGCAAATCTACCTCAATAAACGTATTTTCCATCATAGCTTCGACGGACTTCTCTATATTCTCCATCAAAGCATCCACCTGAGAGTGGACAGCGGCTTCTCGTCTCGTTTTAACAGACTCAGCTACTTCGGTTGCTTTTTTGAGCGCCATGTTGTTTCTTCCTTTCAACAGGTAAATAATCCACTAACTTATTTATTAATTGTGAAGGTGATAAAGATTCAAAATACTCCCCATCGTAAGCTCTCCAAAAGTGTCGAACATCTCGCATTAGATTTTCTGCGTTCTTCAATTCGGGATAAGTCTGAAGCACAGTTTTAAGTATTAAGGTGAAATAGTCCCTTCTAAACAAAGCTTTTGGATCTCGCGCTCTAATAGAGTCTGGAGTTACTTTATCTTCACGATAAATGGGACGACCTGACAACTTCGATTCATACATTAAAGCGTCCGCACCCTCAATCAATTGATTGAAATTAGCGTATTCAGACTCTTTTACAAACCCTACTGCGAGGGTTGCAACTTTTATACCAGCAAATTTCTGCATTTCCGATTCCAACACTGTAGCTAGTTGTAGGAGTTGTAGTCTGGTTCTGGGTTTTAAAATGGCCACGAATTCATCTCCTCCAAATCGGAAGACTCGTTCGTCTGGATGTAGTTGTTGTGAAAAGGCCATTGCTAAGGCGTGGATAAGTAAATCGCCCTGCGAGTGACCGTAAACGTCGTTTACTAGTTTTAAGCCATTTACATCTATGAAAGCCACGTTAAAGTCTGAATTTTCCAGTCTGGCTTCTAAAAACGCATTTTCTGCATTCTCTTTAGGTTCTATTTTTGGGAGGTTCAATCAGTCCTTCTTTCTTCTTGGAATTTTCCAAGCTATAAAGGAGTATGACATACTTGACTCAATTTGTCAAGTTCTTTTTTTGATACTAACTTTAATCTTAGTTAGACCGTTTCCTCGAAGAAAATCGATAGTTGCCGAAACAAAGGAGTAGGTCCGTAAATTCTCTGGCTCAGAACGATGGCTATGGCCTTCTACGTTAAAAGCTGCCATATTTTCATCATTATAGATCGAAATAGCCCTTGATCGTATATAAGCTAGATCATTAAAAGTGAGTTGATGCTCGGTGCTAAGATCGTCTATCTCTTGTTGAACGAGGCGCTCTAAGCGGTTAAGACGCTCTACATCTCCCAGTCGTTCGGTATCTTTCAGAAGTAAAGCTAGTTTTTCTTTTAAGTTTTTAGACATGCTACCCTTTCAACCATTCCTTTCGACCAATCCACTGCGCTTTAGGCATAAAATCCTCTGGCCTTTTATCATCGTAGATCCAAGTGGGCTTCGCAGAGTTCGTCTCCAGCAGAATCGTCCAAGACGAATAATTGTGAAAAGGCTTTACTAAAGTTTTCACTTGCCCTTATGAATGGTCGTTTAAATTCCCAGCGCCAAGACTCGACCATCAAAATCGTCTTGATCCAATCGAGCAAGAGCATCATGTAAATTTTCATTTAACTATCCTAAGTCCTGTAACTCTAAACTTTATCCTAGAAAGAGTCAATGCGTCAAATACTTTTAAAGTTCCATTAAACTCTTCTAGCTGACATAGCATTTCACACTCTTCACCGTCTATGGGGCCTATGAATAGTACTTTCATTTTTCCAAAGACTGGGTGCGACAGCGTTTCGCCAAGTTGAATCATAAATACCGAATCAAGACTTTCTATAATCGGCATTTCTACCTCTAACCAGGTCTTGGTAACTCTTAAGTACCATTCTACTATAAAATCCAGGCTTTCCGTCAGCAATAATTCTTCCATCGATTTGTATAATTGGGACAATTTCAGCAAAAGTACCACACATAAACACTTCGTCTGCGGTATAAAGATCTGGGCGTGTTATGCGCTTTTCCATAACTTTTACGTGTTTATTATATTTTGAAAACATCATAGCGTTGTCCCCCAAAATCTCGGCCACAGTTCTTCGAGTTATACCAGGAAGAATTGATCCTTCATTGGGTGGGGTAAACACTTGATCACCTCTAACTATGAAAAGATTTGCCACGGTGGCCTCAACTACGTATCCTTGATTGTCACAAAATAGTAATTCGTCCACTCCTGCCATTTCATTCTTAAGATTATTTAAAATTGCGTAATTTGCAGGATTCTTACATTGCATTTGAAATTGTGGATAGCCGCGGGCCATAGAAGCAATTTTAGCAGTAATACCTTCTTCTCGGCCTAATTTAGCTATTGGGAATGCATAAATATCTACTGCAATTTTATAATCTACTTGACGAACTGATTCCGCGTCCTGGGTCGAGTAAACGATAGGACGCAAATATAAATCGCCATTACCGTTTGCTTCCACTACGCGGCGGCAGGCTTCTTGTATATCGTATTGAGTGAATGGAATTTCTATTCCTAGGATCTTCGCGGAATCGAACAAACGCTTGACATGTTCTTCTAGCTTCCAAATTTTAGTGGTGCCATTACTTTGTAGATATGAACGAATTCCTTCCCAACACGCAGGAGAACCGTAATGCATCACAAAATTCAAGGAGTCGATTTGCCGTTTGGTATGAATGATATGTCCGTCCGACCAAACCCTCATGACATCAGCTTTCGGTTTAGGCGATCCAAAGAGTCCTTTGATTTCTCTGTTGCCAGCCATTCGTATAACCTTTCTAATTTTTTATCCAGCGAAGCTAGACGCTCCGCTACGAATTCACACTCTCCGTAACGTAAAATAACTTTAAATTTTTCATCTTCTAGTTTTACGATTTCGTCTTGGTAATCGAGTAACATCTCGATACTATAGCTAACTTAACTAGATTTGTCAAGTACTTTTAAAAGCGGAACATTATTGAGCTTTTGTAAAAAATTTTAATTAACATAAAAGTTTTTATCTTAGGAGAGGGTCTATTTTAGACAGAGCTTTGGCTTTTAGTGTGAATGCGAGCGCGTAGTTAAATAATACGTAGTCACTAGGCTAGAAAAGTGCTACACTTAACGGTAGCTTTTGTTTTTATAAAAGGGTATTGCGTTTAAAGACTAGTAACTTGCTTACTAGTATCATAAAAAAATCATTTTGTCAATGTATAAATATTAGACACCATATAACGCTGTGCATAAATGATTAATTTGATTGACTTTATTAAGAATTTCTGTCAAATTAAAAATATGAGTGAAAAAGTCGTACAGCACTTAGATGGCTGTCGTTGTAATGAAAGTCCTGAAGAATGGTGGGTAGACTCGCCTGAGCATTTTAATTGCTTCTTCACGTATTTAAAAGCAAACCTACGTCCACACACTTTGCAAGAAATCGCCAGCTTATTGCACATGTCGATTTCAGCCGTGACTACTATCGAAAAGAAAGCCATAGAGAAGCTACGCCAAACCACCGATCTGTGAAAAATCAACTTCTTCCGTGCTATTCTGTAATCTAGCGTTGAACGCTTTGAGGAAATATGTCTGATAAAGTATTGAAATCATTCCAATTTCACATGCCTGTTGATCTTGTGAAAGCCGAAGATGAAGATGGTGACTGGAGAATTAGGGGCATTGCTTCGACTCCAGACGTAGATCTTCAAGGTGAGAACGTTGATCAAAGCGGTCTCGACATTAGCCTTTTGAAGGCAGGTCGTGGCATATTCAATTACGATCATCAAAAAGGTCCTGAGAATATTCTAGGTGCCATTGAAGATGCGAATTTTAAAACCCAAGATGGTAAGACGGTTCTAGAAGTAGATGGCTATCTGTTTAAGCACCAGGATCGATCTAAAGCTTTCTTCAATATCTTGAAGTCTATCAAAAAGTCCGCTGGTCCTCGTGTTCATTTGAGCATTGAGGGTAAAATTCTCCAACGAGACGCGATGAACAAAAGCACCATTCGGAAAGCTCGCGTCGAGAAGGTAGCCCTCACATTAGACCCTGTAAATCCATATACATACGTTGATTTGGTAAAATCGATGAATGATCCCAATTTACAACCTGATATTGACCCAGCTCAAGAGAGCATCACTATCAATAAAGCTGAACTTTCTGCTCTAATCCAGGACGCTGTAGTGAAAGCTATGTCGGCAGGAGCCGATTCTAGCGCACCGAGTCAAAAGACTGGTGGATCTACTCTAATGAAAGAGTCTTTGGAGAGAAAGGTTAAGAAAATTAACAAAGCAGACAAAAAAAGTCAAAAGGCAATGCTAAAATCAATCTGTGAGCAAGTAATTGAACTATTTCCTGAAGAAGATCCTAAAGATCTCGTCAAGGCAGTGTTAGATACTTTCACAAAGTTTAAGGAGACTGAAGATGGCAAATAAACAAGAAATCCAGGAAACCATCGAGACTCTCGTTGACGACGCTCTTGAAAAAGGGTTGAACAACGAAGCTCAAAATGGTGGAAAGGATGAAATCAAATCGGGCTCACCGAAGACCGAAGAGATGAAGCTTTCTGAAGCTGCTGCTAAGAAAAAAGAAGAAGACGATAAAGCAGAGAAAGCTAAGAAGTCTGAAGAAGACGAAAAGAAAAAGAAAGACGAGATGGAAAAAGCCTCTGCTTGCAAAGAAGACGAGAAAGAAGATAAAGACGAAGAAAAAATGGAAAAGAAAAAGTCCATGAAAAAGTCTATCGAAGAGCTTTCTGATATTCTTGAAGAAGACGAACTTGAACTCGTCAAAGCTTGGCGCGCTGAACAAGAAGAGGAAACAGTGGTGAAATCTGAAGATATTGCAAAAGCAGTGAGTGACATTACTAGCGCTCAAGTCGAAGAACTTAAAAAATCTATGAATGCTCAGAATGACCTTATTAAGAGTCTTTCTGAACAAATTAAAAAACTTTCATCCCAACCTGCCTACGATAAACGCAGCATTGATACTCTTGAAACTCTTGCTAAGAGCGGAACACAAGATTCCGTTACTATCAGCAAATCTCAAGTGCTTGACACTATGCTCGACCTTCAAAAATCTGGTAAGGGTGTAACCTCGCATCATGTTGCAGAATTTGAGGCCACTGGAAATATCTCCAATGGTCAGATCAAAGCTCTCGTAATGAGCGAAACTCAAAAACGTAATCAATAATTTGTCAAAGGAGATACATTCAAATGGAATATAATTTTGTAAACTTTGGCGAAGGAACTGGACAGGCTTCTGCTGCTGAAGTAGAAGAACTGAACAAAGCCCTTAGTGCTGGCGCTGGGTACGCTGGTGCTCCGACTGCCCTTTCGGGCGGCGGCGTCCTTCAGGTAGAATCTCTGGATTCTAGCTTGAAATCCGTTACCTATGAAATGAAACAAATCAAACTGTGGCCGATCATTGCTAAAGATCAAGCTTACAACACGATTGAACAATACAATCGAGTTGACGCTTTCGGCGATCAAGGTCGTGGCTTCATTAACGAAGGCGCTCTGCCCCGTTCTGAAGACGCTAGCTACAGCCGTCAAATCCAACGCGTTCGATTTGTGGGTGTTACCCGTGAATTGACTCACGTTTACACGCTAGTTCGAAACGCTCACGGTGACGCCATCGCTCGTGAAATTCGTAACGGTACTATGCGTATCCTCGAAATCGTTGAGCGAGCTTTGTTTGACGGTCGTGGTCACTACAGCTCGGCTGGTCAGTTTAATGGTTCTGACGCTGCCGTTCTTGATGCTGATAACGCTTGGGATGGTCTTGACAAACAAATTCGCAAAGGCAACGCTGATGCTTCGGCTCAAGCAAAAGCTTTCGTTGGATATGGCATTGCTGAAGACGTTATTCGCGATCAACGCGCTGACGTTCTTGACGAAGATGCTTTGGAAGACGGCGCACGAGTAGTTAGCGAGAACTTCGGTTTGGCCAACCTCATGATGCTTGACACTAAATCGCATAGCGATCTTGGTCGTCAATTTTATCCTAAAGAGCGCGTTAATCCTATGGGCGTTCAAAACGGTAAAGCTGGTTTTGTGCTTCAGTCCTTTGTGGCTGCTGCTGGCGAATTCCAACTTATGAGCGACGTGTTCTTGCGTCCTCTTCGCACTCCCCGTGCTCCCGTTCATGCAACCACTCCCGCTGTTCCTACTGTTGCTGCTGCTCCTAACGCTTTGAGCAAGTTTGCTGCCGCTGATGCTGGTGATTACGATTACCGCATTACTGCACTTACTGACGCTGGCGAAGGTCCTGCCAGCGCCGCTACGTCGGACGTAACTGTTGCCGCTGGTGACGCTGTTACTCTTACGATTGCTGCTACCGCTGGCGCTATTGCTTACGCTGTGTACCGTTCTCCTAAAGACGGCGCTGGTGCTAATCATGAGTTTATCGGTTATGTTGCTCCTGCTGCTGTTGGCGGCGCTGCTACCTTCGTGGACGCAAACCACAAATTGCCTGGTCTGGCTCAAGCCTTCTTGTTGAGCAATGATTCAGAAGTCATGCGCTTTAAGCAATTGGCTCCTCTGATGAAGATGGATTTGGCAATCATTGCAACGTCTTACCGTTGGATGCAACTGCTTTACGGTTGTCCAATTGTGTTTGCTCCCCGTAAATGTTTCATTTTTGAAAACATTGGCCGTGCGGCATAATAGGTAACTAGTTAATAATATTAACTAATTCAAACCCTCGGTATCTTCGGATATCGGGGGTTCTTTTTTGTTGACTTTGGATGCAATTCGTGTAATAATAATCGTATGTATGATGAAAAATTAAAAGAAACAGGATCTATAAGAAAAGCCGCAGAAGCACTTGGTCTAACTAAATCTAAGTTTATGGTTTTATGGAAGAAAGAGTTAGGACTATGTACAGCTACTACTGGTTGTCAAAATAAATGTTTAACAAGTCGTACCCGTTGTGCAGAGCATTTGAAATATGCCGTAGAAACTCGCGATAAAAATAAACAGAAACTAATCATGGAAGTTTGGCGAAAAGACAACGCTCAACATATAAAAGACTCTCACAGAATTTATCAAAGAGCTAATAAAGACAGGATAAACGCACACAACCGAAAATATATCAAAACTGAAAAAGGTAAAGCTGTTAATCGAGAAAAATCAGCCTACCGTAGAGCCCTTAAGAAACAAGCCACCCCTCCTTGGATTGACCGTAAAGTACTAAAAGAGATTTATGCCAATTGCCCAAAAGGATATCACGTTGATCACATAATTCCCTTGGAAAGCGATGATGTTTGCGGCCTACATGTTCCAGCTAATCTCCAATATTTATCAGCCTTTGAGAACGATTCCAAAGGCAACCGATTTGACGGAACGTATCAAAACGAGTCATGGAGAAAGTTTCTCTGAGTTCTGATATACTCGAAGTTGCAAGGTGCAACTCCTTGTAAGGTCTTTCTGGCCTTCCTTTCCTAAAGCCCCTAGGGTTCTCCTAGGGGCACCTTTCTCTTATAAATCCCCTTGCTTGTGTGTTATTATTAGGTTATCCTGCTATCAGGAGAAGCAATGTCGGAAAAAGTCTTTAGAACAGATAATTTAGCACTTGCACCATACTTACTTGGGCAAGGTCTTAAGTATTTGGGTATGGAACATTCTCTTGGCAAAAACGATAGACTTGTGGCAGTCTTTTTATTTGAAGATCCACTCGGCGTCGGCAGAGACTTGCAAATGGATTTCATGCGCAGTGATGAAAAGAAGTACCGAGACGCTTGGTTCTTTTTTCGTAACGAACTTGAGAGATCCGTAAAAAAGCTTGATAAAATAGCTAAAGAATATCGAAGCCAAAAACAATATGTTTCTGGTGAAGAAGAGGAAGACAAATGAGCCAAAATTCACGATTGGGATTAAAAACATCTCGCAGTCCAGGTTCCATCACAAATATGGAACATCATGATCAAAGTGGGTCTGCAAAAAGCACTAAAGGAATGCCTGGAACTATTCGAGAAATTCTTGCAAATTCTACGACTTTAAAGCCGTTAGAAAACTTCGCAATGATTAGAGCTTGTAATACTTCTGGAACAACTGCATTTGTTTGGACAGGACCTGCTGACGAAGCGCCTGTAACTGTAGACATTACTAACGGATTTGCTCTTCCTCCAAACTCCGCTGAAGTAATTTTCTTGGGACAATCAAGTGATCCTAAAATTTCAATGGCAGTCAAAACTAGCGCTACAACCGTTCAAGTTGTGATTCTCGAACACTAATCAAGACTCTCAGACACAATCTAGGAGGGTTCTGTGGTTGGTTTACCTAAACGACAAATTCGCTCTATAGGAGCGATTGAGCAGCACGAGCATGAAGATAATGCCTCGGCTCGTCGCGTCGTTTTAGTTGACTTTGATGGAAATCCAATAGACGATCAAAATCCACTTTCAATAAGTGGTACAATTAGCGTAGCAGTAGACTCTGCTGACACGCCCACGATTTATAATCTAGACGTGCCGAATCCAAATACAGAGTATTCACAAGTATTACCCAATAATACTAAGAAGTTACTCATTAAATCTAGGATTCATAACGCAACGCTCCAATTTTCTTTTGAGAATGGAGAAAGTGCAACAAACTTTATTACTGTCCCATTTGGTACATTTTACGAATCAGATGGGTTATTATTAGTTGAAAAAACTTTATACGTACAGTCCACCAAAGCTACGACGATAGAGATCTTGGCTTGGACTTAAGGGGAGAAATTAAATGAGCGGTTTAGGTAAAGAATTGTTGGTATTTGATGCAACTGAGGCAAATAGCTCAGATAACGTAGGAGCATACCTTCGTTCGTCTGACGGTACTTTGTTGACGCATACTACCGAGGGGGCTAAAAAAGCTCTCGACGTTAGTATTGCCAATACCAGTATCGCAGTTACAGCTACCGATCTTGATATTCGTAATCTTAATCACGCTCAAGACAACGTAGCTATCGCCCAAGGCGGTAACACTATGCTTGTTAACGCTGATGGTAGCATCAACGTTAATGCTGATATTTCAGTAGTTAACGGTCATGAGAAAGCTGAAGACGCAGCCCACACCAGCGGGGATATTGGATCGTTTATGTTGGCTGTTCGCCAAGATACTCTTGCGAATTCTGTTTCCGCAGACGGCGATTATGCCGCTCTGAAAGTAGATTCAGTTGGCCGTTTGTGGACCGCCGCTTCTGTTAGTGGTGATATCGCTGATGATGCTCCCGATTCTGGAAATCCTCTTAAAGTTGGTTCACGAGCCCTTTCTGGCGCACTAGCAGCCGTATCGGCAACTGGTGATCGAGCCGATGTTATCTCAGATCTCTACCGTCGTATTTACATCAACGATAGTCCTAATATCGGTGTCGCTTCGACAGCCGTAACAGTAGGTCTTACCGAAGTAGCATTGTCTAGCTCGCCTTTAGCAGGCCGCCGCCGAATGATTATTCAGAACTTGTCAAACAAAGATATCAACGTAGGACCCACTGGAGTAACTACTTCTACTGGTCTTCGTATTGGCGCAGGCGGATCTTTGGCACTTGAAATTGGTCCCAACGTGTCCTTGTTTGCTATCGCTGGAACGGCAGCACTAAACGTTCGCGTATTTGAACTTGCCTAAATCCTAACACTTAGGATAAGATGTAGGGTAGTAGGGGTAATGCTCTACTACCCTTTTTTGTTTTTGGAGGATAAATGTTAGTAAATAAACGCGATGCGATTTGCTCAAATGTATTAATTGAAGTTCTAGCAAAAGCACAACATGAGTTAAAAGGTAATGAGGTTATAGCTGTTGCGAGAGTAATGGACTGGGCCGCCGAACTTAAAAAACGTATTGAAGAAGATTTGTCACCAAAATTAGCAGCCCCTCAAATGCCAAAAGAACCAGCAGCAGTTTTGGAAGAACCTAAAAAGAAGCGAGCAAAAAAAGATGTCGGGACTAAGTAGTACTGGAGAATATTCTGATGTAATGCAAGACGGGTACGTTTCAGGACCCGTAACAGTGTCTACGTCCGCTATAGAAGCTAAGGTCGGAGGCTCTAGATTAACCAATCGAGAAGCTCTGACTATAACCAATCAAGGACCTGGCAGCATTTGGTTTGGCCCCGCTGGAGTAACTACTTCTACTGGCGACGAGTTGAAAAAGGATCAATCGGTTTCTCTTCCTATAGGCGATATTGGAGTCTTTATGATTAAGAATAGCGGGAGCGCCACTGTTATAGTTCAGGAATTCGCATAATATGTCAAAAGGATTCGGACCCATCTATAAATCTCCAGTAGCGGGTTCTGTTCCATTTGATAATACAGCTTCATCATTTCAATCAACTGAAGTACAATCTGCTCTTAAAGAAGTCAGACAAAGAATAGCACTCGATCAATCTGAGATAACAACATCAGCAGCAGGAACCACCACATTAACGGCGACCAGCAATAGCTTGCAGGTATTCATAGGAACAGCAGTTGGTCATTCCTTGGTTTTACCAAATGCAACTACCTTAACAAAAGGTCATCATTATGAAATTTGGAACTTATCCTCTCAATCTGTTTTAATTAAAAACGCAGGCGGCACTACTTTGGCTACTTTAAAAGCCAATGGACAGACTTTCGTGCTTTTGAGAGATAACGGAACATCAAATGGAAACTGGGCACTTACATACACTCTTGATAACGGAAACGTGTTCGGAACCCAGATTTATGATGTTGTAGATGAGTCAGAAACTTCAAACAACTCTGGCACGACATGGGCGAACAAGCTTACACTCACAACTCCCGCGAGTCTTCCTCTTGGAGACTATCTTTTAAACTTCCAGTTCATCTGGAGATCTTCCAATGCAAACCGTGAAGCTGATTTCAGGTTTCAACTGAACGGTTCCGACATCGTCGCCTGGAGTCCTTCAACAGCTAGAACCCAGGATAGGCAGCTTCTTTCTGGTTTTAAGAGGACTCCTGGCATTTCGGGGGTGAATACCTACACTTTTGACTTTAAATGGACAGGTAGCTCGACGACAATTTTTGTGCAACAGGCGCGAATGTTTATTTGGAGGATTGCATAATGAAAAAATACACATTTGATGTTCTTTGTGACTCGGATAAAATTGCTTTAGAAATCTCGCAATCCGAAATAATAATAGCGCTAGACCACATTGAAACAGCTTCCTCGCCAGCAAAAACAGATATATGGTTTAAATCGGAACTATCGGAAGGCGATGAGACTATACTCAATGCACTTGTTGCTGCACACGACAACACTCCATTGCCAGAAAATTCAGTTCAGCAAGTAGCTATAACTTCTCAACCCGATTTAAACATTCAAAGCATACCGTCTTTTGCCGCAAAAACGCTGGTGGTAGGTGGTGTAGTTAAGAAATTATATGCCCGCAACACAGGTATTCAACAAGCCTTAGATCAAGGCACAAATACCATTACCTATGTAATAAATTATCCTTGGGTAAAGCTTTTAGGAGTAGAGGTTATTGGAGCCGAAACTCTTGATTATTGCGATTTTGAAGTTTATGATGATGCTCAAGGCTCTTATTCTGGATATCCAAATTTAAAACTAAATCAATTTGCATACAGCGTAAATGTTCCAAAAGACTATTACATCAGAACTTCCCAGTTTGATGCAGACCTTTATCAAGGGATGATGCTAAAAGTTACTTATAATTCTGTTTCTGCCAAAACTATTGGCATAAACTTGATAATGAATGAAGTAAAAGACTGATACTCATGCAGACTCTAACTATTGGATTTTCCAAGGCAAAATCAAAGTGGAAGATCCTTTCTACCTTAATTCGCTGGCTAGAGGGAACCGAGTTCTCTCATGTGTTTATTAGATGGAATTCTGAATATTTACAGCGAGATGTGATATATCAAGCTTCTGGCAGTATGGTCCATTTTATGGAGGGAAAAAGGTTCGATTCCATAAACCAAACAGTCGATAAATTTGATATACTGTTGTCAGATGCTACGAGAAAGAAAGTCATCCAGTTTGCTATGGATCAAGCTGGAGCACCATATTCCGTTAAGCAACTAGTAGGGCTAGGATTAGCTAAATTAATGAATTTTTTGGGTTTTAAGGGATCAAACCCCTTTAAAGACGGAAGATCGCATTACATATGCTGTGAATTGGTGGCCGAAGTTTTAATAGAACTTGGATACTCTATTTCACAAAATCTAGACGAAATTACCCCAAAAGACATATATGAGCTACTGAGTAGTAAATGAGGAATTAAAATGGATCAAGAAGATAAATCAGGCATTTACCTTGAACTTTTAAAGAAAGTTCTTGAAAAGTCTGAAGACACAAATAACTTAGTGCATTATTTGCGCAGAGATTTAGATCTTCATATCCAAAAGACCGAATTTGAGCTAGAGGGAATTAGATCCCTAGATAAACAGCAAAACGAAATTCTGCAAGAACACCACGATAGAAGTATTCAACTAAAGCGGGACAACGAGCTTAGAGAAGAAGCTTTAAAACTTGAAATACGAAAAGTAGATTCTAGAGTTGCTGCATTAGAAGAACCAAGAAAGATTATAAAAACAATAGGACAATGGATTATTGGCCTAGGAGCTTTAGCAGGGGCTATAGCAGCTATCTACAACCTGTTTAGCTAAGAATTAGCTTTTATTCTCAAGAGCTTAGTATATAATGTAGGTAGAGGTTTTAAATGTCACTTTCTTTAAATATACTTAATAGTGATTGCACGCTGAATGCGTTTCAAATCATGTCGTCCGCTTCTGTCGTAGGCGGAGAAACTGCCGAAGTTGTAATGCAACTATGGCAACCTAGTAAAAAACTACGATATGTTCCCGCCGCTGGAGCTACCTTTTCTGTGGATTTGCTTAGATCAGACGGCACGGTTCTTGTAAAGGTCCCCACTCTTAAATTTCCCGATGATGACCGATCAGTGCTTTTATTGTCTCTTTCGGCGTCAGAAACCGCTGTTTTAATTAGCCAAAATCTAATTCTAAAAGTTACAGAAGGCCCTAACGTGTCTATTGCCATCCTTCAGATGGGACTTCAGAAAGTGAGCTTGGTGAACTGCTAATGGCTAAAATCAGAATTTATAAACGAGGCGAAAAAGTTCAAATGACCAAGAATTTTTGGTCAAATGAGTGGGACTGTAATTGTAAGAATGCAGAATGCAAGCAAACTATTATTGACTTGGACCACGTTGAGAAGCTACAATTAATGAGAGATAAATGGGGCAAACCTGTTAAAATTACTTCAGGTTTTAGATGTCCAAAACACAATGCTGCTGAAGGCGGCTCGTCAAAATCTAGGCATTTAATCTCTGACGCAACTGATATTGTAGTGTCTGGTATGACTCCAGAACAAGTAGCAAGCTCGTGCGAGCATTTTGACGGCCTCGGGAGATATGATACCTTTACTCATATCGACAGTAGAGGCTCAAAAGCTCGTTGGAATTTTAGAAAGAATAAATAATATGAAATATGAAACCATGGAAGAGGCTCTCAAAGATGTAGATTATGTTAGGAAACATCCTAATGATAAGGCGGCCCTGGTGTGCATTAGGAACCGAGTTCTTAACTCTTCTGAACAACTTCAAAAAGACATAAAAGATTATCTAGAAGCTATTCTGTTTAATAATCAACCAAAACGATTCATGCAGTTGATGGCAGAGAATTTTAAAGGAAGAGTAATCACCAAGAAAGGTGGACTCTTTTTCGAGGCATAAAATGAGCGGAGTAGGAACTCTTCCAAATCAAATTAGCAGCAATGCTTTTACACAAACAGAGGCGATGCTGACCCCTGAGCAATTAAAGGCTAGGTATTTGTTCGGAATCGACCTGACCGACAGCAATGGTAACGAGCTTCCATTAGAAACCATTCAGCATCAGATTAATACGGCAATATCTTATTTACAACATAAGCTAGATATCTGTATCACCCCTGCACGGTTTTTAGAACGATACGATTATCGAGCTGTGGATTATACTGAATTTAACCTTCTTCATTTGAAGAAGCGACCCGCCGCCGAAGTCCATTCTTTAAAAGCCAAATTAGCAAACAGTCAAGAATTAATTGACTATCCACCTGAATGGTTTGTTTTAGAAAAAGAATCAGGACAACTTCAACTGTCTCCGTCAACGGGAAGTTACAACAGTATCGTTACCACTTCAGGAGGAGCTTACGCTCCTTTGATGTATGGATCTAAAGAGTCGTGGCCACATCTATTCGAGGTAGACTATACCGCAGGCTTTTGTGCTGACCAAATTCCAGTAATTATTAACGACATGATTGGACTTCAAGCTTCCATTGGTATATTTGAGATCTTAGGAGACATTGTACTCGGGCCTGGAGTAGCTAGTGAGAGTGTAGGCTTAGACGGCGCAAGCGTCGGCAAAACCCTAACCGCTTCGGCCATGTACAGCGCTTATTCGGCTAGAATAGACGGCTATAGAAAGAAATTGAAAGATTATGTAGAAACTGTCAGGAAGTATTATAACGGCTTCCAATTTGTGGTGCCATAATGAGTAAAGTTAAAACCTTCCTTAAATCATATAAAGACAGACTCCCAGGGGGTACTGCCGACAATAAGAGTCCAAAAGATTTTGATAAAGAACAGCTAAGTGCTGGCATTAAAGTCAAAAAATCTTACGATTATCAAGATCAGTTTGTGTCTATTGACGCTAAAGATCAACAGGCAGCGGAGGAGGGTACTCCTTCTTCTCTTTTAGATTACATGCGAAACTGCATGTATAAAGGCCACGATTCTAAGGAAAATACTGACGCAGAAAGACATCAAGGCATTTATAAGATTCCTTTTTTAAAAGGGACTCTAACTCTTGCTCAAAAGGCCGACAATTTATATAATTGCGATTTTTCAGATATCCAAGGTCAGGTAGTAGAAAAATTATCTGATGTAACTTTAGAGATTGCTGCTAAAACTCTAATGGTCAAAGGCTTTATCCAAAAAGCAGACTACGAACCAATCCTAGCCTCAACCCCTGCCCCAGTAGCACCTGCTCCAGTTATTATAGAAGCTCCCTCAGACGGTCCCAAATCCGTTAGAATTAAAATGGGAGATTTTGAATTTGAAATGCAAAAGTCCATTAAAGACTTTGTTTCTGACTTTCGAAATGCAAGACAACATCCTCAAGATTTGATGAAAAAAGCCATTAAGTCGTGGAGACGTAATAACCAGTTTCAGCAATTTACAAATGACACTGAAGCTGCTAAATTCATTTTAAGCAACTGGGAACAAGAAAAAGAACGTTTTAATCAAATCCTTTTTGCAGTGCAGCAAAATCAAAAATAATTTATGAGCAAGCATAAAGACTTTATTAGCAAATATATGTCAGAGAGGCGGAATCTTAAAGCTAGTCGCTTGCCTGCTCAAAATAGTAAAGTTTCTATGTTCAATAATCAGTACAAGATGTTGACTAAATCTGATTCCGAGATTTGTATTTTGGAAGATTCACATGGAAATAAAGTAGCTTATCCTAGAGATAAACTTTTAAACTTGCTAGATGACGGCTTGATGGTTAATCTTGATTCTGTAAGTAAAGCATTACCAGGAACTGGCCCAAAACCAGTGACCTCTGCTACTCCTAAAAGTACAGGAGCCACGCCTAAATCGATTTCTGGTAAGCGGTCTGCTAGAAGATTTCCCATTGGAACTATCCGCAATGGTAGAAAGAAAATCAACGAGGGTGTTTGGGTAGACGTATCTACGGGACATTACTACGGCGATCACGAGACTAAAGATAAACGCGATTTCTCGACTGAACATGGAAAAGCACAAGTAAACCAGTTTATGAAAAAGTTAAACGGTAGAATTCTTCCAGAAGACAAACCCGAAATCGAAAAAAGACTTAATAAGTTGATTGAGATCAAAAACCGAGTCGATAACCTTAAGAAACTTGGAAAAGAACATGCCGCCAGCGGCAACCAAGAAGGCGTAAAAACCTCTGCCGAAAAAATTACTAATGTTCAAAATGAGTATAAGGAGAGTTTTAAGTCTCTCCAAACTGCTCTAAAAAACTCTCATAACAAACTTAAGGAGAGAAAACAAAATGGATAATGCTAAAAAGAAGAAAATTTTAGACGCCGTTAAGAGGCATCGTAAAAAGAGAAAAACCGAAGGCGATGTTAAAATTGACAGCGTTAGTAGACCTGATCCTAAAAAGCCAAAAGCTAAACATGTGGACGAGTCTAAGAAAAAAGAATATGGACCCAAACATATTAAAAAGCCCGTTATGTATGGTCCTTATGGTGGACAATTTAATATAGGACCTTCTGGTAAAAATGATTATAAAACTAAGGACGAAAAAGCCAAGAAATCTTTAGAAAGCTTCATTCAAGGAAGCTTTGATCTAATTAAGAGTTTTGTAAAACGGAAAAAGGGAGAACAGAAATGAGCAAAGAACTTAAAAAAGCAATGACTGCTGGATATGAGGATGCTACTCCTCCGTCTCCAGGTGATGAAGTTAAGCAAGTTGAAACTTCAGTAATCCCTGGTTCTACTCCAGCTCCTGCCGAAGTAAAGGCAGAGGGAGTTACTGGTGAAACTGAAGAAAATAAAACGCAAGAATCCGAACCTGCGCCGAAAAAGGTCAAATTTGCACCTGGCCTTTTTAGCGGCTTTACTCTCGGTAGCTCTGTGGCTCAGACTCCACGAGGGACAGTTTTAAGTAACTTTAAAGAGTCTCCTCAAGATTATGTAGCTAACGCTCGCAACAAAGGCAACACGGTTATGAGTGCGGAAGATATTCAAAAACTTTCTCAAAAGAAGTAAAAGGTAATTATGGGCAAGCCGCTGACTTTTGGTATTAACGTAGACCGTCTAGATCAACTTATTAGGGATCTAGGTGTTCGCGTTCGTATATGGAAGTCAACCGTTTGCCCAAATTTTAAAAGTTTAGAATCAATGGATCACGATATTAACTGCCAACTTTGCAGAAATAACATGATCGATTTCGATTGCCAGGAGACTATTGCTCTGTTTCAGCAACAAGATCTGATAGAGCAGTATAAACTACAAGGCACCTTTAACATGGACGAGATCTTAGTCTCGTTTCTTACAGGCACGACTCTACATATTTATACCAAAGTAGCTTTATTAGACTTCTCTGAAGACTTTTACGAAGCAGTTCAGCGGCAAGTTGGAACAGATACGGACGTATTAAAGTATCCTGCTTGTGATGTGCTAGGGCTTTTTATAGCGGTAAATAGTACAACACAAGAACGTTTTCATTTTGGAACAGATTTCACTCTAGACCAAAACGGCTCTATTAAGTGGATTGGAACTCACAAACCAGCCGATAAAAAAATCTACTCGGTCTATTATAAATATCATCCAGTGTATCGAGCAATCAAAGCAGTACATCGAGATAGATATTCACAGTTTAATTTAAGATCAGCTACCCCTGGATCTAAGACTGTGAATGGTAAAACTTACGTCAAAATGCCTGAAACTTGGATTTTGAAACGTGATTACCTTTTAGAAAGAAAGGACGGTCAGGGTCAAACTATAGCTGCAAATCAATACTATGACCCTAATGAGTCATAATGTTAAAGCTTAAATTTGAATTATCTGATTTTAATGAGCAAGAAATTGTTGACGCTTTCAAGAGTCAATTAAACGCAGCCACCGCTGCCACTACCGAAGCCGTTTACGCTCGCGGTAAAAAACTAGCATCTCAGCGTCTTAGAAATGGACTTAAACATTGGAACAGTGGATATAAGTTTCATAAAATTGAAGATGGAAATTACATTATTACTATTGAAGGCAAACTTGCCCATTTAATGGAAAAGGATCAAATTGCCGCTGGAGAGATCTCCGACATGATCCTAAAAGGCAATCGAGCTAAGTATAACAAAGAAACTGGCAAGCGTTATGTAGACGTTCCAATGTCGCGTGACGCTGACGCAGCAGGAAATATCTCAGTCAAAGGAGATATCTACAACGTTAAGCAGTTTAAAAGCGCCGATGACCTAATAAAGCAGTTTTCACAAAGACCGTACAAGTTCTCTGATGTTAAAAGGGGCGGAGTCAAAATTGAGAATAGAATAGTGCAACGTGTTAAAGATGTCATCAAATCCGTCAATCCATCTAACTCTTCGACTCAGTTTTTGAATATAGTGCGCCTATCAGAGGGTAAAAAGTGGCCAGCCACTCCTAGAGAGGGCGCTAGAGTTTTAGATGATTTAGAGCTTGAAGTATCTGAGATATTTGATACAATGTTGTCAAGGTATTTTTAAATATGGGATTTCCTTTAAGTGAGTTTGTACTTGAATCTGTAATTAGGGATGGACTGGGACTTATTCGCTCCAATCCAGCGATTCTTGACGACCTGTTTAGCCGTTTCACTGCTGCCCATTTTAACAATCAATATGGTCAATCTAAGATTGACGAGTTAAAAACATATATCACAAATAATCAAATTCGGATTGTTCAATCTTGGGCAATGGTTCCAACCACAATGCCGTGTTACTCCATACAAATGCTTCGCTCCGATGAGAGCGAGGATCTACAACAATTCGACGACTACCTGGAAGACCGAGATAGCCCTAAAGACCCTAAAGTATATGCCGACCCTGTAGTTCCAACAGCGTATGATACAGTCACTGGCAAGCTTACAATTGATCCTGCTGCTAATTTAGAGAGCATTTGTCCTGGTATGATTTTTATAGATGCGAACTCTGTTGAGTTCGACATCGGATCAGGCAACAGTAATATGTCTGGGGACAAATATATTAATATCGGTTCGGGAAAAGAGCCAACTCTTAACGCAGCGGGTCAAATCGTAAGCAGAATTGATATCAGCCGAGTTGAACGTAATATGATCCGACTAAAAGAGGTCGTAAGTATAGGTTGCCACTCTAAAGATGATGTACACCTGTCTAAGTACTTGTATTATATACTAGTATGGATTCTAAAGTCTCGAAAAGATTCAATGATTGCTCGTGGTATTCACTTGGATAAAGGCACAGGCGGTATGTATGATCGTGCCGATCAATATCAAGGCGAAAATATCTTCAGTAGGTTTTTAGACATGTCTTGTATATCAGAATTTGATTGGAACCAAACCGAGGTTAATCTGGTAGATTGCTTCGATCTGACTATTAAAGCGCCTAATCCAAACCCAGATAGTCCCACTGCTACAAATATAAATACGAGCCCTGAAGAGGATTAAAACAGTCCCTTTTGAAAAAAAAGGGTTTTAATGTGATAGATTTGAAGGAGAATCTGGTATGGAAAACCGAAAATCTCGACGCTACGAAAATAATGCTGATAAGCTACAAGAATTAGAAGAAAAACAAGAACTTAACCTGACTTCGGAAGAAGTCGAAACAGAAGAACTTATCAGCTTTGACGCCTTCTTTCAGAGTCTCCTTAGACAAGGAAAAGTTCTGGAACATCATAAAGTGCCTATGAGAAAGTATGTTGAATCTCAAGGTATAATGAATGAAGTATCGAAAGAGAAGTTCGAGCAGATATTGAAGACATACTAAGTGAGGAATACACATGGCTATTAGTCAAAATTTTAATGGAGCATCGCTAAGGAAGCCTGGAGCTTACTCGCGAACACGAGTAAATCTTACTGGCGGCTTTCCGCTATCTCCTACTGGAGTAGTTGCGATTGTGGGCGAAGCCTCTGGCGGTGAACCTGGTTCAAGTGCTGGAGTTCAAACCTTTACTAGCGAAGACATCGCAGCTCTCGTAGAACTTTACAAAGAGGGTCCTATCGTAGATGCAGCTCGAATTCTTGTTTCTCCTGCTCGTGATAATCGCGTAACTAACGGTGCATCTCAAATTCGAGTTTGGAAAACCAACTCAAGCACAAAAGCTTCTAGGGTTTTTCAAAACGCAGCTTCCGCTAACTTGCTGACTCTTACTTCAGCAAACTGGGGCGAAGATGAAAATCTTATCCAAGTTACTATTGCAAATGGTACTTCTGCTAATAACAAAGTTCTAACGATTAAAAAAGGCGGCGTCACTGAAAACCTTTCTGAAAACGCTTACGACGCTATTCTAAGCATTCAATACACTGGCGCTGCAACTGTTTGCGATCTTGAAATTAAAACAGTAAGTGGTCAAAAACGATTGGTAACTACCACTGCTTCTGCTTCCATTCCAGCCGACAATCTTAGCATCGTACTTTCTGGAAAAACAGTTCGCAGTCTTGTAGATATTATCGAAAACCACCCATCATATACTTGTACTACTACTTACAGCAAAGCTTCTGGAACTCCAGCTAATTCGTTAGATTGGATTAGCACTGCTCTAGACATCACTTCTGCTAAGACTTTGCGCCGAGCACAACAAGAGCTTCTGGACATTATTGCCACAGAATCTCAACTTGTAGAAGCCTCTATAGCGGCGGATGTTGAAGGCCTTCCTGTGAACATTTCTGCATTCTTGGCAGGAGGTTCTCGCGGAGCATCTGCAAACTCTAGCTTTCAAGCAGGCTTTGACGCACTTCTTGCCACTCGTTGCAATACCGTTCTTCCTCTAGTTTCTAGAGACGCATCGGAATTGATTTCGATTGGCGAAACTGACCCCGCTTCTACTTTTACAGTTGATGCTGTAAACGCGCAAGCGCTTCAACACTGTATCGTAGCATCTAATACTAAGAACCGTTCTGAACGTAACTGTTACGTTTCTAAGAAAGCTTCTTTTGCAGCAACTCAACAAGCCGCTCGAGATCTGTCGCACGAACGAGCTTCGATGTTGTTCCAAGACGTTGAAACCACTAACTCCTCTGGAGATCTAGTGTTTCTTGATCCTTGGGCAGCAGGCGCTATGCTCGCTGGTATTCAGTCAGGAACTGACGTTGGAACCCCTGCTACTTTCAAAGGGATCAATGCAAGCGGTCTTCGTCACCAAGACTACAACCCTAAGACGCAAGTTGACCTTGCTATCGACGCTGGTCTATTGCCTCTCGAAGAGCGCGATACTGGCGGTTTCCGAGTAGTTGTTCATAACACTACTTACGGCCTTGATGCTAACTTTGTATTTAACCGAGTATCGGTTCTTTATGCTGCTGACTATGTTGCTTACAACTTACGTCAACAACTTGAAGCTATCTTTGTCGGTGATAAAGTTCGTACTGGTTCGGCTGTCGCTATTAAAAACACTGTTATCTCGATTATGTCTCTATTTCTTCGGGATGAGATCATTGTCGGCGATGATACAAACGAAGGCCTAGGCTGGAAAGATCTTGTTGTTACGATTAACGGTAATACCGCTTTTGTTGACATCACCATTACCCCAGTTCAAGGTATCGACTTCATCCTTAACCGAATCACGCTCGATAACATCCGTCAATCGGCGTAAGGAATAAACATGGCACTAAGTAAAGATACTAAATACCGATTGGACATGGCAATGGGCAGCAATAAAGCTGCTGATGCTTTGCTTGCCAAGATTGAAGCAAACGCAGTCCTTAGTAAAAGAGAATTGCGAGAACTTGAAATTGCAATGGCTGATAAAAAAGCCGCTGCTGAAATAGCTCGCGATCTTCTCGCAGAACTAGCGGAAGATATTTCTAATATTTCTGACGCAGAAGACGCAGTTGAGGCTGCTCAAGATGCCTTGGACGCGTATGAGCCTGCTGTGGCCGCTGAAGCTGTTCTTGATCTTACTGCTGACATTACGCTGACCTCTGCTGCCAAAGGTGCTGCCAGAAACGGCGACACCTTTACTCTACAAGTACTTGCCGCCGCTGCCAATGATGATGATGAAGTTCTTGCAGCTTTCACTGGCACGGCTGACGCTATTGTACTGACAATTACTCCTAATGATGGAACTAATAATTCCGCCACTCCCGTAGATCTTACTACTGCCGAGTTAGCGGAACTTATCAATACTGGAGCTGTCGTTGGTAAGAATGTTGTTCTTGCTGATTCCAGTTCATTGAGAGAACTTCAAACTGCCGCTGGTGGAGATGCTACCGCGCTTGCTGATGCAGGAGAAGGCGATGGAGAAGTTGCAACTTTTGCTAACGGAGCCGATGAATCGGATGACCTAGAGCAACTTGAAGAAGCTCTCGCTGAAGCTCAAGCAGCCCTTGCTGCTGCCAAAGCTGCATCAAATGAAAACAAAGTTTCTAAACGTTCCGAAGACGTTATGGCAATTGCCCTAGCGGATAAAGAAGCTGCTTCCGAATTGAAAGCGGCAATTGAAGAATAAGGCAAAAAGATCGTTAACCCCCTGCCTGAAATATGGGGTAGTAAAGGAGATATAAGATGAGTCAAACTTCAACAGGCGCAAGAGTAGTATTCCGAGTTAACGGAACTAAGATCGCCTTCGCAAACGCTATCAGCTACACCGTAGCTCATGCTCACCAACCAGTCGATGTTCTCGATCAGTTGGAACCAGCAGAATACGCTGAAACTGGATACACTGTAAACTTCACTGCGACGCTTTTCCGCGTATCAAATCAAGATGCTATCAGCTTGGGCCTTCGTCCTAAGTTGCAAAACATCCTTACTCAGCCAGAACTTACTGCTGAGTTGATTGACCGTATTACTGGCGCTTCGCTCTTTTTGATCGAACGCGTTAAGTGTACTCAAGAAGACTTGAACATCGACGCTCGTAACTTGGGCCAATTGACCCTATCGTTTGTCGGCATCAAACAGTCTACTGAAGCTGGCGCTTAAAAATTCGACCCTCGGCTAGTCTGAGTAATACGATTTCCTGGAGGCTCTGATCCCTTGCACGGGTCAGGGCCTATTTCTTTTTCAAGTACTTGACTCCTTTACTTTTGTGGTATAATATAAGAGCGGTAACGCAATTATATAAGTATACGAAAATAAGGAGAAAATTATGAAAGAGCTTCCATCAATGGAACACACCTTTTCGGTCAAGATTGAAGGTAAACACGAAAGCGGAGTAGCCCTTTACGAGGGATCATTTACTTATCGTCGTCCTAATCTACGAGCCAAATCGCAAATTGCTAAGCTCGAATCCAAACTCAACGAAGATATCAAATTCCTTCCAGATGACGTGCGAGACTTGCATTTCGCAATCGCATGGCTTTATTATACGATCATAGATTCCCCTGATTGGTGGAAGAAAAGTGATTCAGGAATGGAACTATATGATTTTAATATTATTTTAGCTATTTATGCTGAAACTATGAAGTTTGAGAAAGCTTGGAAAGATAAGGTTTGGGGCGGGCAAGAAGAAGCCCAAAAAGAAGCCGAGAAAGAAATTAAAGAAAAGCAAAAAAAGAAAGAGTAAACAATGTCTAAGTACGGTCTCCTTAACTTCTTAAGGATCGCCGACGCGCACGTGAATGCGGACACTACTACTTTTGATGGCCTGGAAAGGCAGCTAAAAGCTTGGTTCGCTTTCAAATTCAACACTACGCTCAAAGATCCTAGATTACTTGATTTGACTTTAGAAGAACTTCTTGTGCTTCATCAGATGCATCGCGTCAAAGATAATCCAGAGATTGTTGAAGAAACGTTCAATCCAGATGTTAAGAGCTATGAAGAATGGCTTAGAAAGGAGATGGGCGATTCCTACATCAGTGATGAACAAATGGTCGAGCAAGTGTTAGAATATGATAAAGCTTCTGCTGACAAACGGGAACAAGCAGAAGAAGAAGCTAAGATCAAGACAGAAGAACTGCCTGACAAAATCACTACTGATTTCAGTCAATTACGACAGTGGGAAGAAGAGTAATGGCAAATGATATTAAAAAACAACTAGTTATCAAGGCCACGCTAGACTCTGCTGCCTTAAAAAAAGAGATAGCAACTCTCAAAAATGAATTGAAAGCTGGCCTCAGCCTTTCTTCTCAAGATACTACTTCTATTAAGAATGAGTTTAAAAATATTGCGAAAGGTTTTGCAGAAGAGCTTAAGAAAGCAGTGCAAGGCTCTAATATGAGCGTCGGCGGTGGTGGTTCTAGTGGAAGACGTTCAAGTCGTCGCCATTCAATGCTAGGAGAAGATTACGATATTAATCGTGACTCTTCAAGGCAAGAAGCTAGAAGAATGGCTAAGCAGGAAAAACTTGCCGATCAAGCTCGCAATAAAGAGTTACGAGAACAAGCTCGGATTAGTCAAACTCTTGAAAAAATAAATCAGAAGTCTTGGGATCAACATGATAAAGAACTCGCCGCGTCTATAAAAGAAAAACTGAAAGGCATTGAACTAGAAAAACGAGAAAAAGAAAAGCTTTCTAAAATTCAACAAAGAGATCATCTGAAACTTGAATCTCAAAAAGAAAAAGATCGTAAAAAAGATCTTGATCAAAACATTAAGAATCTTGAAACTTTGCGTCAAAAACGATTAGAGCAAGCCACTGAAAATTCTAAATTAGATAGATCAGCCGTAGCCTCTATAGGTAGAACTGTTGGCATGAGTCCAGAAGACGCTAGAGAGTTAGCAAAAAAATCAAATAGAGTAAATGCTGGATCTATTAGTTCTGGAATGGGAGCTGCTGGAACAGTCATTACTGGAACAGTTTTGGGATTACATAAACTTCGTACTATGGATTTAGAGAGAAAACAACGATTTGCTCAAGATATAGAGAGCGGGGATTACATAGGCGCTCAAGCAACTCAATTTGGTAGGGATGAGAATAGCCCTACTAAGTGGGGTTTAGCAGCAGGCGGAGCTGCAGTAGGAGCAGCTACGGGAGCTAAAGTTGGAGCTTTTCTAGGAATACCTGGAATGTTAGCTCTCGGAGCAATAGGAGGGGTAGCTGGTGGCATAGGCGGATATATGACAGGATCTAATCTTCAAGGAGATTGGAGAAACCAAGAAGTAGCCCCATTATCTAGATCTTTTCAATATGCTAAAAGTTTAAACCCTTCTAGACTAAATGCTTTGCAAGGTGGAGGAATTAATTCCTCGGACTTGACAAGCATGCAATCTACAGGCAATAGGAATGCCTTTTCTCCCGAAGAAACTTTAAGTCAATTTACACAAGCTAGGGGCTTTTTAGGAAATCAAGGAGCAAAAGATAACTTAGCAAAAATGCAAGATATATCTAGAGCAACGGGTATGGATGTCGGTTCTCAAGCTTCCGTAATTGAAACCTTCGCTGGAACTGGTCAACGAGGACAAGGATTCGCAAGAGCGGCAACTCAACAAACTCAAATCATAGAACGAGCAATTAGCGCTGGATTAGATAGAAGTAAAACTTCTCAATTCATGAGAACTACCGCCGATTATGTACAATCAAGCGCTGGTTTTGGAAGAGTAGACACTGGCGGTATTTCTAACCGAATGATAGATATGGCTCAAGGCTTTGCGGCTGGAGGTCCCATCACTTCCCAAGCAATGCAGCAAGCGCAGTCATTGAGTGAGTTATCTAAATCAGAGTCTATTTCTACCACAGGTTTTGCTGGAATAGGAAACATTACGGCTATACAAGATGTTCTAGGAAAAGATGCAACGCCTGGCCAAATTATGGCAGCTATGAATCTGTCTCAAGACGCCACAGTAGAAGATACTCAAAAAGCTTTAGGAATAACTAAAGAACAAGCACAACAATTGGTTGAGCGAAAAAGAAATAATTTAAATGAAGGTTTAAAACTGGCTGGTATAGATCCAGACTCTTCTATGGGTCTAGCTTTTGGAGCATACAGTCAAGGTATTACTACGGAGCAACGTCTTGGAGTTAGAGACGCACAATCCTCTAAACCAAGTTTAAATGTACCTGTTGGAATCGAATCAATGAGAAAAGAAGTGATTGATTCTAAAGAAGGACAAATGGCTAAGGTAGAGTCCAGAATTAGTCAGGAAAGGTTTGAACAAGGTTTCTCAGCCTTCGATGACGGTATTAGAGGTGCCGCTCAAGGATTAGTAGAATTAACCAAAGTATTTTTAGAATCTCAACAAGCTTTTAAAAAAATGATAAGTGAAAGTTCTAGAACTAACTTAACTAAAGGTCCAGTGAAATAATGTCCGTCAAATTTCAAGATCAAAGACGAGACGCTTCTAAGATAGTTCCTATGAACGTATCTCAGAGATCCTCGTGTATTGTGGTTATTTATCGTTATGATCAAACCGACATTACTAAACTCACTCGCGTTAATGCAAGCAATGATCGCAGCATATCTGGAGGCGGTTCTGGAGATGCTTCTGGAAACTTCTCTACTAGAAGTCGTCTAGTAATTAAGAGTGACGTAGTTCGTTGCACAATAAGTAAAGATAAGGAAGGCTCTAGCGGAACTTTTTCGGTAACTTTAAAGCAAGGAAAGCAAATCAAGCAAGGTCAACTTCAAAAAGATAAAGTAGATTACATAGAAGCCGTGCATCCAGGAGACTGGATCATGATTTATATGAAAAAGAACGGAGCCGACGAATCTATTGACGTTGATAGCGTAAAACCCTCTAGCGGTCTTAAGTTTTTAGGTATTGTAGAAACAGTTCGTCTAATAGAATTTGACGATCCTTCTACAGGAAAACCTAGAGTAGAGTATATGGTTACTGGAAGAGATTGGGGAAAAGTGTTTGATAATGACATATTTTTTAATCCCCAATTGAACCAGCAAACTTACCAGACACTTCTCGGAGCAAACTTTCTTACTGATTCTAGCAAGATCCTAAAAGGAAATGAAAGAGCTTCTGTAAGCAATTTTACTCCAGATGCAGTCATGAAGAACGTTATTAGTTTTTATATGGGCGGAAAGTTTGATTCTTTGAACATGAATAATCAAGCCTGGTATGTACCAGCAGAGTTGGCACAAAGATTTCTTCCTAGAGAAAAGATAAAATCCAAAGGGGTCTCTTTTGTAGATATTCTTAGCACTTCTAAAATAGGAATGCATAAGTTTTCAAAAAATAAGTTTACTGGAGTAGGGGCCTTGCCAGGAGCTTGCCTGGTAAAATCTTTGCCAGCTTCGGGAACGATTTGGTCTGTAATGCATTTTTTATCTAATGCAGCGGTAAATGAGCTGTTTACAGATCTTACTGTGGATTCAAAAGGAAATCTAGTACCCAGCGTTATTCATCGTCAGATACCTTTTTCTAATAAAGCCGCCCACGAGACTAACGTATTTAACGCCAGTTCACGCGCTCCTTCTAAAGGGGGCAACGGCGCAAAATTTAACGATAAAATTCCAGACGATCAAAAAACTTATTTTATAGATCTACCTCGTTACACTATTCCTAGCACTGAAATTAGACAAAAGAATATTGGAAAGAGTGATTTTGAAAGAGTGAACCACGTGATCGTGGTTCCTAGGGTCGATTCTCAAACTTACGACATTGCCTTTGTGTCGATAATCAACACTCCATCTATTCAACGATACGGCTTTAAGACAATTCAGGCGCAGACGGCTTACGTATTGGATGAAGCCGAGGGTATAAAAAACTACTGCGAGCGTTGTACGAATTTGATTGCAGATTGGTTCTTTTTAAGTCATCAATTGTTTAATGGAAGTTTGATAATTGATGGAATAGATGAGCACGTTGAACTTGGGACTAATTTATATATCTCCGATATGCAGCAGCTATTTCACATCGAAGGATATACACACACTTATGAGGTGGATTCTTTATCAGCAGCAAGATCATATCTTACGGAATTACGCGTGTCTCGTGGACAAAAATTAGTTAATGAACAAGCATTCTTTATTGGACCCTCTAGTCGGTATAAAGATCCTGTTAGTGTTTCTACTTCTATCTTGGAGAATAACAGATGAAATCTGGAGACGGTTCAATTTTAAGTAGTTATTTTAATTTCAAAGAAGCTCCTAATGGCGACGCCGTTTACGACGGTGGAGCACAACTTATGCTCGGCCAAGTCGAGAAGATCCATTTCGTAGACGATCCTGCAAATCGATCTAAGCAATATGTTGAATACGACGTTAGTGTTAGAGATGCTAAAGGTGGACAGAGTAAGTTCCTAAATGTTCGAAAAATGGAATTGTTAGGTGGAGTGAATGACTTCTCAGAGCAAATCCTAGAGTCTAATGAGTTTGCTTTTGAAGGAAAACTAGATCCTAGCAATCTATTTAAAAACAAAAACGGTACTATTGTTGTTTTGGCTTTTTTAAATGCAAGTATAGATAAGCCTTTAATCATCGGAAGCTTGTCTCATCCTAAAAAGAATGGAGCAAAGAGAGCAGACGGAATTCGTAATATTGCTGAATTCAGGGGTCTTACTTTTGAGATAGATAAAGAGGGCGCTCTTATTCTTACCTATAATAGTAACCGAACTCCAGACACAAAACTTGTACGTCAACCAACTGGACCAACTCAAATTACAATCGATAATCAAGGTCGATTTAAAATCATAGATAATGAAAACCAGTCCCTACTGGTTGACAGAGTTACTAAGAAAGTTACCTTAGAACAAAAAGAGGGTTCTACTCTTATTAATCAGATGGAGTTTGATCGTCCAGCTAAAAAAATCACTAGAAAAGCTGGAACAGCTAAAGTAGTTGAAGTTTTAGATGGCACGGCAGAAAAAACTACTCTGACTTTTCAATCAGGATTAGTCATTACTTGTGATGGAGCTGGAGATAAGGTTTTGATTCAGACTGCTGGAGGAACTAAAATTCTAGCAGACGGCTCTTCTGGAACCATCGAATTGAAAGATAACGGCACTGGAAAACTGAAGATAACTGGAGACAAAATTGCTCTGGGAGCTTCAAGTGCAGAATTACTACAGCAGATATCAGACGCACTTCAGGAGTTAATTACTTTATTTGGAACGGTAGCTACACATACTCACGTATCTAACCTCGGATATCCCAGCGCACCTCCAGACACCGCAGGAGATTGGTCCTCAGCCTCTGGAGCTTTATCCGCTATTAAAAGCCTAGTAGATGGCATAAAAGGCTCTCTATGAGATTTTAATATACAAAGCAACTTCTCCATCTGGGAAATTCTATATAGGATTAACTAAAAATTTAAACAATAGAAAGAGAGGACACAAGTATCAAGCTGAAAAAGGACAAACTACGGCCTTCCATCGTGCTATTCGTAAATATGGTTTTGAAAATATAAAATGGAAAATTATAGAGGAAGTAAACGGTTCTAGGTATAAAGCCTGCAAACGAGAGTGTTATTGGATAAAGAAACTAAATGCTATGAAAATTGGATACAATGAATCGCTAGGTGGAGATGGTTTTGCTGGAACCCAAAAAGTTAAAAATAAGATATCAAAGACTCTTAGAAATATTTATTATAAACTTCCAGGAACAAGAGTAAAACATTCCAGAGAACGCGGAGGAAAAGCTATTTTAGTATTTAAGGCGATTTTAGTATCTCCTGCTAGAGGATTTGAGAGCAAGAGAAAGTCTGTGGTAGAAAAGGGAGATTTTGTTGGATTGTTTGAAACGCAAGCAGATGCCTCAGACTCTTTAGGTTTATCACGATCAAAAGTTTGTAATTGTTTAAACGGAAAACGTAAGACTCATAAAGGTTATTACTTTGAGTATGCGGAGGATTAATGGCAACATCTCCAACTCTCCTAGCTTCTGAAGTTGCTACTGCCTTAAATCATCCTGGAGATGTCACAGCAGAAGTTCTGGGTTGGGCCACTGGATTATTGGAAGAATTGACGCAGAATGGCGTAGCTACTTTTGGAGGCATCCCAGGACCACACTCGATTTCGGGAATGACAGGCCTAAGTATGGCTTCTAAGATTGCAGGATATGCGGGATACCCAGGAACTACTCCAACACTAATAGGCTATTGTACTGGAATAGTTGCACATATACAAGGGTCTGGCATAGTTACCTATACTGGCCCGACTCCTCCTGGTCCTAGTTATTTTTTAGGAGGAACTATCTCAGGACTAAGCGGTCCAGCTATGGCGACTTTAGTAGCATCCTCCGCAGGTTATCCTGGAACGACTCCAGTTTTGATTGCAAAATGTACTGCAATCGCTAATCACATCATGACAAATGCTCAAGTAGTTAGCGGTGTAATCTCATAAGGTTAAGTGCTATAATAAATGAGTAAGATCCGTAAAACGGTCTAACTATTATAAAATAAAGGGAAAATCATGGCTTTGAGTTTAGGACCATTTACGAAGATTGTGGATGATTTCAGTTCGTCCATCAAGCAAATCTTTGGCCTCGGCTCAACCAAAGGCAACAATAAAGGCGAATCTGTCAGGAACGACAATAAAGATGTCGCTTTATTCAATCCAAAACTTGGCGGAGCTTTAGCTTATGAGAAGTCTAATTGGATTGGTAATGCTGGTTCAAATAAGAATAAAGTTAAATACGGTTTCGCTATTCTAACTGCCTCTAAAATTGTAGGTAAGAATATTCCTAAAGAAAATATCTACTACTTGGATATCCCTCCTCAAGCAATTTCTCAAAAAGAAATCTTCGCGACTAATATTTCTGCCACCCGAAAAGGGGTAATTGTTGAGTCGGAAGGTGTTGTATTTAAAGACATTGTTATACAAGGGACCACTGGTATCATGCCAGGCCCTCGCGGTGGATCTAATTCTCCTCAAGCAAATTTCTCAGACTTTACTGCTCCTCCCAGAGAACCAGCGGGAGTTAAAGTAGAGGACGGTAAGTCTCTATCCCAAAGTACTTCTACTCTTTCAGGATATGAAGAGTTTATTCGCCTCCGTCAATTCTTTCTTAGATACGCAAAAGAGAAAGTCGATTCTGATGGGGATCGATTTCTTATTTTTGTAAATGAAAAAGATTCTCAGACTTTGATCGTGGAACCGCTTGAGTTTGTTATGGAACGTAACTCAAAGTCTCCCATGACTTATAATTATAGAATCGTACTGAAGGCTATTGGAACTCCAGATGCAGCCCTTGACGGAGTCGGTAGATCTGAAGGTAGTTCAGCGGATTTATTGAATAAAATAGCAAACGTTGCTGCGAATTCTACCGCTGCCATTAGGCAAGCTAGAGCAGTGATTGGCGCTTCTAATCAACTATTACAACGTTTTTCACAAGCTATTGATCAAACCTTTCTTGGACCTTTGCGTCAATTGCAGTTTGCTCTAGAAGACATATCGGACGGAGTAGCTACTACCCTGTCTTTGCCAGCAATTTTGGTTAGAAACGTTAAAGCCTCGGTATTAGATATTCGCGAATCTGCTGGAGAAATTGCTAGTTCTGTAAACAACTTCTCTCTCACTGGCAGCACTGCATCTGGATCAAGGGCTTCATCAACTTCCTCGACTTCATTATCAACTCAAAACGCTACATCAGGTTCTTCGTCCGCACTCACTCCTGGACAATTTAACGAGTCGAGAGAGATTCTTAATAAAATACAAACAGATAACAGAGTCCCGCTACCTAGATCTTTTGTAGAAAACGTCATTACTCAAGCACGTTCGTTATCAGAAAATATAGCAGACTCCCTTAACCTAGGAGATCCCAATTACGATAAAATTGTACGCCGCGTCTCCACGTCACAGCCTAACCCTTTAAAGGTTGCTAGTGACGAAGAGATGCTTCTATTGGGAGCTTTACAAACGATACAGTCCTCATTACAAGCCGTACTTGCCACTAATGGTATGTTTCAATCTGACGCTCAAACTGCCTTTGACAAAGCGTCTGCGCCCTTTGCAGGCTCTTTATCTCTCACAGCTCCCACCGCAGTACGAGAGATTGTAATCGAGCGAGGCGAAATCCTAGAACGTATTGCGCAACGAGAGTATGGAGATGCCGCCCGTTGGGTAGATATCGTTGTTTTGAACAATTTAAAACCCCCTTATATAGACACGGTGCGTCGAGATGGCGTTAAGATTCCTGGCGATAAACTCTTGATCGGAGTAGACTAATGGCAAACTTGATCCGAAACAAAGAGTACAATATAACTAAAGACTTATCTGAAGTCGAGAAGAATCTCGGAGTTGATCTTAAAATCAGTCAGGACGGGGATCTAGAAATCAGCAATCTTAAAGATTTAAAGCTAATTGCTGGTGGACAAAACGCAGCTCAAGCTGTTAGACTCAAACTGGAAATAGAACCAGGAGGTTTGGTTTATCATCCTGAGATTGGAACTAATTTAAGGATTGGCGAGAAAACGCTCAGCGCTTTTGAGATCAAAATGCAGATTTTGAATTCTCTTAGCACTGATCCTCGCTTTGATAAGGTTTTTGTAAACGTGTCAGTTTTTGGAGGAACTATCGTGGTGGATATGCGAGTAACACTTAGTAACACTGGTATTGAAGTTCCTTTGCAATTTGCGGTAACTAGGTAAATAATATGGCTTTTACTCCAAAATCACACCCTCAAATCGTAGCGGATATGGCAGCAAAAGTTGCCGCAGAAACTCCGATCACTGACTTTAATCCAGGTTCTAACATTCTTACCTTGCTAGAAACAGCAGCTCAAGAAGACTTTCAACAATACATCCAGATGATTAATATCATCAGGAATTACAATCTAGATACAACTGAGGGAGCCGATCTAGATTCTCGCGCTTCTGAATTCGGTCTGACCCGATTACAACCTCGTCCACATAGCGGCTTTGTTACAATCGAAGATGCTAGATTTTCTAAAATAGCTTCTAAGATATTCGCAGGCCTTCCAGGTCCCACAGCAGGAACCACCGTAATTAACGTAGACGACGCTAGCACTTTTCCTGCTTCTGGTTCGGTATATTTAGGTCGCGGAACTTCCAATTCTGAAGGCCCCATTGCCTATTCTTCTGCACCAGTCAATAATACATCTTATTGGACTATTACATTGGATACAGCTTTGCTGAACGATCACGGCACAGACGAAACTGTAGTTTTATCCCAGTTCGGAGATAGAACTATTACTGCTGGTACTGAAGTTGAGATTCCTGCCAACGATTTTAGTGAACAAGTATTATTTGAACTCAATCAAACCGTAGTTCTTTTGGATGGAGAGAATATAGTCAGCAATGTACTGGTTACTGCTCTAGATCCTGGAGCTTTCTCAGTTCCTTCTAATTCAATTTCTAATTTTGTAAATGCCCCTTTTACTGGAGCTAGCGTATTTAACCCTTTACCTTTTGTAAACGGTAGGGATGAAGAATCAGACCAAGCCTTAAGAGACCGTATTAGAGATACTATTCAAGCTCTTTCGCGAGGAACTGGACGTTCCATTAAGACAGGTGTCATCGGTTTGATCGATGGCGAGACTAACAGCAGCATTGTGTCTGCAAACGTAGTTCCTCCCGTTGTATTGGCAGATGGTCCCACTAAAGTTTATATCGATAATGGCAGAGGCCTTGAGCCATCCTTGTCCCCAACTGGGTTGGAAACGTTGATAACTTCTGCTACTGGAGGAGAACAGTTTTTTCAATTACAAAACTTCCCTTTAGTAAAAGCTCAATTAATTTCTCAGAAAGTCGAACCATTTAATTTGTTTGGCGGAGAGACCCTAATTATTAGGGTTGGAACTAACGAAGAGACTTTTACCTTCCTAGCATCCGACTTTTCAATTCCAGGTACAGCTAAAGCAACGGAAGTATCGCAAGCTATTAATGCTCGCTCTACTATCTTCGAGGCCAGAACTTTAACAGATGCTTCAGGAAGAAAACTCCTTATTACTCCTATAGCAGATAAGAACGAAGAAATTCAAATCAATAAATCTTCCACAGCGCAGGCTATTTTAAATTTCCCAGAACGACAGGTATTTACTCTTAAACTTTATAAGAATGATAAAATTCTCAATAAAGACGGATTAACTGCTTCCTTAATTAGTGCAGCGCAACCTTTCGATTTCTCAGCATCAGTTGTCACAACCTCTGATAACGATTTTACTGTAACTCCTAGTTCCAGAATTGTTACTAAATTAGTAGCTGGAACTGAACCTTTTCCTTCTATAGTATCTCCAGGAGATTATGTTAAGTTTTCATCTGATCCAGATACATCATATAGAAAAGTTAAGACCGTAGTAGATAATTTTAAACTGATCCTAGAAACAGATTACGCACCAACTGGCGGCGGCACTGGGGATTTAGTTATTTGGAATTCTCCTCAGATGGAAATTGCAGCAAACGGGGATAAAGTAGAAACTGAAGTAATTAGTTTTGCTCCAACCGACTTTGCAAACCCAGCTCAAGGATTAGCTTCGGAAGCGTTGATTAGGATTCAAACAGAACTCAATTTGTCTTCAGCCGAACTCGCAGTAAACGGTACTAGAGTGCTTTTGCTTTCTGAAAAAGAAAATAGCGCAGATTCTAAGATTCAAGTTCTTGGAGGCGCTGGCGCAGTAGCTATGGGTTATTGCACAGCCGAGTCTATCTCTGGTCAAATATCCACAACTTATGGCAACAAATCTATTAGCGGAACTGGAACACAATTCACTACCGAGTTAGAAGAAGGCCAATGGATTAAAGCTGGGCTAGACGGAACAGGCTCGTGGACTAAAATAGAATCTATAGAAAGTGATACGCAATTATATCTTACAGAAGTTTATCGAGGCGGTACTCACACTAACGTTGCAGGCACTAAAATGAACTTTAGCGAGTTAGTTGAAGGCCAGAACAAAGATTATACTCTTAATAGATCTAACGGTCAGATCGAACTAGCCGTCCCACTTGTCGTCGGAGATAGTTTAACTGCGGGCAGCGTGAATACTCGTGCGTTCGTAGATTCTACTATTGAAACTTTTGATTTTTCTATCCTAGGAGCTTCTTCATCTCTCATCGTAAGAATTGATGGCGGAATCGAAGCCACTGTTACTACTGGAGATTTTGTAGCCGCTTATGATACTTTCAGATCAACTTCTTTAATTGATTTTGATACTAATTTCTTTGTTGGATTCCATATCGAATGGATCAGTGGGAATAACTTGGGAGAAGTAAGCTACGTAGCCGCATATAATCCTAGTAACGGCCAGCTTCAAACCACTACTGGATTTACTAATCCTATTGCTTTAGGAGACAGGTTCATACTGTCTCAAGTAGTTCAATTTGTACACGCTTCTGATTTTGCAGATCCCACTAACGTATTCGCTTTAGAAGTTGTGGCAGCCATCAATGATGAACTACTCGGCGGTACTTCAGAAGTACTGTCTAACGGAAAAGTAAGACTTCGCACAACTAATTTTACGGATGCTGGCTCTATTCAGATTCTTGGCGGTTCGGCAAATGGAGTTCTTGCCTTTTCTACCGAAGAACAAAACAACCAAGAAACTAATACTGCATATCTAACTTCCTCTAACTCAGATAGAGATGGAGTCGTTGGAGCATTAGGCTTTACTCTCGGACCCGATCAAACTCTAGTTGCGATTTTCGATGGCGACAATACTAATAAAACTTTTTCAGTTCCTTTGAGTATTGCTGAAGAGGTTGTTACTGGTGGGTCAAATTCTTTTGCAGTTCCAGCTTTGGGCGCAAAATATTTAACCTCAAACTTCTTTACCGATTTTTGGATTTATTGGACTAGTGGAGCAAATGAAGGAACACTTCAATACGTACTTACTTATACTGGGGTCACTGGACTATTTACCACGACTTCTATATTCCCTTCAACAGCACCGATCACAATCGCGGCAGGGGATACGTTTGCTATAGTTCCCAGAACTGCGAGCAACGTGGTAACGCTGTTAAACGATCTAAACACTACCACTATATCGGTAGTCGCTAAAGCAGAAGCTACTGGTATTAAAGGCGACCTGGTACAGCTATCCACTAAGACTCCTGGCTCTTCTGGAAAAGTATTTGTTACGGGCGGGTCTGGTAATAGAATCGGCATTGCTATCGAAAGCATTGTTGCAGGCGCTCCAGTAAACGACGTTACTACCAATTCAAAAGCTGGATTAGCAAAAGGTTTACCAGTCTTGTTAACGGTAGACTCTACAATTACCACTGGTGATGCAGTAGCGCCATACGACACTTTAATCGCGACCTCTTTGATTTCTGGACTACCCGCATATTTTGACGGATTAGAACTAGAGATTTTGTCAGGACTAAACGCAGGACATGTTACAACAGTGGCAGCATATAATAATGCTACTGGAGAAATAGTTTTAACCGATAGTGCTCCAAACCCATTAGTTATTGGAACGTCTTTTAGAATTTCTAAGCGAGCATTTATAGTAGACGTAGTAGGAACTTCAGCCCCTTACACTATTTCCCTAAACGACGAAACAAATACTCCGATTGATGTTTCTGGATTTACTCCTCAACTCAGTGCGGCAATTCGTGACTTGAATGGTCTAAATTTCTCTACCACTCAAATAGAGGGTATTGACGGTTACAAATATTTCACTGGATTGATTCAATTAGCTCAGTGGACTATTGACGGTTTAGATCGAGATTCTAATAACTTTCCTGGTCTTGGTGCCGCTGGAACTCAGTTTGAAGTAATTTCCCCAGTTCTTATCAAGATTAAGTTGATCGTCGACGTGACTACCGAGGAAGGCGTTAACCTAAGCGCAATCACAAACAGCATCGCAAGCGCTATCACTGGATACGTGAACTCTAGGGATGTTGGTCAAGACGTGGTATTGTCTGAAATTATATTTGCAGCCCAAGGAATTCCTGGAGTATTTGACGTTAAGATTTCTAACCATACCGAAAACATCACCATCGCAGATGGCGAATTAGCCCGTCTTGATGATGTGGATTTGATTATTGGATAAATATGGCGGATAAATTTACCAGGATGAGTAAGTCATTACCCTCGCTTTACAAAGCGGAGGTGAACACTATGATTCGCGGCTTGCTTAAGGCTTGGGCTGTAAGTGACGATGAAGTAGAAGTGCAGATTAAAGAAACTAAAGATCAAATCTTTGTAGACACTGCTTCGGCAAGATATCTAGACATGCTAGCTAGCAACGTTGGAGTATCTCGTGGTCCAGAACTTGGCATAGAAGATGCCGACTTTAGAAAACTAATTCCAGTTCTGTCTTACTATCCTAAACAGGTTCGTAAAACTTTAATAGCATTGTTAGACGTATTTTGGGGAAGTGGATTTACTAGACCTAATATCAATAGCGGTAACGAAGAGAGTTTTAATTTTGGACCCGCAGGAACTCTTTCTGGAACTGCAACTTTTAAAAAGAATTCAAACCGAGTCATCGGAGTTGGTTCTGCGTTTTTAAGCGAAGTAACTGTTGGCCAATATATAAAACCTATCGGATTTTCTGATAAAAACTACTACAAAGTTTCAGCAGTAGTCTCAAATACTGAGATTATTCTATCTAAAGTAGTTGAAAATCTAGTAGCAGTAGCTGCTACAGTGGCTATAGTAGATCCCTTAGAGCTAGACTATGAAGTCGATAATGGTCGAGACCGTCGAATGATTCGTTTCATTCCAAACGCATTCGAGGATATTACCAACATCTCTGTTCAAGAACTTGTTAATTTTATCAACTCAAACGTAGAGCATAATGGGAACATTACTGCTAGCGTGTTTGTGGACCCTTTGTCTGGAAATAAATTAAACCTTAGAACCAATACACCTGGACTACTCGGAAGCATTCAGATACATGGTGGAACTGCAAACTCGCCATCTAGACTAAATTTCTCTTTAGAAAAAATGACTGAAGTAAGAGCTGCCGTATATGAGCTTAACCCTAACGAAGTTGTAATTAAGATTCCTAGTTCTGTTCCAGTTCTTCGTAGAAGCTTAAAGGGCTCCGTTCATCCAAAAGAAACCAAAACTGAGATCTTCTCCGAAAAAGAAGTATTCGACTTTAGCGCTCTAGGCGCTTCCTCAACTCTAAACCTAGATATTGATGGTTCACCTTATGTAGTAACCTTTACTCATTCAGAGTTTGGAAACGTATCCGCTGTAACTTCTGAAGAGATAGTTGCTCAAATAAACTCTCAACTTAGCTTTTTGCAAGCTTTTACTGATGGAATTGCGGGAAACTACAAACGAGTCGGACTTAGAACTACCGTCGGCAGCTCTGAATACCAAATCACGGGCGGCACCTCTAATACGGTTTTGCTTTTTGATACCGCATTGCAGCAAGATCCCGATTTGATCCAAACTAACTATCCTTCTGCTTATATTTTCGATCCTGTTGGGCAGTTATTCACTGTTACTGGAATTGCTTCAGAACTAGCCGCAACTGTAAATGAAGGTCAAGTATCTCCTAGCTTAGTACTTAATAATGCTAGTATTTTTCCAAATCAAAGTGGAAAGATACTATTAGACTTTGGCAGATCTAAACAAGAAGGACCAATTACATACAACAGTAGGCCTAATAACTCCACCCTACTAATTGACGCCAGTTATGTATTTGGTAAAGAGCACTTGCCAGGAAGTAAAGTAAATTTTATTTCAGACCAACCTACACTCCCTCGCGTAACAGGGGACGATTATCCAGTCTACATAGTAGGAACAGAAGAAGCTAGAACAGCCGCTCAATCTCTGATAAGATCGTTATTAGCGGCAGGCGTAGTCGTTAGATTCATTATTGAGTTTCCCGAAGTGTTATTTGAGTGTGTTTGTCGAGGCTGTGAACCATCAACTAGTCCAGATCAAGTCGGAAGTCTTTCTGGTTCGGGACCTCTGGTGTTCTGATAAAATGAAGACTTATATGATAAACTGGACTGGAATATATAATAAGGATTTAGGATAAAATGGCTTTATTGCAACGCGTCAGAATTCTTCCAAACGAGCGCCTGGATCGCCCAGACTTCAATAATATTGAGGACTTTGTTTGCGCCGATTTTAAAGCTATTCATAAGAATGTTTGGACCAGCGGCAACTTTGTTATCTCTGGTTTTGAAGCTTCTGGGATTGGCACTGACACTCTCGACATCGTTTTAGCTGGCTCTACCCTTCTCATTGGAGAGGATGACGGGGTAATGTACATCGGGGCTCCAAGCCTTTCAAACCTGTCCACTGCATCTTTGACGCCTAGCGCAACAAACTACATTGAAATATCCGTAGACCAGGATACTGGTGGTGCTGACTCTCGTGCTTTTTGGGACCAAACAGCTAATGGCGGAGCTGGCGGAGAGTTTTCTCAGATCGTAGATACTTTTATCTTTTTAAAAGCTTCTCTAAACATTTCAACCACTAACTTTACTGGCGATCCTGACAAAGTTAGAATTTGTGAAGTTGACGTAAACGGAAGCGGTATCATTACTGCAATTAGAGATTCCAGAAACATGTTCTGGAGACTTGGGCGAAGCGGCAACGCTGGTTACTCTCATCCTTGGGCTTCTAGAACCGAACCCCCAGTCACTCAATTTACTGGTGCCGATAAAGATCTTAAAAACTTTAAACAATGGGCTGATGCCGTTATGGACTCTATTCGAGAGTCTAAAGGTACTAATTATTGGTATGAAGCTTCTATCGTTTCACCACCTGCGGTATTTCAAAACACTGGACTCAGTACTTTAGTAGGATTATCTTCTAGCGCTAGATTCTCTTGGGACGGTTCAGCTCTTAGTATCACTGATGACTCTGGAACTCCTTTAGATTCCGATCAACTATCTGCTATTCGAGCACTCAATGATAGTTCGAACATATTCCTTACTCGTCAAGATGGCGCAAACGCCATTGCACTTTCTGACCAAGAAGTTTTATACGTATCCCTTCCTAGCCCCACCGCAAACATTGTTTATGATGGAGTCGGAGCTTTATCCACTAATTACAAAGTTTCTCCTCGTGGAAGCGTTCCTCTTTCAGAACAAACATACTGGCTTGCTTACCGAGAAGGTACTCGCGTATATCTTCGCGGTATGGGTGAGTTGGAACCTGGCGAAGAAAAACAAATTAATGACGAGACGACTCGTACTCTTCAAATGCTACTTGGATTTAATCCCGAGACAGCCACTAGCGTTCCATACTCGATCACACCTAATCCTAATATTTTCACTAATACATTCTCTACTAGCGATCATTTAGTAGAAGCGATCTCCACCAACACCGATAACATTAACGCTCTTGGACTTGCTATTCAAGGTAACATCTACGACGAAACGGTAACAGTTGTTTCTGGAGCGCCTGCTGACGACCATGAAATTACTGGACCAGTAATTGCTGGAACCATTATTACTCTTCCGTTAGATAGTAGAGACTCTAACACGATTGAAGAGTACGTAGTTGGTCGTGGTATTTTAGAACTCTTCCTTAATGGTCAGTATCTTCGATTAGGAACTGATTGGTTAGAGGTCGGCGCAGTTGATACCCTCAGTAATGAAATCGAAATTAACATGGACCTTACGGTCGATGATGTTATTACTTTCCGCATTGGTACTCTTGGAGGCTTTAATGCAGGCAGCGGCGCAGGCGTAACTTCTGGAGTTAACGTTGGAACTGGAACTGGAAACGTATTTAAACAAGTCGCTGGTTCTAATATGGAACTTCGCAGACTGTTGGCTGGAGCTGGAATTAGTATCACTCAAGTTGGCGATGATATTGTTATTGCTCAATCTGGAAGTCAGAATTACAACTTCTTTCATAACCTAGTTAGCGGTCAGACTAGCAACATTATTCCTACAGGAGCAGATTACAATACTGGTTCTAATAGGTTAGAGGCTTATCGAAACGGACTACTAATGGTTAATACTGCGACTCTAGACATTGCAGCGGCACGTTATACTGAACTCAGCGATTCAACTTTGAAACTCGGAGCAGCAGCAGTGGGAACCGACGTGTTCTCGTTAATTCATAATTACGATAAACCAAACTATAGAATCGAAATGACGGGACTTTCTGGAACCTCTATTTCAGTCCCAGCTTATACAGTTGGAAACAACTCTCTTAGGGTTTTTAGAAACGGGGTTTTGATGAACGCTTCGGCTCTAGGTTCTGCTGTAGATCAGTACACAGAAACTTCGGCCACTTCAATTACTTTAGCAGTTGCTCTAGTAGCTTCAGATGTTCTTGTGGTAATGTATGAAGATGTTCCTCAATATCGATATGATCAATCTGGTTTGAGCGGAACCGTTCTTTCAGTTCCTACTTATACAGTGGGTACTGGTGAACTACTTGTTTATAGAAACGGAGTTCTTATGTTTAACTCGCTGTCTCTTGGCTCAGCGACTGATCGCTATCAAGAAACTAGTACAACTTCAATAACATTGGCTTCCGCCGCAACAGTTTCGGAAGTCTTTACTTTCATCAGGAAGTAACGAGGGATTATCATGGCCATTAAACCAAATCAACTTTCTCCAGAACCGCTTTCACAAAGCGCGTACTCGTCTGCACCAACCACTGGCGCAAGCAAAGGCGCTTGGGGCGTTAAAGTAATTAACGGAGTTGCTGAAGGTATGTATATCGACAGCAATGGAAACGAGGTCCAGCTTACTAGCGGTGGATCTCCTATAGGCGGCGGAGGTGGCGGGGAAACCAACACAGGCTCTAACGTAGGCGCTACTGGAGCTGGAGTTTTTAAACAAAAGTCAGGCGTTCAACTTCAATTTAGAAAAATTAAAGCTGGAGCTAACGTAACCGTTACTGAAAATGCTGATGATATTGAAATCTCAGCCTCTGGCGGAGGAAGCGGCGAAGCTAATACCGCTTCTAACCTTGGCTCAGGAGCTCAAGTTTTTAAACAAAAGACTGGAGTAAATTTTGAGATGCGATCTTTGATCGCTTCTGCCCCTCTTGCAACAGCTCAAAACGCTAACGATATTACAATCTCTGCGTCTATTGCTTCACAGAGTGAAGCGGAAGCTGGAGCAGTGAATGATAAACTCATGACTCCTCTTAGAACTGCACAGGCTATTGCAGCTTTAGCGGAGGGCGGTGGATCTTCTAATGAATTTGTCATTAAATTAGGTGCAGGATCAGATTTAGCAACTAGAATTGCTGACGGCTTTACCTCAGTTCCAGCTGGATGGTCAGTTCAACCAGCATCAGTCGCAGCCATTACTGGCATACATTCTACGGCAGCAGATCTAGCTGTAACTCACGGTTTAGCCATGATGCCTGCTTTAGTTTCGATAATGCAAGTCAGAGACTCAGGTCCTGCTGCTGTTCAACGTTACGATTTAGTTAACAAGTTTGCTGACGCAAACGTTAAAGCTAATATATCTTTAAACAGCTTTTCTATAGCAGATTTGGTAGCCTCTACTGACGCGTCTTTTAAAGTAATAATTTTTGTAAAACTAGTAAGCTTAGCTTAAGAGTTTAAAAATGTTATCAACATCTGTTTTTATTTTTAATCCGACTTTTATAGCAGGAAATACTTATACAATCGAACTGTACTATTCCCCAGCCTCAAGCGCCAAATTTACAAGACACGGTGATGTAATAACGGACACAGCGATGAATACTTACGAGATAGCGAACTCAACTTCGCTACCCGTAGGAGACGGCGACGTAGTAACCGTGACGGCCTTATCTAACAATGTACTCCCAGTAGAAGATGACGACTACAACTCTACAATAGCTACTCCAGGACAAGTCGATCTTAGACCTGCTGTGCGAACTGCTGGAACTTTAAATTCTGCTGTTTTACTTTCTGGTCCAAATTTTAGTTATACTGTGACCGCTAGTTGGGACTCTTCCTCTTCGGCGAATGCCTCCGAGATAGGAGATTCAGTAGTTGATTCGACAGGAAAAGAGTACAAGATTTTGTCATTTTCTAATCCCACAACAAAATGGGCAACTACTGTTGTAATACAGGAGGTTGAGAAAGTAGGAATTACTCCAGCCGCAGGGCAGGCCAGTTTATACAGATCTACTTCTAATTTTGCTTTATTTCAAGGATCTCCTATTTCTGATGCAGCTAGGACTGTTATAAGAAATAGGGATAATTTCTTAATTGACGCAGCGATTCAAGAAGCAGGTGGTGGAGGCGGTGCGTCAAATGCTCTTGAAAAAGAGATGGATAACAACTCTGGGTCCACTATTACCAAACTCACTCCAGTAAGAGTTAATTCAGACGGTGAGATGGACGAGATAGATCCTTCCGTAGAAGCCGAAGCCTTATCTACCATTGGAGTAGTTAAAGCTAATACAGCGGACTCTGCCTCTGGTGTGGTAGTTTTGAGTGGCATTTTAGAGGACGTTAGTACTGCCATTGCAGTAGGATCTCCAGTGTTTTTATCCAAAACTGGCGGAATAACAGACGTAGAGCCTGATATTGGATCAGGAGGATTTGAAGAGGGCGATTTTGTAATAAAGATCGGAACTATTATGGAGAATTCTTCTAACCCATCTTTGAAGGATTTACATGTTAATATTCAACTAGTTGGACAACTTTAATACATTTACATAGGAAAGAAAACCCAGAAAGAATCGAGGTATACTATGAACAGAGAACGCCGCGTAAATGCAGAGAATCTATCTGATGAACAACTTCAACAACTTAGTGAAGCAATCGGACAGAAACTACGAGAACTATGCGATAACGCATGCGAACAAGCAAACCGCATCTTGGAAGTTTACGGTATGAAAGCCATGATGCAGTTTGAAATCAAACCCAAAGATTTCGATAAGAAACAAGGAAACTAACCCAAATGGCCGATATTTCAAGACTCTCAAGACTGGTCGCAGGCATACAACGTCATGTGGACCTTTCTCAAAACTCCCTTATTGTTGGGTCACTTAAAGTAGGAACTTCGTCTCCCACTGAACTGACTAAAGCATTACTCGATTCGCTTCTTGCAATTCGTACAGACCTTGCTTCTAATGCGAACGCTCTTGGCGCTTCGCTAGTTGGCATTGAAGACGCAGCAGCACAATTTACCGCTACTAACGTAGAAGCTGCTTTGGCAGAGTCGTTGGACGCAGCACAAGCCGCACAAGCAGACGCTACTCAGGCTTTGTCTGACGCTGCTGACGCTCAACAAGACATCGATGACCACCTTGCAGACTCAGCAGACGCGCACGACGCTTCTGCAATCAGCTCTGTTCCTGCTGGCAATTTAGCGGCCACTAACGTTCAAGCTGCTCTTAACGAACTTGATTCTGAAAAGATTGCACTTACCGAAAAAGGCGCAGCAAACGGCGTTGCTACCCTTGATGGTGGTGGCAAGATTCCTGTAGCTCAACTTCCTTCTGCGGTAATGACCTACGAAGGTATTTGGGATGCTTCTGCTAATGATCCCCAACTTCAAGACGGTACTGGCGATGCTGGTATGGTTTACCGAGTTAGCGTTGCTGGAACTCAAGATCTTGGATCTGGAAACCAAACTTTCTCTATTGGAGATTGGGTAGTTTACAATGGTTCGATCTGGCAACAAACGGATAATGCTGACGCAGTAATGTCTGTAAACGGCATGACTGGCGTTGTTGTGCTAGATTCTGATGATATCGCTGAAGGCGCTGCTAACCTTTACTACACACAAGCTCGATTTGATTCAGCTTTTGCTGCTAAAGACACAGACGACTTGGATGAAGGTTCGACTAACCTTTACTACACAAATGCTCGATTTGATACTCGTTTTGCCACAAAAGATTCGGCAGATCTTAACCATACCCAAGCTGATGCTTCGGATTGGACCGTTGCCGACGGTTCTTCGATTGCCGCTCATTTGGACGAATTGGCCGATCGCCTTGTTACAGTCGAAGCTGGCTCCGCGTCTCTTAAAGAAACGCTTAACGCTGGGGAAGCAATGGCTTCTGCAACTCTGTTCGCAGTTCGATGGGCTAAAGCCGCCGACGCAGGTTTTGTAGCTGGTAGAGTTTATAAGGCGGACAAAGATGCAAGTTCTGTGGATAATTTCCATGTTATGGGACTTGTTCGTCCTTCTACCTCGCTTGCCGCAGGAGATCCTGTTACGGTAACTAAGGCTGGTTTGCTGAACGCCCCTTCACACGGGTTTACAGTAGGCGCGCCTATTTATTTGAACGCTGCTGGAGCTTTGTCAAACACTGCTCCTTCCGCTGCTGACGAAGCCGTGGTCAAAGTTGCTATGGCACGAGATGCCAACAACCTTGAAGTTCAAATTCAAATAATGGGCGTTAACTAAGAGAGAGGATTAATGAATGGGTAAGTTTCTAAGACTTTCAAATGGAGTTCCGAGATCCTTCGATGAAGCAGGCTCGATCTCCATTTACGATGAAAGTTTCATAGTAGCGTCTCCCATTTTAACTGGAACCCCAGTAGAACTTCCCGCATCAGGCACCTACTCCGCTGATGAACTAGAAGTGTATTTGGGTGGACAACGATTAGAGCAGTTGGTTGATTATAATTACGAAGGATCTCCGCCTAGGACTGAGGTATCTTTTACCTTTGACTTACTAGTTGGAGATGCTGTAAGATTCAGAGTAGATAGGAGTGCTTAATGGCTATCACGAAATTTGATGCTCGTCAAGTAATTTCAAGGGATACCTTGAACCGCCTTGCCCTCGCTTCTGGAACAGAATTAGACGATCTCTTGAGATCACTTAACGCAGAAGCGACTCCGCCTCTGCACATGTTTGCAACAGCAACACCTAACCTAGTTCTTAACATCGGCAGCATCAAAGTACAAAATCCTGTAACTCTTCGCAACCGCACGATTCCTCATATCGGGGGCCTACTCCCAGCTTTCACTTCTGGAACCATTACTTTTCCTGCCTCTACTGGCGGAACTATCACAGTTTCTCCTGGAAACAACGGAATTCTAACTTGTCCTCCTAACGAATACGTCAAAGTAACTATTTACTTGACTGCTATCGGAAACCTAGGAGTAGTAGTTGGAGCATCGAACGCTGTAGAAGCGTCTGCCCCCGTTCCTCCTGCTCCCTCTGGCACTTTTAAGATTGGATACGTTTCAATCTTTAACAACGCTGGAACAATAGAAAACATCACTAACACTTCGATCTTTCAAATGGTCGGAGGCGGCGGAGGAGGTTCTGGATCTGGAAATGCAAACGAATTCGTCGAAGAGATGAAGATTCGCCTTTTCGATTCATACTTCGAGTATCTTACTCCTAACGTTATTGCTCAATCTACTGATACTTTGATCGACGGAGCTTCCACTGGAAGTTATAACCTAGTCGACAACACTTATGATATGGACAATACAGAGTTCCTGTTATCTGTTCAAATGTTTGACGCAGAATGGCTTTTGACCGAAGAAGACTCTCGTCAAATCGAAGTCATTACGGATTGGTTCTCTGGTTCAGAAGAAACCAGCGCTTCGCAAGTATCTGTAGCAATTGATGGCACTAACTTTGAGACTTTAGACATGGAACGCCTTGGAACCACTGAGCGTTTTCGTGGATATAAAGTTCTAGCAGAACCAGCCTTAGCTAACCAAGACGAGTATGCAGCAGTTAACGAAAACTCGGATCAAGAGTTAAACGCTTCAACAGCGCAAAGCAGAGCTACTCCTTTTACACTATCTACTAAAACTGCCGTCAGAGAAATCACTACTTACCTGAATAAGGTAGGATCTCCTCTTGGTACTTTTAGAGTTAGATTGGTGCGAGACAGTGCTGGACAACCCTCCACTGCTCAAACAGATCTGATTTACGAATCGTCTCCTCAAAGCATTTCATCTTTGTCAGCAGGCGACAATACCGTAGTTCTTAGCGATTTAAAAGCAATTCTACCCGCTGGCACATATTGGTTATCAGTAATTACTGACGCAGCGTATAAGAATAGTTTTGTTACTTCCACAACCGCATTGCGATGGAGAGCTAATAGTGCAGGTCCTAATAACAGTTCTATTTTCAACGGCACGACTTGGTCTACTTCTTCTGGCGTATCTCTTACCTATCTACTTAGAGGTCATGTGTATGATCTACGAGTCAAGGTTATTTCGAGTGCTGCGAATCGTAAGTTAAACGGATACGCAGTATTTTACGCAGAGAAGATTGCAAACGTAGTAACAGGCGATGACGCTATTCAAGCCTTTGAAGTAGACGGGGACGCAAATACTACCTCTTTTACTATTACTAATTTCCTACCTGATGCTCGTTATCTGAAAGTTTATGACGGATTTACTGGTCAAGTATATCGTTATGGAATGTTCGGACTCAATGGTAATGCTGTAACTTTCCCAAGTGGACAATTTGTACACGCAGGTCAAAAGTTTAAATTAATATTTGATCAATCTCAAGGAAGCGGATTTGATAATTCGGACTACAATGCGGCAACGATTGCAGCCAATCATTTGGGTTCAACAGATCCTTCTGTGGATAGATCGTTAGCTGGTCGTGGCGTGCTTCTTCGCAGGCCCGATGGAACTCTAGTGGAAATGAGACTAGACAACAGTAACAACATCATTTTTGAGAGCACCTAATGGCGACAATAGGATTAATTAAAAATTCAAGTCCAAATTTTATCATAAATGGTAACTTTGACTTTTGGCAACGCGGCACGTCGTTTACCACCCCTTCTTCTGGAGCGTACACGGCTGATCGTTTTACGCATTTCTACGACGGTTCAATTGGAACATTTACAATTTCCAGACAAGCTTTTACTCTTGGCCAAACAGATGTTCCAGGAGAACCTACTTATTTTTATAGATGGGCGCAGACTGTAGCTGGCTCTGGGTCTACTGCTAGACAAATTCAACACAAAATTGAATCTGTCAGAACTCTAGCTGGAAAACAAGCAACCCTTAGTTTTTATGCAAAAGCAGATGCAGCACGCAGCGTGAACGTTAGTTTTCAACAAGTGTTTGGTTCAGGAGGATCTCCCTCAAGTCCTGTTTCAACCGCAGCTCAGACCGTAAACCTAACTACCAGTTGGAAAAAATTTACTTTAACTTTCTCTATTCCCTCAATCGCAGGTAAAACATTAGGAACTAGTTCTGACTATATTCGACTAATATTAGCATTACCGCTAAATACCACAATGACTATTGATCTGGCTCAGGTGATGCTCAATGAAGGCGCTGCGCCAGCTAATTTTGCTTTAGCTGGAGAAGATGTTTCTGGCGAATTAGCATTGTGCCAACGTTACTATGAGAAAAGTTATAGATTAGATGATGCTCCTGGAACCGCAGTTTTAAATGGAGCACATTTTGAAACAAGCCCAACTACAACTAACGTAACGTATCATGTGTATTTTAGGGTTCTTAAAAGAACTTCAAACTATACTTTTTTAACATATAATACCGCAACTGGAGCTTCAGGTTCAGGTAGGGACATTACCGCAGGCACAAACATAGCATGTGCTAGAACTAACGATCCATCTGAATCTGGAGACTCTGTTATATTTACAGGCACAACTGTTTCTGGAAACCGAGTAGCTTTTCATTGGACCGCGGACGCGGAGCTATAAGATGGCACAATTAATTACTAGATCTACTTACAAACCTAGGATCGTTCTTTCTCACTCAGCAGGAATTATTACTTGCAATTTTGATGGAACAAATTATACGGTAGAGGTCGAAGCACCAATTACTGGTTGGTCAAATACTCCCATCAAGGACTTGTAATCTTTGATTAGAATAAGGTAAAAGGAATATGAGTACTTTCGGAAAACAAGCTATCTCGATCAGGAAGAAGGACGTTGCTCCTTCGCGTTCTCCTGCTGTCGCAACGCGTAAAATTCGTTTTGCTCATAAGGCAACTCTGGGGCAAACGACTATCGATTTGAACGCTCTTACGACTCCTCCTGAAATGCCAAGTTTTGTTAACGCCTCGGCTGCTGAAATTGCTGCTGCGCGTCTAACCATCAATAAAAAGAACCTCTCACTTAAATCTTCTTTGGGCGGAATGCTCATTCAAGATCTAGATTTTATTCCAGTAACCGCAACAACTATCATGCTCATTGGTAACTACTTAAACGTAGGTGCTGCTGATGGTGAGATTTTTGAAGGTGTGATTGATCAAGTGCCTGTTAGCGATCTAATCGTTAGCGAAGGCCGTAATATCAAAGGAACTGTAGAAGTTCCCGTAGGAAACACTACTGTCAACTTGGGATCTATTTTCAAAGTTAACGAAAATGCTGCAATGCAAATTGGAGCAGTTAAGATCTGGCGTAACGGTGTATTACAAGTTCGTAACACAGGTAACGCTACAGCCTCTCCTAGCGCTGATGGTAACTATCAAGAAATTGATGCTGGCAATGGGTACGGAACTACTATAGAACTCAATAACGCTCCTGCTGTTCAAAGTGATTTGATTCAGTTTGAGATCGGATTTCAGATTTACAGTGGCGATGTTCAGATCTTTTCAGATCTTGAGCGTCAACAAGGGATCATTCAACGATTAGCTGAAGATGCTGCGATTGCGTTTGGTAATCCAGTAACGGATTACTTGACCGCTTCGCCTACGGAAGTGGAGCGTAAAGCTTTTGGTGATACTGTACTCAGCAATAAGCAGAGTATTGATAATTACGTAGGAGATAATCTTTCAGCCTTGACTCAGTATGATTTGACTGTTTCTGGCACCAACTCTTTCTCCCTGACAAAAGGAGTCGGAGTTCCTTATAGAACTCGGGATGGCTCATGGAGGATGAAGTTTAATCTAAGAGGCACAACTGCTTCCGCCACTTCAACAACCTTAACATTTACTGGGTTAACATTTGCAAATGGTTTTACATCTGGTCAGGCCTGCTGCGCTGCTGGAAACAATGGCGGATCTATCGGATGGTACGCCGTAGCAAACAATAATGCTGCGACTATGCTCGTGGCAGCAAATGCCGCAGCCACCGAGTGGGTCGTTTCTGGAGATGTTCAATTAAATGGCAAGCCTACGTTTGTGCCTTAAGGAAGGATGAGTAATGGGAACACCTAGAATTGATAGAAATGATCGAAACTTTATCATAAATGGTAATTTTGATTTTTGGCAACGAGTGGTAGGCACAACTACTACAGTGAATACGGCTTCTACGGTATACCTTTATACGGCAGATCGCATGAGCTGTTACGGCACTGGAGCTACTTCTAAAAACTTTTCAATTCTGCGATCTACTGATGTTCCTACTCCTGCACAATCGGGAAACGCGTCTTTATACAGCTACCGCTTCAATTGTTTAACTGCTCTTACCTCTCCTGCTGCTGGAGATCTTGTGCGTCCTCTTACCTACCGCATGGAAGGTCAAGACTACCAACGTCTTCATGGAAAAGCTTGTACTTTATCTTTCTGGGTCAAGTCCTCTAAGACAGGAACTTTTCCAGTAGCTTTTAATACGGTTTCTGGCCCAAATAGAAATTTAATTTCAACATTTGCAATCAGCGCCGCTAATACTTGGGAATTCAAAACTGTAGCAGTGACTTTTGAAAGCACTGGGGCTTACTTGTTTGATAATCAACTTGCAATGGAAATCACATTAGCTCCAGCGGCCCAAGGAACAACTTGGCAAGGTGGAAGCCTAAACGCGTGGTCAACTGGTACTTTTTACACGACTACTGCTGCAGCATTTGCAAATATTATGGATTTGAATACTAACAATATGCTATTTGCTCAAGTATCTCTGGTTGAAGGTTCCAGCATGGGGGCCACTGGCTTTTCTCGCGCAGGAAGAACCATTCAAGAAGAGCTTGCTCTTTGCCAACGTTACTATGAAAAAAGCTACGCAATCGATGTAGTTCCAGCAGCGATAAGCAATGCTGGTCCTGATTGGGGCAGCGTAGGTTCGACTGGTCAACTTAGAATTGGAAATACTTATGCTGTACGCAAGAGAGCTTCACCTTCTGTTATTCTTTATAGTGCAGATACGGGCGCGGTCAACCAAATCCGAGTCGGCGCCTCTGATGTAGCTCTTACAATAGGTTCTGAATCCAACGACCGAAATTTTGGTGCATTAGTTAACAGTCAAACGGCAGGAGCACAAATTAAAATGCATTGGACTGCGGACGCGGAACTTTAAGAGGAATATATGGCTAAAATTTTAAATTTAGATCTAAGAGATAATCCTCTTCAAAATTTTATTATTAACGGTAATATGGACTTCGCCCAGCGAGGAACTAGTTTTGCAGCAATAGCAAATGGGGCTTATTCTTTGGATAGATGGGTATATCATAAAGTTGGAGCAATGGTTCATACGGTTTCTCAGGATACCGACGTTCCAACTTTTGCCGAGTCAGGAGTAGTATCTACTAGATCACTTCGACTAAATTTGACAACCCCAGATACTTCAATTGCTGCTGGCGATCTCATGTATCTTGCTCAAAAAATTGAAGGTTTTAATTTTGCAAGAATTGCTCAAAAACCAATGGTACTCAGTTTTTGGGTAAAAGCAACTATTCCTGGAATTTATTGCGTCTCTTTGGCTAATTCTGCGTTAGATTTGAATTACATTAAAGAGTACACAATCACTTCAGCCAATACTTGGGAAAAGATTGTAATACCTTTAAAAGCCACTCCGTCCGCAGGAACGTGGAACTATTCCAACGGCGTCGGCCTTTGGCTACGCTTTATATTAGCCGCAGGAACTTCGTTTCAAGCCGCACAAGACGTTTGGCAATCTGGAAACCTATACGCCACATCCAATCAGGTCAACGGCGTTAATACTGGAGCGACTAATTTTAGAATTGCTCAAGTAATGTTAAATGTTGGAACTGAGACGGCTCCTTTCTCTTTGGCTGGAGAAAGCTACGCTGATGAACTGGCTCTTTGTCAGAGATATTGTTCCTTCCTCACTAACGGCAACCTCGGAAACCGCGCTGGATGTGTGCCTACCGCTAACACCATCGTCTTCGGATTGCGTGTTCCAGTCCCAATGAGAGCAACCCCTACACTTATAAACAATGTTGAAGGAACTAACTGGCAAGTAAGAACTGTTGGCAATACTGCCCAAAGTGGTTTTTCACTTAGTCTAAGTGCTTACACGGCATCTCTTAATGCTTGTGACTTGGAAATTACTGCGACAAAAAGTGGTCATGGTCTGACTGACGCTGCTCTTATAAGTATATCAAATTTTGGGTTCGACGCAGAATTGTAAACAACGCCCACAAAATTAGTGGGTTTAATTAAGAGCTAGTAGCTCGAAGGAGAAAAGAAATGAAAGTAGCAATCGTAAACAAAGAAACCCTCGAAATCGCAAGCTGGTATGATGCCGAAGAAGCCAATCAGGGAATGTATGGTGGACCTTGGGGTCAACCTGAACAGTTTGCTCACTTGGAATTAGCTTCTGGCGATCCCAGAGCAATGAAAGCTGTTCTAAATGAAGAAAACGAGTTGGAACTGCAAGTCGATGCTGCACTTCAAGAGGCTGCTGCTGAGCAAGATATGAACTCACTTCGTGCAGAACGCAACACGCGTTTGAGCGCTTGTGATTGGACTCAGTTGCCTGATTCACCTCTTTCAGTTGAAGATAAAGCTCTTTGGGCGACCTATCGTCAAAACCTTCGCGATCTTCCTGAGAATACTCTAGATCCTCTGAACCCTGAATGGCCTGAACAGCCGTAATCCCTCCTAAGCTTCGGCAAAGGACAGCGACCCTCGATCATCCTAGGAAGGAGTGATCGGGGGTTTTGCTTTTTGTAAGGTTTACAGTCTTGGTGTAAATCGTGTTCCAAACGTCCTGCGCTTGCGCAAGCCAAAGCTGCCAGGAAGTCTAAATTAAAAAACCTATATAAGATCAGTCTTGAAGACTTTGAAAAAATGTATGAAATTCAGCTAGGAAAATGCGCTATCTGCGAAGATTTTGTTCCAAAAGATAAGATCTGTATAGATCACAATCGCCAGTCTGGCAAAACTAGAGGCCTATTGTGCAGAAAATGCAACGTAGGTCTAGGAATGTTTAAAGACAGCGAAAAGCTTCTAAATAAAGCTATAGCTTACCTTTTAATATCCTGAATAAACTTCACGACGAAGCATTGAATGCTCTTGAAGAAACGAGCCATCTTGATCTGTGAAGTCGTAAATCAAAGCACCATCTTTACCAGGATAAAGTCTTAATACTCTACCGATATTCTGAATGATCTGACTCCTGGCCTTTCCACCACCAGCCATGATGAGCACGTTTGCAATTGGAAGGTCAACACCTTCTCCAATCACTGAAGTACCAATCAAACACTTGAGCTTTCCTTTACGAAAGTCGGCCATAGCCTTCTGACGCATGGTGTCTTTTTCCTGACCATTAATAAACTCTGAACCTGGAATCAAACCTTTTAACAATTCCCCATGTTCAATTTGTTGAACTAAAATAATCACAGAGTCTTTCTTATGCTCTATAGCAAGCTCTGAGATGACTCTGTTGCGCTGAACGTTCTCAACGATACCTTGGCGGTAAACGTCCTGATATTTGCCCTCAGAGGGGAATGAGATAGGTATAATGTTAAATTTGGGCCTAACCAAGAAGCCATCTTCAAAAGCTTGCTTAACCGTATATTCATAAAGGACTTCGCTCAAAACAGCCTCTAGTGCAAGATCTGCGCCGTCGTTCCTGAAGTTAGTGGCCGTTAGACCAATGCGGAAGTAGGCCTCGTTCAAAAGCTTCTCGTTAACCTCTTGATATGTTTCAGCGGCTGAGTTATGAACTACTATTCCATTTGCAACAAAATTTGAATTCTTTTCTACTTCGATATCGTATACTTTAGAATAAATGCGACGAGTTCTGTATTGATCTAGTTCGTAAGAATTTGCAATTCTTTCTATTTTCAAAATCTTAGCCATTTAGATATTCCTGTACAACTTTCTTAAGATCATCATTATTTAACAATTTTAATTGATCAGAAGTGAGATATAAACACTCTAGACCTACATTAGCTAGTAATTTGATTCTTTCTTCTATATCTTCCTGTGAATGCCAAAATTCCACATCTCCTACTTCAATAACTTTATTTCCTTTTATGAAATCTGGATTTAGATATCTATTTTTAGATTTAAACCACAAACTTCCGTCTCCAACAAATCTAAGATCCTTAATATTTAATTCTATGATTCTTCTTTCCAAAGAGGTAGGACCTTTTCTAAGTCCTTGAAGTGGTGCATTTACGAATGTTTGAATTCTCCAAGCTTTTTCCTCAGAAGATAGGGAGTTAAACCAGCGCTTTTGAGATTCGCTTTTTTTCTTTCTAACTTCTGGCCTTTTTGAAGGATTTTTATCACCCATTTTAGATTTGCTATTTAATTTTCTAGCCTTTTCTGAATTCCAATTTGGACTCGCTAGCATTCGTTTAGCATTTTCCAATTTAACTTCCGTAGGAGTCAAGTGCCCAGCTATATGACCGCCTAAAGAACACTCATCTTCAAAATTTTTATTGCAAATAAAGCACGTATATTTACCGTCGATTAGAATATCGGTGCATTTGAGTTCTTTTGCTTTTTTATAACCTGTATTCGTTAATACTAAATGGTCTTCTGTAAGAACTAACTTTTTACCATTATCTAAATGGATTTTAATAAAGCTGGTAGGAGCGTTGTATTCAAATTTATTCAAAACCTTTTTAAATTCAAACTGCTTGGCTTGTTTGTCAAAGCTTAATACTTTAATCTCCTCTTCAAAATCAAAGACTTGTTTAATACTTTTTACCCCTTTATCAGTAAAAAGCTTAGTCCCACCTACTAGACAATGATGAAATTCATCAATTACAACTACTTGAAACTGTTTCACGGCTGAAGGTGGAACCTTGATAAGTCCTTGAATATTACAGATGCCAATTGGCTTCTTAGTGACTTTGGTCTTCGAGGTGATCTTTTCCACTTTCCCTTTACCAAAAAACTCAGTCATAGTGTCAAACATCATTTCAGCAATTGATTTACTAGGAGCCACGAACAAAGTAGGAAGACCTAGTTCCCAGACAATCTTAACCGCAGTTACTGTCTTACCAACTCCAGTTGGCATTACTAGAATTCCACGACCCTCGCTAACAGCGAGTTTCACGGCATCTTTTTGGCAGTAACGAAGTTGTGGCAGAGGCTTTTGAGTCACGAATTTAATTTGATTAGTTTTAGGCTTTTTACGTTTGTCAAGAACTTCTACGTCTATTTTTTCAGAATATAAATAGTCAAGGAATCTGGGCAAAAGTCCAGAAGGGAACTTCTTATTTTTATAAAGAAAGATAACGCGAGCCTTTTCAAGCTCGCGAGTTAAGAATAGCATTCTTTTTAGTTCACTCTGAAAGCCTACTTTAGCGGCTGAGTTATAACGATCCGACGAAATCTTGTCATTTAAGCTTTTGATGTATCTTAGGTTTTTGTTGTATTGAAAATTAACATTCTGATCAAGATACGACAATTCCTTCGCAAACTTCTCATCCTGAAAAGTCGTCGAGTTTTCCACTTGACAATATGAGTTAGAAACTGTTATCTTTATCACATGATCAGCTTAGCGTATTAGTCGTAAGTTGTCATTGTCAAAATTGTTGTTGACGCACTACAGGAAAGGGTGTAAAAGCAAGATATGCAAGATATTAAACTTAAGGTTCTAGAGTTTCTTCACGGGCAAGTTAATAAAGGCAGCATTCCACATATTCGAAAAGGTATGGTAGAGGACTTTGAGAAATTCATCGTTGATACTCTAAACGAGCGCCAAATGCAGGCCATGGCCGACCGTATGGCTTCTGCTATCGTACCTACTAAAGTCGAGGAAGCGAGCGACAAATGAGCAAGACAATTCTCAGTTCTGATGCTTCCAAAAAGAAAGCTCTCGCTGCTGTAGAAGAGATGGCAAGCGTTGTTAAAGCGACCCTAGGCCCAGGTGGGAATCCTATTATTATCCAGCGCACTGGGCAAAATTCAGACGGCTCGCCAATCGGACCACTCATTACTAAAGACGGAGTGACTGTCGCTGAATCTGTAGATTTTAAAGATCACGCTATGTCCACCATAGCTAAAGCCGTTCTTCAAGTTGCTAAGAATACCGTAAATCAAGCTGGCGACGGAACGACTACCGCCATTGTACTTGCCGAAGCTATTTTTAAAGCTGGCTATTCGCAACTCGCTCGTGGAATGAACGGTATTCAGCTTTACGACGAACTCAAAGCTATTAAAAACGAAATCATCGCAAAAATCGATGAGCGTAAAATCCCAGTGGGTCTCAAGGACGTTTATAACGTTGCTAAAATCTCCGCGAACGGAGAAGAAGAGATCGCTCAAATCGTTTCCGATGCTCTAGAGCAAGTCGGAGAAGATGGGCACGTTACAGTCGAGGACGCCAACTCACGTCATACTGAGTTGAGTGTCGTACAAGGTGCGGTCTACAAAAAGGGCTGGAAGTCTTTTGGACCATTCGGAACACACTTTGTTACTGACAAGGTTAAAGACTGTGCGCAGCTAGAGAAGCCAGCAGTGCTTCTTTATAACGGCAAACTTTCAGAGCTTCATGAGCTTGCAAAACTCATGATGAGTGTAATGGAAGTTGACCCTCAAAGTGGTCAAATTCAAAAACCAGTTCCATTTCTTATTATCGCTTCTGATTTCTCAGATGACGTAAAGAACATGCTCCTAGCTAACCGAGTTCAAGGTAAACTTCCAATCGTAGCTATCAAAGCTCCATTTGACGGAAGTCCCAATGCAATCACTGAGATTTTGGAAGACATCGCGGTTCTTACAGGCGGTAAAGTTTTTTCTAAAGGAATTAGAGAACTAAAAGATGGTTCTTCTGACGATTTAGGTTCTTGCGATAAAGTTGAAGTTGGATCAGAAGAGACTGTGATTTTTAAAGGTGCAGGTGATGAGGAAGCAATTCTATCTCGCGTGGATGATCTTAAAAAGGGCCTTGAGATTAAACAATACGAATTCGATCAAGAAAATCTTCGTATCCGAATTGGTAAGCTTGTAGGCGGTATTGCTATTATTCGCGCAGGCGGTGAGACCGAACTTGAGATGCTTGAGAAAAAAGATCGTATCGAGGACGCGCTTTGTGCAGCTCGCGTGGCTATTCAAGAAGGTATTCTTCCAGGCGGAGGATCGACTTTCTTTGAGATTTCAAAAGAAATCAATACCAATACGATTGCTGGAAAGATCATGCAAGAAGCTCTTCAAGCACCGATTAAACAAATCATTACTAATACTGGCCTTGATCCTGCGGTAATCCTTCATCAATTAGGATCGACTGAACTTGGCAAAGGATTTGACGCTAGGCGTAAAGTCTTTTGCAATCTTTTGGAATCTGGAATTGTTGATCCAGCAAAAGTGGCCAAATCTGCTCTTGAGAACGCAGTATCAATTGCTGGCCTACTACTAACCACGGGTGGTGCGGTAGTTCTTGCCGCTAGCTCAAACGAAGGTAAGCCTAATCCCTTGGCTATGATGGGACTGGAATGAGTAAGCCAGTCAAATTAAGCTACTCAGCGGCCAACACGTTTAAGGCGTGTCCTACTAAGTACTATCTTTCAAAACAGTACCAGTCAACTGGCCGTCCCTCGTACTTTGCATTTGGAACGGCTGTCGAGGCGGGCGTTACTGCTATGTTCAAGGGCGCCGATTTGAAAGATTCCATTGCAGAGTTTGATCGTAACTGGGAAACCGAGAACGTAGATCAGCCATCCAGAGCTTCTCCAATTTTTGATAATCCAGAAGTAGAATACTTTAAATCAGACTTAGACGAGTCATTATTGGTTCAACATGCCGATCTTATCAAAGATTGGGCAACGGAATTAGTTCCAGAAGAGTTTAACGCTACTCGTCCAGATAAAGACGGCAAAGCTAAAGTAGTTACTTGGCAGTCTATTATTGCAGAGATTTATTCAGACTTCGATAACGGATATAAAGTTAGCTTGGAACGAAAACGCTTTTATGCAAGAATTCACTGGCTATCTCTAGCAGAACGAGCAGCTCTAATGCTGACCGCATTGTGGAATGATATTATGCCAGATTTTGAATATCTGGTAGAGATCGATGGAGTCCCTGCTTGTCAATATAGAGTTTCTATTACCAATAACGACGGCGATGAGATTGTCGGATACGTGGATTACGTAGTTAAATTTAAGAGTAAAGAGTTTCCTGTAGTTTTAGATTGCAAAACTGCCGCAGCAGAGTATACTTCCCATAATATCAATACGAGTGAACAATTAAAAACGTACGCTTCAGCGCTTAGTAAGAAGATCGGTTCATTAGATGTAGGCTACCTTGTTCTTGTCAAGAAATTGAAGAACGACTCGGTTAGCTGCGACACTTGCGGACACGTTCGACCTCACGGTAGCAAAGCTAGAAATTGTACTCAAAAAGATTGTAAAGGCTCTTATTTGATCCCTAAGTTAAAAGCTGTTTGTCAATTGCTTACTAAAACTATGAAAGAGTCTGAGCTGGATTCCCAGATGGAAGACTATTCAAATGTTCTAGTAGCAGTGAAAAACGAGATTAACTTTAAAAATCCTAATAGCTGTATGCAATATGGTCGGCGCTGTGAATTTTATGATCACTGTTGGAACGGTAAGCCGCTTGATAAAATAAAAGAGATCAAACCTAAGCACCAAAAAGGAGACTGAAATGAGTCAATATTTCGATAAAGATAATTACGTGGGTGTGCATGAGCGCATCGCGAAGTTCCGAGAAGAGCACAAACAAGGAATGATTACTACCTTCCGAGAAAAAACCGCTGACGGCGAGTATTTTAAGGCTGTAGTATTTCGTAACTACGAAGAAGCTAAACTTTTCCCTAGCCTAGCTGCTGCTTCAGGCCATGCAGATGTGACTGAGAACGGTAAAAAGGCTTCTGAAAAAGCCGAAACGGTAGCAATTGGTCGCGCTCTTGCTATCCTTGGATATGAAGTTAAGAAAGGTCTTGCTTCTGCTGAAGAGATTGAACAATTCCAAGAACGCGAAGAAGGCGCTTCTCGTTTTGGTTCTTCTAAAAAAGAAGATGCTAAAGAAGAAAAGAAAGGTGGATGGTTTAATCGTTCCTCTAAAGAAAAGAAAGAAGAAGAAAAAGTAGCAGCTCCAGAAGCTTCTGAAGAAGAAGCTCCAAAGAGTTCACGTTTTTCTTCTAGATCGTCAGAAAGCAAAGAAACTAAATCTTCTGAAAAAGAAGAGGCAAAGGAAGAGTCATCGAACGAAGATTCATCCGAGGATAAAACCCCACTTCGTTCATCGCGTCCGTTTAAGAGTGGATCACGATTTACTCGCGGAGCAGGAGCTTAATTATGGAAAACACACAAGTTGTTATCAAGCGTTACTCTAACCGAAAACTCTACGATACCAAAGCGTCTAGCTATACTACCTTGACTGGTCTTATTGTCTTGTTGCGTAATGGCGTAGATCTCAAAGTAGAAGATGCTAAAAGTAAAGAAGATATCACTGGACCAATTTTAGCAGCAGCACTACTTGACAGGAAAGAACTTTTCAAGGATGCTAGTTCTGTAGCAGCGTTAAAGCAAATTCTTCGCTCAACAGAACCTATGTCTTCGCACATTAAGGAAGGAGTTTAGTCATGGCAAAAGAGGGTAATTTTATTAATATTGGATCAGTATCAGCTTCTAAGAGCCTAAACAGGCAAGCTGTTCAAGAACTTCGTAAATCGGGTCTTGGAATGAATGTTAAATTGTACATGCCTAACACCAAACTTGTGGTGGCTAACGGGGCTTGTATTGATCTCCGCTTCGGAACGCGTGAAAAAGACGCAGATTTCGTAGTAGGTCATGTGGGTCTTTATCTTGGCAATATGGCCATGAAAAAAGGCACTAGTCAGAATGACATTAATGATTTGAGAGACCTCGGCGGTGGTAGAGAATTTGAATATGATCTTCGTCTTCAGATCTATCTTGGAAAAGATGAAAACCGTGAACTTGAACTTCGCAATGGCGATTTGATTCATATCAATTTTAAACCTCACAAGGAATCTCCTGACTTCGTAGTTGGTAGTGCTTCATTGATCGAGGGGTAATTAAAATGTACAGACGGTTGACAAAAACCGTCGCAGATAAAGGCAAGTTGCTGCCAATCGATCAGATCGAATCCAATGTATTGGACCGAACTGTTGACTGGTATTGCTCGACTTTTATTTACGGCGAAGACGCATTTGAGTACTTTCAAACTCACAACAATAGCGTGAATGGGTACACTGGAGAAGTGTACACAGATACTCTTTATTGGGATTTGGACGCAGAGGGCGACTATAAGAAGGCTCATTCTAACTTGATGAAGCTTGCTTATAAACTTGCGGATCTTGGCTTGGACAAAGGACTTCGAGTTTACTTCAGTGGCAATAAAGGGTTTCACCTTTTCCTGGAAACTACTAGAAAGTTCACTCCAATTGAGACGGCAAACATTTGCTACAACCTAGCCAAAGATGCAGATGTAGATCCTGATGTATTTGATGCTTCTGTTTACAACGTCAATCGCATCCTCCGAATCACTAACACTAGGCATCAAAAGTCTGGTTTGTATAAAATCGAATTAGACCTTTCTGAGGTAGAGAAGAAGAGTGAAAAAGAAATTAGACTCTTGGCAGCTAAGCCTAGAGATATCGCGATCAAAACTGAGCGTCAGAACGTAGACGTGTTGTATGAAACTTACAACAAAGTCCCAGAGACTCCTAAAACCAAGCTCCAATTAGTTAAGCCAGCAACTGGAGAAGATGTTCCAGCTCCAGAAGAGATTTTAGCTCACGTACCCAAAGGTAAGCGTCGTTGCGTGCATTTGCTTGAGAATGGGTATTTTGGTCCTGGAGAACGCGAAGTAGCTTGTAACTATCTAGCGGCCTACCACCGATACTCTGGATATGATCAAGAGCAGAGTGTGGCTATTATTGCCACCGCACTTGAGAAGCGAAAGCGTATCTTTCCCGAAGTTAAAGACTTTACTGAAATGGAATTCTTGCGCCCTATTACTCAGGTTTATGCTAACGAAAATTATCGCGGAGGCATTTACAAATGTCACGACGTTAAGATAGCGAAATGGTGTCGCCACGCTGGATGTGAACATAAGCAGCGCTCTTCTAAATTGTTTCGAGCAGAAGACTTATGTGACATTTACGTTAAATACGGTAACGAAGCCCAGCTTCAGTATCCTAAGACGGGTTTGAAATGGCTTGATGAGCGTATCCGACTTCGCCCCAAAAACTTCTCGGTTATCAACGGGGCCAATGGTTCTGGTAAAACTAGTCTTGCAGTTCAAATTATGGAGAATTTGAATCGTCAGAAGATTTATAACATCATGTTCTCAATGGATATGGCGGATTCTAGTTTGTTCGAGAAGCTTGGAGCACGATTCACTAACTATACCCAAGAAGAAGTAGAAAGAGCATTTAATATCCACACTCGCGACGAAAGTGTCATGCAAGTTGTGATGACCGCTATTAAAGAGCGACTTCCGTACACCATTTTTGATTTTACTTCAGCAGTTACTTCTGAGCAGATCGTGGAAACTATTAATAACGCAAATGCGCAGTTTGGCATTCGCATTGAAGTTGCTTTCATCGATTACGCGGGTAAGCTAACTTCAGAAGCAGACAACTCGTACATGAGCGCAACTCATAACGCAGTTACGGCTTCCGACAATGCTAAGAACACTAATTGTCACTTGATTTATCTTTCTCAGGTCTCAAGAGAGCAAGGCGATCATACGACTCCAATGCGTACCTCTCGCGTGGCAAAAGAATCAGGAGCTTGGGAAGAAAACGCTACTTGCGTAATCAACTGTTGGAGACCTCTTGCAGATGGGGCCAATCCAGACTATGATAATTACATGCACCTTTACATCGGCAAAAACCGAAGCGGTCGAATTGAAGAAGGTGTATTTATGTGGGAAGGTATCAAGGGTGTAATCCGAGATATATCGTTCCAAGAATACGTGGAATATCGAGAAATTTGCACCCAACTGAAGCTTAAAGCTCCTACCATGTTTAAGGAAAAATTATCCACTGGAGAAGTGGTTCAGACCGACCGTTTGAATCTTAGAAAGTCAACTGATGAAATCGATGAGCAAGCAATACGTAAACGTTCTAACAAATAAGACGTATCAACAGGTTTTGAGTTATCTCAAGACTTGTGAATATGTTTCATTTGACTTAGAAACCGATTCTGCGACGGAGAAGCGCGCGCGGGTTATCGGCGTTGGCGTAACTGGTCATGTTAACCAGGGCTTTTATGTGGCATTCTGGAAATGGGATGCCGCGTCACAAGCTCTAGTTAGGCTTGTTTCAGCGGAAGACGAAGAAAAGTTCATTTGGGCAATGAGCGAGATTCTAATCAAAAAGAAGCTCATTATGCACAACGGCGTGTACGATATCACGGTCATGGAAGACTATTACGGCGTAAACCTTTTACCAGCCCTATACGCTGATACGATCCTTATGAAGCATACTCTCGATGAGGAGGGTCCATTCGGCCTTAAAGAAGTTGCTGTGAACCTCCAGGAGCAGCTTGGCATCCCAGAAGAGGAAGTGGCCAACCAAGAACAGATCGAGCTTAAAGAGTCTATTACGAAGGCAGGCGGTAAAGCTACTAAGACTCAAATGGACATCTACAAGGCTGATGTCGAAATCATCGGAAAGTATTGCTGTGCAGACGTGGATTTGACCCTTCGCTTGTTTGAGTACTTCAGTAAATTGATGGAAAAAGAGGGTCTGACTGACTTCTTTTATAACCAAGAAGTGATGCCCCTTTATAAGCTGGTCACAATTCCCATGAAAATTCAAGGACTTAAGATTGACCTAGAATATTTTAAAAACTTGGAAACGCAAATCAATTCTGATATAATGAGATTGTCAGGCGAAGTATTTGACTTGATCCGAGAAGATATTCAGCCGTTTATTCGGTCTTACCTCGACGATCACGTTAAGGCCACTAAGACTGGACGATTTGCTGAAGAGTTGCTGCGTTATTATAAGATCCCGATTCCTTCAAATAAGAAGACGGGCAAGCCCACACTGGCTAAAAGTGCTTTGCAGTCTCTAGCAGTTGATTATCCAGACAATGTAGCATTGACTTGGCTTCTTTACGAGCCTCCTTTCGAGGAGTTCGAAGAGATGCAAGAAGTTGAACAAAAAGATGGCACAAAAGCTATTATGCCTGTAAAAGTAAAGCGAGTGTTAGAGGACCCAAATCCTCCCACTCTCGAGGATGAAGTTGTTTACGCGGTGAAAAAGGCTATCTTTGTTGAAAAGAATCCTGATAAACCAGAAGTATTCAACTTGTCATCTAATGCGCACTTGTCTTGGTTGCTCTTTGAGCATCATGGATGCAAGGCGAAATCCCATTCCCGAGAGACTGGAGCCGCTAAAGTTGATAAAGAAGCTTTAGAGGGTTTCGATCATCTCCCATTTGTTCCCAAACTATCAGAACTTAAGAAGCAAGAGAAGTTATTGTCTACTTACGTTCAGCCCATTCTTGAAAAACAGATTGACGGCTGGCTGTATCCCTCCATGCTTCAATTTGGAACGACTTCGGGTCGTTATTCATGCGCAGGTGGACTAAACCTACAAACCTTGCCTCGCGACGATAAACGCATTAAAAAAGGCTTTGTGGCCCCCGAGGGCTATAAGATTGTCAACGCCGACTTTTCAGCACTAGAACCCAGGATCTTTTCGTGGGTATCAGGTGATGCAGGACTTAAGGCTGTTTGGCTTAATGAGCTTGATCTTTACTCGCAGATTGCAATTGACGTATTCGATTTGCAGGACGTTTCTGCTAAAGAGACTGACAAAAATTATCTAAAAAAAGTTCAACCCGACTTCAGGCAGAAGTCAAAAGTGTTTACACTTGCCGTAGTTTATGGCGCTAACGCATGGCGTATTGCCCAGCTTATGGGCGTGCCAGTAGAAGACGCTCAACAAATCATTGATAGATATCTCAATGCTTATCCAGAATTGCAAAAATACATGCGTAATCAGGAATACGAAGCAACGACAAAAGGCTTTGTTAAAACTAAATTTGGTAGAGTGCGTCACCTTCCAAAATGCAAAGAGTTAAACGAACGTTTTCGTGGCCTATTAAAAAGTAAAAAACTAATGAAAGAACACTTAGGCGAGCAGCTAGGCAGTGAAATTTATTACAAATATCGTAATCTTTTAAATAACTCTAAGAACTTTCCCATTCAAGCAACAGCAGCACATGTATGTAATGCTGCTATGATTAAGCTTGCAAAAGAAATGAAAAAACACAATATTGATGGCTGGATAGCATTAACCATCCACGATGAAATAACGTGCATTGTCAAGGAAGATCAAGCTTCGATAGTAGCTGAGATGTTAAAAGACGCTATGGAAAATAACGAAGTAACCAGACAAATTGATATTCCTATTAAAGCGGAACCTTTAATTGGGGATAATTTTGCAGAAGCTAAATAGTGGTACAATAAAGTGTCGTTGCTTATTTTTAAAGAATTTGCTAATCTAAATTTAAGGAGTTCTAATGTCTAAGAAAAAACAACCCAAAGCCCTCTCTCCTAAAGAAGTCAACAAGAAATTTGTTGACTCAATGAAGAAAGTTGGCACCATGCTAGGAAAAGAGCCAGCCGAAGTTACTCAAGCTGAATTTTTTGCAAATGATCCTAACGAACTAACCGCCTGGGCGATCAAATCCTCTGGCGGATTTGAGAACATGAAGAAGATGTACTTTCATGCAGACACCGACGTTGTAGCAGACACGGCTTCTAAACTAGTCGCTGCACACCGAAAGAAACTAGACAAGCAATACGGCAATCGCATCTATACAATGGAAGAGCTATCTAGATCCATTACTGACGCAGTTAGTAGAATTAAATTTAATATTCACAAGCCTGTAACTCAAGTAGCCAAGTCTTCTAAAAAATCACGCACAATTTTAGCTCACCTCTCAGATACGCATTTTGGGGCTAACATTGATTCTGCTGAAATGGGTGGAGCAAACCAGTTTAACTGGGAAATTGCTTCTCGTCGATTAGCGGCCTTTGCTCAACAAATTGCAAATTACAAACGTAACTATCGTAAAGATACTGACCTTGTTCTGTGCATTAATGGTGACATTATAGCTGGCATGATTCACAACCAAGAATGGTTCGTAGATCTTTTGACAGTTCAACATTTAGGAACCATGTCTTTGCTTACACAGTTTATCAGCTATCTTGCTACCCAGTTTGATAAAGTTGATGTGTACTGTACGCCTGGTAATCACGGTCGTATGATGCATAAATCTAGCGGAACTCGCGCAACGACTCACAAATACGACTCACATGAAAACATCATTTATCATTCAGTTAAAGCAGCTCTTGTTGCTTGTAAGAATGTTAAGATGCACATTCCTATGGCTCCGTTTGCAATCGTAGAAGCGCAAGGGCATCAATTCTTTGTGACTCATGGTGATACGATTATTAACGTTGGCAATCCTGGAAACTCTCTTAACATGCGCTCCATCAGCGCCCAAGTTAACAAGCTCAATGTGTCAGATATTGGTGGTCAAGTGAAGTTTGCAGCCATTCTAGCAGGTCACGTTCATACGCCTACCGTGCAACTTATGGAAAACGGTTGTATGCTAATTATCAACGGTTGTTTGAGCGGTCTTGATCCTTATGCGCAGTCTATCTCGATCTTCGAGAGTCATCCTACTCAGCAATTATTCGAAATTACTAGGTCTCACGCAGTAGGCGATATTCGCTTGATTCAAGTTAAAAATGCAGATAAAGATGCTTCTTTAGATAAGATTATCAAGCCTTTCCGTAGGGAAGATCTAGACGTTAAATAAAACTTGACTTTTTGCATCAAGTTTGGTAGTCTCACACTAGAACTTCTATAGGAAAGGAAGAATAATGCGCACCAAAAAGGCAAAAGCCCTTCGTAAAGAATTAGGTTTCGACCCTAAAGCTCCACGTCAATATACCGACAAAGTAGTCGGTCGTAAGTTGATGGAAGATGGCAAGGTAGAAAACGTTCATCAACGTTTTAATGCTAAGGGATCTCCTCGCGCTATTTATCAAGCAGCAAAACGAGATAATCAATGAAAATCGTAAGCTTTACTGCACCTATTGGTGGTGGAAAAGACGCTTCCGCAAAACTACTTTCTGATATTGGACTTTCTCAAGGTAAGATCAGCTTCGCTGGCCCTATGAAAGATATTTGCGCCAAAGTATTCAATATCAAGCGTGAAGATATGGAAGATCCAGTTAAAAAGGTTGAACCTTTTGCAGAGCCGTTCGCCTTTACTAGAAAACATCTTCGCGAAATTTTGAACCTAATGGTACAAGCGCTTCCAACAGAAGAGTTTCCTTATAACATCAATACCGTGACAGAGTATGGCGTAGTCGGCGTCACAATGAAGTCTATTCGACATATCCTTCAATTCGTTGGAACTGAAGTTATTCGCAACAAAGTACATCCTGATTGGCACCTTCAAGCAGCGTTCTCTAATAGAGTTTTGTCTCGCTTGAATCCAGAAGGAACTTACTGCGTCACCGATGTTAGATTTCCTAATGAGTTTAAATTTCTCCGAGACAAGTTCGCTGAGAGCTTTTATGGTTACTATATTGAACGTCCTGAAGCCGAAGAGCGCTTGAAAGCCGCTACGCATCCATCAGAACGACAGGTTATTGAGGTTAGGCAGTTAGTCGGAGAAGAGAACGTCGTTAAAAACGATGGAGATCTAGCTGATCTAGAGAAGAAACTAAAAAATCTTCCGTTCGTCACGGGAGAAAAGCCTGTATCTTCTGGTAAAAAGAGGAGCAAGTTTAAGTTCTCCGACGAGAAAGGTAAAACCCTTCTCGGTGATTAATGACTACGGAAACCCTTGAGCACATAGAGTTTGAAACAAAGTATTCGATCGAAGATCATCTCTTGATTGAGTTCAAGCAGATTGTTGAAGCCTTGCCTGAAACTAAAGCTTTTATTTACGTCGAGGGTCCTGACCTTTATTTTACCTATCCTGATTGGTGGTTTAAAAACAATCAACAATGGGACGCAGAAGGCACTTTTGCACGTTACCGAAAGCCTTCTTATGGTTTGGATAATGGCCGTAGACAGGTTACTTGGAAATACAAGCCTATTGATTCTAAGAACAACATTCAACGTGAAGAGCTTAATTGGGATCTTAAGAATGAAACTGACGAAAAGACTGTTTTGCGACAACTAGAACGAAGCGGTGCGTCATTTAATTTCTCGATCATCAAAAATTGTCATATCTATAAAATGGATGATGCCACTGTAGTTTTCTACACTGTGTACGACACTACGGATGGCAAGCCCAAAAAGGCAGATTCTTTTATTGAGATAGAAGTCTGTGAAGAGAAGATAAAAAATATGACTCCAGATGAAGCTTTTGCTATCATCGCTAAATATGAGAAGATTCTAGAACCTCTTGGGATTAATGCCAGGAAGCGGCTTAAGAAAAGTCTTTTTCAAATGTTTGTTAGGAGGAAGTAATGATCGAAATTCTAGCAGTATTAGCAGTATTTTTCGTATTTAGTTACGGGGCTGTTTATTGTTTCCGAGAGAACAAGAAACTTAATACTCCAAAAGTCAAGGTTAAAGTACCTAAAACTCCAGTTCAAGAAGCAATGCTGGGAATGGCTGCTCAACTAGAGAAAGCTATGCACAGTCCAGATCCTCTCGCTGGTTTAGTAGATAATTCCAAAGAAACCGAAGACGCTTTTAATCCTACTCAAGTCTATATTCATCGAATTGAAGAACTTGAGAAGGTAATTATCTATGATCCTAAGATGCAAATGGCACAAGATGAGAACTACAAGTGGCCCGTTAATAAGGCCATGATGAAAAAGAATTATATTTACATAGGAGAATTTTAAATGGACAAGATTATTGCGTTTCTTAAGAAATCGATTCAAAAGCTTAATGAGTACGGCGTCCCTCTGCCTTTGATCAGAATTAATGGATACCCTACATTCACAGGAACTATGGTATTCATCAGTTTTAATACTGCTCTTTTAGGTCAAATTGGTAAAGTTACCAATCTCCTAGGCGCTGTAGACCTGACTCAAGCAAACTACCTTTTTGGTATTTGTCTTGCTGCTTACCTTGGTAGAAAGCTTCAAAGTAATGGCTCCACCAAATCCCTCGATATGGAAGCTAAAGGTGGTAAGGAAGAGCCTAAATGAAATTTGAACTAATAAACTGGATGGCAGACTCGCTTGAGTCTTGTCAAGATCTAATGCAACTCCAGTTTGCAAAGAACTTATTTGAAAAGGTAGAAACTACTCCAGAACAAAAAATGTTATTGACGGAAGTGGCCAATTTAGTAGAAGATAGAATCAGGAGACAAGATGGAACAATGGCTTGAGAATCTTTATAAAAAGAATAAGATAATCTTTTTCTTGCTAATTCCTTTGGTTATCTTAGTTATCTTCAAGAATCTTATATTCTCATTTTTGGCTCGAAGCGTCAAAGGCGAAGTTAAAAACGCTATTAAGAAAGACGATGAGCTTAAAAGCACTCAAGATAACCTCGTCAAAGAGTCTGAGAAGCATAAGGCACTTGCCGATGCTAAAAAAGAAGAAATTAAAAACAATGATGCTGCGTCTGTTTCAGAGGACTGGCACAAAAATAGGAGACCTAAATGAGCAAAAAATCACTTTCAATCGGCCTAGTTTTGGGAGCAGCACTTGCTCTCGGTGGTGTAGAAGTCAAGCGTCAACTTGATCTTCGCCCTATGTTCGCAGAAGGAACCTGCATTCAACCTAAAGATGGCAGCGCTCCTCCAGCACAAGTTCGCAAGTTCAGCAAAGAACGTCAAGCATACTTGCTTGCAGTTCAAGTTGCTCCTGGTCTAGCGCTTCCTGTTGTTGTTAGTAAAGCTGACTTGGAAGCAATGGAACTTGATCGCGTAGATTGCGAGTCAGGGGAAGTGCTTGAATAAGCTAATCCACAGCTTAGTTTTGATCTCAATGTTGGGGTCGCAGGTGGCAATGGCTGACTGCGACTTCAGCACTGGTGTACAGTCCAGTGGAACTGGATACCTTTATACAAAAGAATGTCATAAAAAAGTCGGGAAACTGGTTGAAGACGCTGACAAACGAGAAAAGCAAGTTGAACATCTTGAAAAGGCTTTGGATCTAAAAGATCTAGCCTTGAACAAAGCCGACGAACGAAACGGATTGCTCAGAGAAAGTCTTTACAAAGTAGAAGATCGCGTCAATACAATGGAAAAGCTTCAAGAATCTAACAAAGTTCTCTATTTTATAGGTGGAGTTCTCTTCACTGGATTGGCTGTATGGTCAGCGGGCCAACTGAGAAAATGAAGAAAATCATTATTACATTATTGCTTTTAAGCGGCTGCGCTTCTACTTCTCAATTGATTGAGTGTAAGAAAGTCTGCCGAAATAGTAACGTTCAAAAGTTTCAGGATGACAATTTGACTTGTGCATGCTATCCTAACAACTAAGGATAGTTATGAAACCAGGCAGAGCTTACAAACACGACTCTTTTAAAGATCTAGCAATGCTCGTGACTAAAGCTAAAGACACTGAAAGCGGTCTTGATCTTGAAGTCAGTTGGGTAGTGATTGGAGTTGGCTTGGACACTATTATTCCAGAAAAATATTTACTAATAATTCAGTATCAAGATCTTCCAAAATGGAAAGAATACAACCTCAAGGAGCGAGTTCTAGTAAACGACTTCCGTGTCAAGAGGGGTTAAGATGACCACTAGATTTGAACGTAAAACAAATCCACCTAGCGAAATCATTACAGATCCAGCCGAGCTAGAGTTATTTATCGATATTAACAACCTAAATGGCGAACTTCAGGATCAACCGTTGCTTATGCACAAATGGGCCAAGCTCAAGTCACAAGCGGGCCGCCGCGTCAAAGCAATCAAAGCAAAACTCTATCAAGTAGAACGACAGGTCTACGATAAACTTGCGTTTAAGGGCCTTAAAGTCAAGGACATGGAACTTATGGCTAAGACTGATAAGAACGTTCTACAAGTTCAAAACGAATTAGATGACGCAGAAGCGCAGTTTGAATACCTAACTGATGTAGTTTGGTGTTTCAGGCAACGGCACGAATCATTAAAAGACTTGGCAGCCAACGCTAGAAAAGCTATGTTGGATTAACAGGAGATCAAATGTCAAAACTTAAAGATGCCGCAAAAGCCTTTTCTCAGTACATTAACAACGAGTATAAAGAGGCTGTATCTTATACCCCTGACACTGATGCTATTGCAAAAGTTACAGTCAATAAGTGGGTAGAAATGAACGACGCGTTTCAAGATTCTATCGAGCTTCCAGGTCTTCCTTTTGGGGTCATCACTTGCATTTATGGCAAGCCTGACACTGGTAAAACTACGCTGCTTATGGAAGGCATTGCCGCTTGTCAGCGTCAGGGCATCCTACCTATCTTAATTTTAACTGAACATAAGTTTGACTTTGATCGTCTGGGTGATTGGATGGGCGCTGATGCTTCAGAAATGGTTGTTCTTCACGCCGACACGCTTGAGCAAGGCTACGCCTTCGCTGAAAAGATCATTAAAGATGTTAAAACTGGCAAACTAGTCGTTGAACAAGAAAAAGGCGATGACATTGTTATCGACTTGAGCGATTTGGATTGTTATTTGTTTTGGGATTCTATCGGCAACACTTTGTCAGAAGCTCAGTTAGAGTACGCCGTGGGAGACTGGAAAAAGAGCATGGGCGAACACGCCAAAGCCATCAAAGCTCTTACCAAACGGATTAACCACTTCCTTAGTAAAGTTCGAGATAAGATCGGAGTCACGCTGCTTAATCAAAGTTATGCGTCGATGCCTTCTTATGGCCCGTCTGTTGAAACCCCTTACGGTGGCGATGGAGTGCCCTATTCTTCTGCTTTGGTGATTAGGACTCGTCGTAAAGGTGATTTGAAAGTTACTGTGGGCGGTAAAGAGGCTGTGATTGGTTTGGAAACACTTCTTGAAGTGAAAAAGAACCACATCAGCAATCGCAAAGTCAAAGCCAGCGTTTATACAGTGGCTAGCGGCATCATTCCAGCGACCAAAGAAGCGCTAGAAGCCAATAAGAAGTTTATGATTAAGCGCCAAAAAGAACTAGACGCAATTAAAGACGAAGAATAAAGTACGTCAAAGAACGGAGCCTTAAATGGGCAAACGCCGCAGTTTCGATAAAGAAGAAGCTCGAATTGACCGATTGCGTCAAGAAAATAAGAGACTGAAACACCAAATCAGCTCTCTCCGAAAGCAGTTGTCTAGAATTGATATCGATAGGTATCAAAATCTTAAAGACTTAGTGGAATCACAAGCTCGCAAAGACGCCGAATCTGAAAAATCTTTACAAAATCAAAAGATTCTGGAACAATGGAAGTGTCATTCTCCTCATTGCGATGGCGGACATTTGTTTATTATCCCTGTCTCCAGGAGAGATGGTGTGTTTTATTATCGAAAGTGTGATAAATGCCCAAACAGGACCAAGCTCCAAAAGTATGGTCCAGATGTAAAGGGCGTTAAAAAGGAAGATTCGTAACATGCCAGTCAGAAACTACCAATGCATTGATTGCGGCTTTCCTTATCGAAAGCTCTTGCAAGGAGGGGACGATAAGAAAGCGGTTTGTCCTGAATGCGGCACTGTTAACGAGCCCGAACTGGTAAGCTCGGTAAGCGCTACTGTCTACGAAACTAAAGACAAGCGTCGTGGTAAAAAGCACATGAAGAACCAAGAAGGCTTGATGAAGAAACGGATGCGAGAGCATCACGACCGTTATGAACTTGCCGAAAAGATCGATAAATACGGTATGGACGACGCAAAGCGGTACGGATGGGACAAGAAAATAAAAAAGACCTAGACAAAGCTCTTAATGTCTCTGACTCCTAGCGGTTACACTCCAGGAAAAGGTTTCGACAATGAAGACAAGCACGAACCCTCTGTTTTCGCTCAAGGAGAAACTTTTGAACAACTGATCGTAAACTGTTTTGTTTAAAATTCAAAAATGCAATGCATCTAACTCTAAACCTTAAAGTTCTTCGCGAGATGGACAATGACATGTTGCGTCTTGTAAACTTGGTGCGTCAATCCGTTAAAAATGAACAAAAACGCGGTAAACTGTTAGAAGAGATTCAAAAGAAGCGGGAAGCAATCTGCTTACTTTACGATCACTACGAGGCAGTTATTAATGGAAAGAAGACTTCTAGCCCTAGATCTGAGTAACAGATGTACTGGCTGGGCTTTATTTGACTTAGACACCAAGAAACTCATCAAATGCGGCTTTATTAGCAGCAATGAGAAGGGTATTTCCACGCTTAAATATCCACGCAAAGCTTTAGAACAAATCATTCGCATGTCCACTGACGTTGCTAAACTCATAAAAGATCTTGCCCCAGAGAGGCTTGTCGTCGAGGAAGTTAATCGCGGCATCTCTCGCATTGGTCAAAAAAGCCTTGATGCACTACACTTCTTTGTTCTTTTTTCTTTGAGAGAATCTTTTCCAAACTTACTTGACTCACTTGAATATTTAGATTCTAATGGGGCTTCGGGATGGAGAACATTTTTAAAAATGAAACTCAGTGATGCGGATAAGAAGCACAATGCTAAAGCTCGGAAAAATAACAAAAAATCCAAGATAAAGATTCCAGTTTTGAACTGGAAACATCTTTCAGCACGATTTGTAAATGATCGTTATGACCTAGGTCTTGACGTAGACAAAAGGGAATCCGATGGTGATGTAGCTGATGCTATTTGTGTGGGTTTAGTTTTCTTAAATAGATAGATCGGAGGCGACATGGGACTTTTCGACGCGAGGCCAACTTATGGCCCGTTTGAGTACACTCTTGCATATAACATCTGGAAACAAGCGCGTGTTGATGCGTATTGGCACCCTTTCAATCAAACTTACGAACAAGATGTAATGGACTTTAAAACCAAGCTGGTTGAAAAAGAGAGATCTTTGATTGGCCAGGTATTGAAGAGTTTTACTCAACTTGAGCTTATCGTCGGCAATGAGCATTGGGCTGAGATGGCCAACTGGTTTCCTAAACCAGAGATTCAAATGATGTGTTTACAGTTCTCCGCTGACGAAATGAATCATACTGTAGCGTATTCACAGATCGATGAAAATCTAGGTATCAAAGACTACGCTGGATTCTTGGAAGATCCTATTGTTCGCAGTAAACTAGACATGCTAGCTACCAAGGCTAAAACTAGGGAAGAGAAAGCCGTTTCGCTTGCTGTTTTCTCTGCTTTTACTGAAGGCGTTTGTCTTTTCTCAGCCTTTGCAATTCTACTCAATTTTAAGCGCAGAAAACTCCTTCCTGGTATCGGAAAGATCATTACTTACTCTATTCGAGACGAATCTATGCACTCTGCGGCAGGATGTTGGCTATTCCGTACTCTAACAAAAGAGTACGAGTTCATGACTGATGAGTTCAAAAAGAAAGTATACGATGCTGCTCGCATGGCGGTTCAGCTAGAAGACGACTTCATTGACAAGGCTTTCGAGCTTGGAGACGTAGAGGGTTTAGCCAAGCACGATTTGAAGCAATTTATTAGACATAGAGCTAACTCAAAGCTTAAAGAGCTTGGACTTAAGATGAACTGGAAAACTATCGATGTAGAAGCTGTTCGCAGGATCGACGAATGGTTCAGTCTTCAAAGCGGAGGTTCTACCCTAGGTGATTTCTTCTTTGAACGTCAAACGGACTATGCAAAAGGTAATAAGAACTTCAGTAACGTTTTGGTTAGGAGAGTGTTGTGAGCCTAGAAGAACTTCAAGTCGCTAAAGAAGCTCCAAGTTGGTATGATTCTCGTAGTTTTGAGACCGTTCAGGGTGGCTATCTTTTACCTGGAGAAACTCCAAAAGGGATGTATCGAAGGGTGGCTAAGGCAGCGGCTCTAGAAGCCGAAAGACCAGATCTAGAAGAGCCGTTCTTTATGATTATGTGGGAAGGTTGGCTTGGACCAGCTACTCCAGTTCTTAGCAATATGGGAACCAATCGAGGTCTTCCTATTTCTTGTTACAAAACTGAACCAGACGATTCTGTTGATAGCATTTTTAAGGTAGCTCACGAGATTGCCATGATGTCAAAATGCAGCGGTGGGGTAGGTATTATTCTGGATAACATTCGTTCTCGTGGATCTCCTATTGCCAATGGAAGTAAGTCTAATGGTATTGTTCCTTGGTGTCAGGTTTATGATGTTGTAGTTCGTACCGTTGCTCAAGGGAATCGTCGCGGAGCTGCTTCAGTCAATTTGGATATCGAGAGTGCTGATTGGGATGAGTTTGTTGAGATGCGCAATACTGAGGGCGATCCTGCGCGTCGCGTCAAAAGTCTTCATCTTTGTACTCTGATTAAAAACTCTTTTATGGAGAAAGCTCTAGCAGGTGACGAGGATGCTTGCAACAAGCTTAGAAAACTCCTTCATACTCGATGGGAAAACGGTGAACCTTATGTGTTGTTCTACGATCATGTAAACGACGCAGTTCCTAAAGAATACAAAGACAGAGGATTTAAAGTCAAAGGAACCAATATCTGCTCTGAGATCCTTCAATATACAGATACTCAGCACAGCGTAGTGTGTTGTCTTAGCTCCTTGAATCTAGCGTCCTATCATACGTGGAAGCTAGTAAAGATCAATGATATGAGCGTTATTGAGCTTGGAGTCAGGTTCTTAGACGCTGTGATGACTGCTTTCATTAGAATGGCCAAAGAGATTCCTGGCCTTGATAAAGCCGTGAGAGGGGCTGAGAAAGCTCGTAGCCTAGGTCTTGGAGTGATGGGCTGGCACAGCCTACTTCAATCACAAGGAATGGCATTTGATACCTCGTGGGACGTAATGCAGTTGAACGCTGAGATCAGTAGGAAGCTTAGAACAGAAGCCGATGAAGCAAGTCAAAAACTTGCTAGTGAGTATGGAGAACCAGAGTGGCTTGTTGGTTCAGGTCGTCGTAACATGCATCTACTGGCCTATGCTCCTACTCGATCAAACTCAACTATTTGCGGTGGTGTTTCTCCGAGCATCGAGCCTTGGGTATCTAATTACTATCTCGACGAAGCTGCAAAAGGTGATTTTCCAGTAAAAAATAAAGAATTGCAAAAGCTATTGGCTTCTAAAAATAAAGATGTTTGGGAAGTTTGGAAGACTATTAACAAGGCCGAGGGATCAGTGCAACATCTTGATTTTCTTTCGGAACACGAAAAGAAAGTATTTCGAACTGCTAGAGAAATAGACCAAAAAACTCTAATTACACAAGCTGCACAACGACAACGTTGGGTGGATCAAGGTCAAAGTTTGAATCTATTTTACCCTTTGAACATTGATGCTCAGAAAGTCATGGACGATTTCGTTTTGGCATGGGAGATGAAGGTACAAACTCTTTACTACGAGCGCACTGGAGCTGCTATTAAAGGTGATGTTTTGGAAGAGTGCGAGTCTTGCCAAGGATAATTCTTGACTTTTTAACTAAGAATTGGTACGATTTGTCATGAAATGGGACGAAAAACGATCAAAATTAGTGGATTTGAGCCAAATTCTAAGCTCAAAATGCCAAAAAAGGAACATAATTCGTCTATTTCCAGGGAAAATATTCTATTTTGTGTCCTTATTCTCTTTGCAATCTCCTACTTTGGATACGGACTCGTCTATCCAAGACAATACGATTCTCTCGGAGAGGCAATCAAGCGTCATCAACTTAGTTTGGTCGAAAAAGAAAGGGAAATAAATGAAAGTCAAAGTAAAGAAGCTGGACCCTCGTGCGGTAGTCCCGACGTATGCCAATTTAGGAGACGCGGGACTGGATCTGACAGCGATCACGATGGAAATAAAGGATGGACGAATCGTTTATGGGACTGGCTTAGCAATTGAGATTCCCGAAGGATTTGTAGGACTTATCTTCCCTCGTTCCAGTATTTGTAAAAAAGATCTTCGATTGACTAATTCAGTTGGAGTTATCGATTCTGGTTATCGTGGAGAAATCAAATTCTTCTTTGAAGCAAAAATTACTCCAGTAAAAGTTTTGGGCGATAAGTGGGATACTCACGGAAATCTGTACGAAATCGGGGAGCGTGTTGGTCAACTCGTAATCATGCCTTATCCTCAAATCGAACTCGAAGAATCTGAAGAACTCTCTGACACCGCTCGCGGAAGTGGAGGATTTGGATCATCTGGCGCATGAGAAAACTTTACTTTGCTTTTCTTCAATGGTTGAATGACGGTGAACCTAGCCGTCAAGAAGTCCAGCATCTTCTTAAGACTCACTACCGTTTTTATGCTACTAGGAGTAACAACCAGCGAAAAAGAGCAATGATTCTCAACTATTACGCAATGGGTTATACGCCAACAGATATAGCAAAAGCATTTAAATGCACTCGTGAACGAGTTAGACAAATCATACGAAAAGCATTAGAGATGCATAAGTATTCGAATTACTTGATCTAATAGAACTTGACTTTTATAGTCAACTATGCTAGCATACTAGTATGAGTGAGCAAAAGAAAGATACAGAAGGCATGGGAGAACTTGCAGCACAATATGATGCTTGGTTACGTTCAAACAATGTCATCACTACTCTCACTCACAACACCATAGTTTTAAATCTATACGTTCAGTTTCCGATCAAATACGTAGAGTATCTGATGGACCCTGATAACGAAGAATTGGATTTAACGGTGTATTTAGGATTTTGGAGAGCATTATTTACCAACAAGAAGAGAATGATGGACAAGATGTTTGCAATGTTCAGCGAGTACTTGCCGAACTATAAAGTCACTCTTCGCGTAGCTCTCTATAGATCTAACCTTGAAAGGAAGGTATCCAATGGTAAAGCTACTCGTTCGAAGCTTCGTAGTGATGTCGATTCTGATGATCTTGTTGAGTTACAGCAAAACTTTGATAGAAAAACGTTCACAAGAGACGATTTCCTTTCTAAATCCGAAGGAATCGGAAGTTCTTCAAATTCAGGAAGTGATCTTATTTCTTCAGCCAGCCTATCAAAAGGAACCTCTGAAGGCGACTCAGATAGCTGAACACATTCACAAAGCGCTAAAGCCTCATCAAATTGATTGGAAGCTGTTTGTTTCTATCTTGTTTCAAGAGTCTTCGTTGAGAGTTGATCCCCAGAATTGTCTGAAACAGCCAGAAAAATGCACTGGAGATTATGGAATCGGTCAGATCAATGGTCGAGTATGGAAAGAAGCTCTGAATTTAGATACCAAGAAACTTAAGACTGATCCTAAATACGCAATCATGATGACTGCGAAGATTCTTGCAAATTATAAGAAACGATATGGTAATAAAGAGCTTAATTGGTATACTCGTTACCATTCTGGAACTCCTTCAAAAAGGGCTGATTACCAGGCCAGGCTAAATAAGGCTTTTGAAAAGATCAATGATTTTCTCGATTCACAGCGATATGTTGCTTCAATGAGCCAAAAATAGCTCATTTCGTGATAAACTCAAGGAATGAGTGACGAAAATACTACGGATAACAATGTTACCTTGTTTCCAAAACAAGATAATCAAGAAGTTCAAACACTTCCAGTGGAAGTTGGCACTTTTGATCAAGAGAAAATGTATCAACGGTTCGTTAGAGGTATCACCTTGACCGCTATCGCTGAGGAATTTGGAATCAGTTATGCCACTATCAAGCGTTATAAAGATAAGCTGGAATGGGACGCTCGGAAGGAACGGGACCTTGAACAAAAAGCCTTCTTGAACGAATCTGAAGTTGATACGATTGCCAGGGAAACATATTCCAAGCTTCTGAAAGTCTGCTACCGTTTAGTGTCCGATCTTGAGCGTTCGGTTTTTGAAGTTGACGCAGAGCAACAAGCTCGCTCTGTTCCTCTTAAAACTATTACCGATGCTGTAGAGAAACTCACTAAGCTTCACTATTTTGCCCAAGCTGGTGGAGTAGATAAAAAGCAAATCGAATCAAAACATACCCAAGTAAATGTTGACTACACAGAAATGGCTAAGTTATACATGTCAGCTAAAAAAGAAGGCGTGGATTATGACGCCAAATCACATCTAAAAGACGTGATCGAAGGTAATTTTACCCGAGTAAAGAAAGAGCGAGAGGATAAAAACGATGCTTCAGATGAATAAAACTCATCTTGGAATGGACATCGTTAGTTTCTTTGAGTGGGAAGGAACTCTTGGTGTCAAGAATCTCTCTCCAGCTCAGAGGATAGCGCTGAAAGCTATTCGAGCAGAGCCTTTAGATGAAACTACTCCTATCCCTGCGTCTCACGAGTTTCAAGATCTAGATTTTGCTAATGAAATCGAGATGTTCAAGCATTTTAGTGGTAAAGACGACTACATCCCTACTCATTGTTCTGATGCTTCGCTATGTTGGGGCCGTCGATCTGGCAAATCTACTACAATCGGTGCAGGCCTTGCTATCTTTTACGCCACGCAATTCGACTTTAAACCTTATTTAGGCACGTCGCCACATGCCACAATTCCAATTATTTCTCCTACCAAAGAGCAGGCTGGAGAAGTTTATGCGGCAATTAAGTACTTTTTTCTCCGCAGCCCTTATCTCTTTAACACTTTTCTTGATGGTAAAACGGGCTCTTTTAAAGAAGAATACACTGAAGAAGATTTGAAGAATCCTAGCGTTTTGGCAGGTGGCCAGATTCGTTTGAATAACAAAGTCATCATTAAAGTAATGGCTGCTGATACCTCCAAGATTCGAGGTATGGCCGTTCCTTTTGCGATTCTAGACGAGGTGTGCTTCTTTGGCGCCGAAGGTACTGACTCCAAGAATACCGACGTTTCTATCTACGAAGCCTTGGCTCCTGCTCTCTCGCAGTTCCAATCCATCGAAGGTATGGCAATGGTGCTTAAAATCTCTTCGCCTAACGGCGAATCTGGTCTTATGTTTAACGACTTCGAGCGTAGAAAAGAAGACGACGTGCTGCATTTACAAGTCCCTACTTGGTATGCCAACCCTACTATATCAGTTAAGTATTTGAATAAACAGAAGAAAAAAGGAATGTCGTACTTTAACCGAGAGTACGGAGCCCAATATACAGCTTCTGAGGCAGCCTATCTTGATCCTGCTCTGATCGAGGAGACGCGTTTAAAAGGCCTTCCAGAGCGCGAATTTGACCCTACCTACCGTTATGCTGCCTCAATGGACTATGCCACTAAAAGAGACTACTGGGCCTTTACGATTGGCCATAAAGAGTATTATATCGATCAGAACGATAAGACTCGAAAAGAACGCGTCGTTATTGACGTGGTAAAATACTGGAAGGGAACTGACGGCGCTGAACTTAATCCTGACACGGTGATCGAAGAGATTTCTGGATACCTTAAAAGATATCGAGTAGCTTATTGCATTGCCGATCAATACGCTTTTGCCGCAGTGAAGCAATTGTTCATGAAATACAATTGCATGGCTAAAGAATACAAAGTAACTAATGCTTCAAAACTGAAATATTACTATAGCTTACAAGTATCCTTAAACTCCAAACTACTGCAAATTGTTGACGTTCCTTTGGCATTTAAACATTTGAAAGATCTTCGAGAAAAGCGCTCTTCTCATTCAAATACGGTACGTATTGAACATGCCCAAAACTGCAAAGACGACATTGCTAACGCAATCGCTTTGGTGGTGTATCAGTTTGATAAGACAAGCCCTTTGTACATAGGGTATACTCATGAAGAGAAAGATGATCACAAAGAAACTAAAGACGCATTGGGTAAACAGATCGCAATGCCGACCGCTCAAGACCTAGCTGACCATGTTGGATTAGCCGACTTTTACGATAATCGTAAGGAAGAAGAAGCTAAAAAACAAGAAGAGGAATCTGGCGAAAAGAACGATGAAGATGGTGACTTCTTCTTCGTATTTTGATAAGCTAATGGAGAATTATGGCTGAACAGCAAAAACAATCATTTCTAGGAAAGATCAGAGAAGCTGTTGAAGCTACTCTCGATTCTTATATTTCAAAAGCACGCACTTCTGACGGATCTCCTGTTATGGAAAAAGAAGACCGTAAATCTCAAGTTGAGCTTGAATGGGCTGAACGAGATCAATATGGTTGGAAGCAAAAACAAACTATGGTTTCTAACCAGACTCTTAGGAGTATGGCTCGAAAAGATAGCGTAATTATTGCTATTCATCAAACTCGTCTTGGACAAATCAATGAGTTCTCAGAAGAACAAAAAGACAAATATTCTCCAGGATGGATTGTAGAGGCTCAAGAAATCGCCGATTATACAGATGAACAGAAGCTAGAACTAGCTGATCCTCTTCTAGATGAAGAAATGTATAATAATAAAAAGTACGAATTTGAGAAAGAGCGAGTAGAAAAGCTTTCTAAGCAAAAAAAAGAAATTCAAGAAATCAAAGATTTTATCAAGAACTGCGGCAGTGATATTGAAGAGGCTGATACTACCTACAAACGAGTTACTTTCAAAAAGTTCTTGAACCTCATTACTCGTGATCGATTGACTTATAACTATGCAGCAATTGAACTTATTCCTTCTAAAGATAGAAGCCGAGCTGTTAAGTTTTACCCTACCTCTGCTGGTTACATTTACTACACCTCAAAGCGTAGTCAAGACGCAACTATGGCAGCTCTTCTTAGCCGCCTGCGCGATAAAGGTTATTCCCAAGAAGAACTAGAAAAGCTTTCCCAAAAGCCACTCAGATACGTCCAGGTAGTACGTGGTCAGATCGTTTGGGCGTGGTCTGAAGATGACTTTATATTTGAGGCCGCTAATCCTACCGTTGATCCTGAAGATAACGGATACGCAATGGGTGAACTTGAGCTTTTGATTCAAACTATCACCGCTCATTTGTTTGCTGAGGCACATAATCGAAACTTCTTCACTCAAGGCATTGGAACTAAAGGCTTATTGCATATCAAGGGAGATAATATCTCTCGTGCGCAGCTTGAAGGCTTTAAACGACAATGGTGGAACCAAGTAGCTAACTCTAAAAACGCATTTCGTCCTCCCATTATTGGTATGGCTGACGAAGTTAAATGGGTTCCTCTTGCTCAAACTAACCGTGAAATGGAGTTTGAGTCGTGGATGCATTACTTGATTCGTATTATTTGTGCTGTTTACCAGATTGATCCAGCCGAAATCAACTTTGATATTTCCAAAGTCAATACTTCTACTTTGAACGAGTCTTCTAATGAAACTCGGATTAAATCGTCTCGCGATAAAGGCCTTAAACCTTTGCTTGATTTTATTGAAGGCCTCTTAAATGATCACATTCTTCCTCGCTGGAACAAAGAATTGGCGAAGAAATATAAGTTTAAATTCGTTGGTCTTGACGCAGAAAGTCGTAAGCAAGAAACAGAGCGTCTTGAAAAAGAAACTCAAGTGTGGAAAACTCTCAACGAAGCTCGAAGAGAACAAGGACGAGAGCCCATTGAAGATGGTGATATTGTTCTCAGCGCAGTTGCTACTCAATACAAGCAAATGAAGATCAATGCTGATATGCAAGCTCAAGCTGCTGAACAAGAACAAATGAATGCCGCAGGTGGCCCCGAAGATGCTCAAGGCACTCCTTTTGAAGACGGCATGAGTGAAGATAGTTCTCAAGAGCTAGAAAAAGAGCTTAATGATCTTTTGATGGAACTTCCTGATGAATCTGCTGATCCAGAACCTAAGAAAGACGAAGCTAAAAAATCTATCACGTATATCCTAAAGGATGACGAAGATAATGAAGATTAAAGTTGAGCTAGAAAAGGGCGAGACTGAAGAACAAGCAGACGAGTTTCTTGAGAAAGCTCTTAAAGCTAAGAAAAAAGAACCTAAGCCAGAGACTTACGCCGATCAAGTATTTGAAGATCTGGTTCGAGATGTTGATGCACAGCATCAAACCCTTATTCAAAACCTTCTAGAAGATATCAAAAACGAAGTAAAGAACAGCGTGCTGTAATGCTCATTTCGCAAAGATCTTTAGCCAGAATAGATGAGATAATCGACAAAGCCTATCTAGGCTTTGCTTTCTCATTAGTTGGTGAAGATTTTTTAAGCGATGAGCAAAAGATGAAACTAGCTTCTTTAGGCATTATTGTCGGTAGACGGCCCCTGATTGAGCTTCTTTACATCCTGGCTAGACAACGCACTGAGCCTGGAACTTATCAAAATCAAGCCCTTTCTGACGTTATGATGTCTATTCTTTCAATGGGACACCTGCCAATCATAAACGATGAATCCCAATACACAATCGATCACGCTAAGGTGCAAGTTCAAGAGCTAGTTGAAAACGCAAAGCAGGACCTTCGTAAACGCGTTAAACAAGAGATTCTGACTGCTAATTTGGCTCACAAAGAACAGCGCGCAGTTGAGCGTAAAAATCAAAAAGAAGAGGCCTTGCTAGGTCTTATGGGCCGTTTAGATAGCATCGTTTCAGTTGGTGCCGTTGCTGCAGCGTTTAAAAAAGAGTTCGTGACTGCCGTAACAAACGCTATTAATAGCTCGGTAGTGGATGAACTACGAATGCTAGCTGGATTCGAAAGTAAGACTTCCGAGGACGAAAAGGTCTTTAAGCAGGTAGTTTGGGATAACAGATTATCGCCCGAATGTAAACGATTGTATACCAATCCTGATGGTAGCCCTAGGTTATTCACTCTTAAGGAATTGGAACAAAACGGTTCAAACGTTGGTAGACCAAAGTCTCAATGGAAGGCTGTGATAGGAGCAACGCATCCAAATTGCCGCTGCACTCTCAAAAAAGCTACTCCTGAGATGATTCGATTAGCTCGTCGAGAGTAGGCTCAATTTCTTTAAGAGGCGTGAATACTTCGTAACCATCGAGATTTAGACACCTAATTTGTCCTTGTATTGCTTTAAAACTGGCAATTCCATTTCAAAAGCTACCTCTTCAGATCCGTCCTCTTTGAGTTTAAAGAACTTTTTAGGATAAATGGACGAAAAATAATATTTCAACGCTGTTTTTAGATCATCAAAAGTTGTTTTTACAGGATTGTGGTGCGTTACTTGCTCTACAATCAAATAGCTATTCATAATCCCTCACTACGACTCCAACTGGAAACCTTGGAACATTGTTTTTGTTTGTAAGGCCTTGGTATCTTACGGTTAACTTTTTACCCTCCCAAAGCTCGTGGCGGTCAAAATAAGCTTTAAGCTGGGAAAGGTGCCCTTCTAGCTTCGCTTCAAACTCAGTGCCGTCTTCAGTAAGACAGATGAAGGCTCCAACGTGGCCTCGCAACTTGCCTCGACCTTCAGTAATTCCAACAATCCTAAACTCACCATCGTCAAAGCGTTTGACCTTTTGAAGATTGTACGAACGTTTTGATTCGTACACACCTAGCTTATTACGAAGCATAGCGCCTTCAAAACCCTGAGCAATCATAGAGTCTGTAAATTCTGCTGCAACAATGGAGTTAGCTACTTCAGAAGTTTCCACAAATCTAACATTCAACGAATTGACTCGGCACAGCTTTTTAGCTTTAAAAAAGCGAGCATTGAAGTCCAAAGTCGCATCAACCATATCATAGATATGGTATTGAACGACTTCGTGTCCTGGTTCAGGGTTTTCTTTTCTGACCGCAGATGCGATCTTTTCAAAGTCCTTTTTGTAATCATGATTGTAAAGCTCGCCGTCCAGATTGATTGTTGAATCAGGGAACATCTTGGAAAGGGACGCTTCAATGTGCGGCATCGAGGTGATGCGCTTGCGAGTACGAGTCCAAAGAGAAACTTGCCCGCGATTGATCATAGCAATGCAACGAATGCCGTCAAGTTTAGGCTGAGCAAAGCAAGGGAACAAAATCTTATGGCCGTGCTTATCAAAGCTTTGAGCGAGCATTGGCTCCGTTCCACCTTCAATAATCTCGTCTACAACGCCATCGGTAGCATCTTCTAGCTTCTCAACATAGCCTTTTTTCTTTTGCTTTTCCCATTTGGATTCGGCCTCAAACTTGGCTTGCATAACTGGAGAAGTTTCGTTCTTTTTACCTACGTTTTTACCTTCTGAGATCACGTCGCTAGCTTCTTGCATTGCGCCATCAAGTTGGCCGTATCGGGTATGAATTACGCCGTGACCTTCGTAATTACGGCCCCAAGAGATAGTCCACTCTTGAATAGAGCCGCGATTGTTCTTTTTGTAAAGAGTTGGTAACTTAAACATTTAGTCTTCCTTTCTAATCATTAAACTCATATTCTTAAAATCCAAAGGAAAGCTTTGCTGCCGCAAAGTTCCGTCCCATGTTAGGCTTTTCAATACCTGCGCTGCTAACGTGCTTAAACACTACTCCCAAAGCGTTTCCTGATCGGTCCTTAATTCCTAGACCAAAGTTATGAAAGAACTGAAAGCGACCGCCTAGGAGGGAATCAGGGTGTGAGATTCCTCCAATACCGTGCATGCTCTCCATATAAAAGTTGGGCAAAATGACTCGGAGTCCCAAAGAATAAGAGCAAAATCCACTAGATCGTCGATTCTTTTCTTCTTGAGGGTCAAACCAAGCACCGCATTCTAATTGATGCGCGTAGCTATCTTTGAGTTGTTTTTGAATTGCAATAGATACGACCTGACTGTTAACACTCTGCATTACTCCAACCCCATATTTTAGGTTGAAAGTTTTTTGCGCAAAAGCAACTGTCGAAAAAGTAGTCAGTAGGACTAAGATTAAATTCTTAAACATACCTTTACAGCATACTATACTTGACTCAAATTGTCAAGTTAAAAATATACTTGATCTATCAGGTATCCCATGTTATGCTTAAATTCTAAGAAAGAGAGGTCTTGATGTCTTTAGATGCTAAAATTAAGGAATTGCAACGAGAATTGGCATTAAAAAACGCGTTCTTAGCTGTATCAATTTCTTTTGGTAGGGGGAATAGGTTTCCTAAAGACGTTCAAGAGCAAATTGTTCAAGAACTTAAAGATTATTGCACAAAGCGTGCCGAGAACTTGGATCAGATTCCAGAACAAGCCGAAGCTCTTAATAGCGAAGATATTCAAATTCTTAAACAATTATCAGAAACTGTTAAAAAACGTTCAAACGGAGCCGCAACGGTTCAAAAAGGCGATAATAAGTTATCTGAAAAAGTAAAGTTTGGCCCATCTAATGATGAGATTCCTATGGGACAGATCAATGCTCTTGCAGGCCGCAAAGCAACTTTGCTTCACACCGAGAATATTCATCCTTCTCAAAAATCCAAAGCCTTTTCAGGTATGGAAGTTTTGGTTAATATGGTTCGTCCAGATGGTTTTGTAAACCTTCGTACTAAAGAAGGTTATCAATTTAACGTCCCTAAAGAAGACATTGAAGTTCAAGAATAAAAGGAGATAATAATGAGCGGATTTAACAAAAACAAACAGGCAATGACTAAACGAGAAGTGCAAGATAATATTCAAGGTCGTGCTCAATTCGCAGTTAATACTGCGATGCAAGCTATTCAGAATGTTCGTCAACTTTCTCATACAATTCAGGGCATTGCTAATACTCTTCGCGCTTCTGAAACTTCTGAAGCAGCGGCTAAAGGTGACACTGTTTTGGTGGACTATCTTGGCCAATTGGTTAACGAGGATGGTACTCTTGGTGAAACTTTCAAAGGCGGCACTGATTTTGGTGCAGCAGTTGAGATTGGTTCCAACGGTTTTGTTCCTGGATTTGAAGAACAACTTATCGGATTGAAAGCTGGAGAAACTGCTAATCTTAAAATCACTTTCCCTGAAAATTATTCTCCTGAACTTGCTAGCAAAACCGTTAACTTTTTTGTTCAAGTCATTAAAGTCTTCCGCGAAGGCGAAAGCGCTGTTCAAGCTCTTCAAGCCAAGCTTGCTAGAGAAGCTGCTGAGAAATCTAAATCTAAAACTGAAGAAGTTGATCAAGGTCAAGAAGCATAAGAACGGGGTTCAAAATGGCGCGTCTTCCTAAAGATTCAATTGATAGATTCTTTGACTATGATTTGCATACGGAAACGCGCACAATCTTTGTCGGAGACGCGTCTGAAGATGGTGTTGACGCTTTGATGGCCGAAAGGGTCATTAAGGCGTTGCACCTATTTGTTACTGCTGATGCTGGTAAAGAGATTAGGCTTATTCTTAACTCTGCTGGTGGATATTGGACTCATGGCATGGCAATTTATGATGCTATTAAGGCTTGTCCAGCGCATATTACTATAGAAGTTTATGGTAATTGTATGTCCATGGCCACTGTAATACTTCAAGCCGCAGATGAGCGAATTCTGCATCCAGGAGTTACTTTCATGATTCATGACGGTAGCGATGGATATGTTGGAAATACTCGCGACTTTGAAGCCTGGGCAAAGCATTCTAAAATCATTAGAAAACGTATGTATGAAATTTATGCTGAGAAATCTGGAAAGCCCACTTCATACTGGGAAAAGAAATGTGGAACCGATTTTATCTTGGAAGCGAAGCAAGCAGTAGCGCTGGGTCTAGCAGATAAAGTCGTAGGAACAGAGGAATAGCTCTAATGAATGATTCATCTAATTTAATGTTAGTTAAAAAGAACTTGTACGTAGGTAGTTTGAAAGCTCTATATGTGTATTTAGACGATCTGAACGATGCTTATCTTCAGGCTATAAGTACTCTCGCTCCCGACGAGCAGCACTTTCTTGAATCTTTAGAAGAACAAATCGAAGTCATCAATAGAATTACAGAAGCGCTAACAGCAGCAGCTTCCCCGCCAAACACTGATCCGAATACGGCAAATTAAAAGGAACCAATGAAAAAGTTAAAATCCATATTAATATCGTCTTCTCTATTATTCTCTTCAGGTTTAGGCCTAGGAATGATCTCAGCAGGATACTCTGAGGCCGCTAAAGCAAACGGTCTTCAAAACGTCAAAGATGCTACCTATACTATACTAACTAGACATGGCCAAGGCAGTGGAGTGGTTGTTAAATCGGATTCTGATGGATCTCTAATCGTCACCAATAAACACGTATGTCATGGCTCTCGACAAACTTCTAAAGAACTTAAAGATCAGAAAATTCCAGTTGCTAGTTTTGTATTGGTATTTGCAAAGCCTATGAATAAGCGGCCTATTGTTGGACAAATTATTTCGGTAGCTTTAAATTCAGATTTATGCCTTATTCATCTGGAAGCTAAAAATCTAGCTGTAGTAAAACTTGCTAAAGAGCCCGCCAAACCGCAACAAAAGATTTATACTCACGGCTCGCCTTTCGGACAAGAAGGTACTACTGAATACGGTGAAGTGATTGGTAAAGATTACGCAGATAGTATGCAACACACTGTTGCTAAAATTAAAGTTCGTCCAGGAGCTTCAGGGTCTGGAGTATTTAATGAAGATAACGAATTAGTAGGAATTGTTGCTAGAATGGCTTCGTCTAGTAGATCTAGAGAGCCAGATTTAGGAATGTATGTTCCTTTATCACATGTACGATTGTTTTTGAGACAATTTGGAGTTTTACAGGAGTAATTATGTTAGACGTTAAGTTTCAATATGCAATCTTGCTGCTAAACGCGGTTAGGAAGTCAAGAGGGGAGCCAGTTAGAATAGCCGTGCTCGCGAAAGAGTATAAGATTAGCTCTTACTTCATGGCTCAAATTGCTAGACTTCTTCGCATGGAAGGTCTTATTACTTCTAAAAAAGGTCCTGGCGGTGGATATGTTCAAAAGAAAAAAGAGATTAACGTGTTAGATGTGAACAATGCACTTTATAGCACCAAGGAGACAAAGTTATGCACAAAAGACGAACAAGGCCAAAAAGTTCTATCGAACGTGGACAATCAAATGCGGTTAGTCCTAAAAGACCTTCGTCTGCTGTAAAACTGTCCCGATTTGAAAAAGACTTAATTGAATTGGTTCATTTCCTTGCTTATGGAAATAAACTGGAATTCGGATTCACTCTCCAAGAGACTTTGGAGTTTATAACTAAACCAATCCCACACAAAGAGAATAAAACAGCTATTACCTTACTGAAAGAGAAAGGCCCAGCATTCATTGCTGAGCTTCGGCAATATTTGGAAGATCGTTCTTAGTCCTTTTGCACCTTAACGTTTTGTCTAAAAGCGTTAGTGAGAATGCCAAAGCCAAATGCCGCCATCCAACCCATTGAGGGAGCGCCAAACATAGGCACTGCGAATAAATTCCAACCTAGTTTAACAAAAAGCAGATAATACGATATTAACAGTTAGCACAAACAAGACCGTAAACAAAAATTCCAGAGCTTTCATATTATTCCCCATCCTTTAGATTCCACAAAATATGATTACGGACATAATCACGAAACGTCTCTAGCTCCTCCAGTCTAGAGTGCATTTCCCAGTAGAAGTTATTACGCATATCGGCTAGAGCTAGTACTTTGACTTGCTTTCCAAGCTCAGTAATTCTACGATCCAAAGCCTCTACTATTTGGCGTTTAGCTTTAAGATGAGCTTCTGAGGGTTTCATTTTAGATTCCGTAGACTTTCCAGCTCAGCATTTGAGAAGTCAATGCTAACGCTATGTGTTCCCAGACTGTCGTAACCGTGACGCCCACCTTTTAGGCAATGTCCAGAGAACGTTCCATTCTCATTATCAACTACCAGGGTCACTTTGTTAGCCCCAGTTAGCTTTTTGAGAGCGTCCGTTATACGTTTTTTTCCTAGGATCAGATGACTTTACGTGTTTCATAATCTATGGCCTCCCATTCATCAGTTAGTTCTGCCCTATGAAGGTGCCCCCTAACGTAGATCAGCAGAGTGTGGTAGTGCATCGACATCATCCATGCTCGATGCGTAGGTCTAGAGTCCCAGAAGATGTGATCTTGGGCTTCGAAAGCTTCTTGTAACTCTCTCATGCTTCGGATCACAGCTCCTTGTTTGAACTTCCTCACTCTCATTTAGAAGTCCTTTCCGACTCCCAAAAGGAAAGTAGAGTTAGTAAGAGCCGAGCCGCTAATGGAAACGTCTTTGTTTACTTTACGGCTATAACTCATTCCAAATACGGGAGAGCGTTTGTCAGAAACTGTAGTTTGGTTGTTATCAGACTTGACGTTATTACCATCAAATCCTACACCACCATGAACAGTGATTCTATTTTTAGGAGCTTCTGCTTCGGCTTGAGACTTCCCACTTTGATAAAGTCTTTTACCTTCCGCCAAGGTTAAAACCTTGTCGCCAGTGCCGCGTTTAACTACTGCGTATTCATTAGAAGAGAAGGTATAAACCTTACCGTCTGCCGTAGTAACAGTGATCTTCCCACCTTGGAGGGCTTTTGGCGCAGGCCCTACTGCGAAGGCGTTTAAACTAAGAGCTAGAGTTGCGAATGTAATAAGCTTTTTCATTGTCATCTCCTTTATTGTACGGGAACCAAGTTGGTGCCGTTGCCGTTGAAGGTACAAGCCGCCGAACCATCAGTAGTGGTGTAATTAGAGCCAGAGAGCAATTCCTCAAGAGCAATTTGCACGCTAGTAACTACAGTTGTTGAGCCTGTGGTATAGGCAGGGATCGTTTGAGTCGTGCCAGAGCCAGGAACCACTTCCCAGGCGTTTGCAGGAGTACACTGACCACCGTTGTTAGGCAGTTTAGTTTTGTCGTGATTGTTTTTATTCCTGCAAAGCTTGGGAATGCTAACCGTTACCGAAGACGAGCCAGTGATAACTTGCTGCGATGCGGTAGAAACGTAATTCATTGCTCCGTAAAATTTATCACCTATCTTGAACAAGCGTTCTTTCGAGAGCGAGTTATCAGGACGTTTGCAAGCGTACACAGTCACGCCTCGTGCATTGACTTGCAAAATCAAGTCAGCAACTTGGGCTTGAAGCAAGCCCAGATCGCCACTAAGCGCGTTTTGTTGCAATTGCAAATTAGTCAAACTAGCGCTAAGGGAGTTAATTTGCACTTCCAAGGCATTCAGGTTTGCGTTTGTATTGTTGATCTGTGCTTGCAAACTGTTCAAAGTCGAGTTAATTGCAGGAAAGCGGCTTTTGATGCTGGCAATTTGAATTTGAACCAACACGTTAACCACCGATTGTGCGGCAATTGAAGCTGCAAGGGAGCTAGCAAGTTCAAAGTCTTCAGCAATTCGAGCAGCATTCTCTTGATCGATCAAGGCCGTCAACAAATTATCGCCAGCAATTCTAGCAGAGACTTCTTGTGCGATAGCTTCATTGTTTGCTTGAATTAGCTGGTTTTGAAGTTCGTTAATTGCGTCGTTAAGATCTGCACGACGCTCCAAATCATCAATACGGTCGCCATGAGTATCTACATAGGTAGTGTCACCACAACCCGCGAGCATCAAGGACATAATTAGTAGTGTTAGTTTATTTTTCATTTTTTATTCTCACTTTCTTCTGTTAGGTTATCAAACTTGACTCTTTAAGTCAAATTAAGTTCACGTTAAAGTGAGAGCACTGCCAAATCCGTTTGACAGCACTCTCTAGGGGAAGGAAGGGAGTATCTTTCTAGCCCATCAACGTCCTGTTGCTGGTATCTAGCATAAATCTAATCGAGTCGGCAATGTTCCAAACCTTGTGGCCGTGGGCATTGTACTCTGGCGAAGCGTCGCCTTGCGTTTGCAGTGCAAGTAAGTGCCTATTCACTGTGAAGACTTGATAATCAGGCATTCCAAGTGCTTTTGTCAAGGACAAAGCAGTCAAAGAACCTTTGTAATAAAGGCAATCTCGAATCATTTGTTGAGTGATAATCATGATGCCACTTTACTTTCCATAGCTTCAATTTTCAAATTCAAATCGTTAAGTCGGTCACGCATTTTAATTAGGTCCTCAATACAATCGTGCATTGGGTTAAATTCCTCAATAGAGCTTTCAACTAAATCACGCTCTTCTTTAAGCATTTCAATGGTTTCTTGATTGTCGCTATGCTCTTCAAATTCGAAGGTAGGCATATCGTCGGCGGCTTTGATGCCGTAAAGCGCTTCGGTACGCATTTCTTCACACACAGCCACCACTACAAATTTACATACCCGCATTTTAGTGCCGTTATAATCAGTAGGCACTGCAACTACGTCCGCAGGATCAACTTCAACTTCAACAAGTCGTTCACCAAAGCCTCTGGCGTAATCAAAACACGCCACATGCAGCCCACTAGAGCAAGTGTTATTAGGATTATCGTCCACTTGATCGCGTGAAATTTCACACACAGAACCTACTGAGTTATCAAACTTTCCAGTATGCTTGTCTTTAAAGTCCTCTGACACACCACGATAGGCAATAAAGTTGCCATCTTCAGTCAAGGGATGCCCATTATGCTCTAGAAACTTATAAAGCATTAGGCGTGAGTTATAGGAAGGGTTTTGCTTAAGCTTGCCCCAAAATTTAACTAGCGGTTCAATAGGCAAGCCTTCGTTGCGCAATGCAATGATGCGTCGACTCAAAGCTTCGGGCAATACGCCTTCGCCTGGAACAACTACCGCGCCTTCGACTAGCTCGAACGGAGATCCTTCGAGCAACTTAGACACGTCTACGAGTGACGGAATTGACTCCATATCGCCCGCTTTAATTGCATCTACGACTTTAGAATAACGAGAGTCGTCCTTTTGGAGAGTGAACATTTTTCCTTCAAAACTCAAGGCAATTGAGTTTGGTAGGATGTGATAACTTACTTTCATTTTGGTTTCCCTTTCCCTTTTATGATCTTTATTAAGCATAGCACTATTGACACGTTTTGTCAAGTATTATTTAGCGCTCAAATACCAAGCCAATTCTTCTTTGATGCGAGGTGGCGCGGAACGAATATCAATCTCTTTGATAAGAGGATATTTATCTTGCATCAACTTAGTAAAGTCTTTATCAGCGGCTTTAAAGTCTTTAATCTCTTTAGAATTCTCGATTAAATCTTTAATTACCGTTGGCACGCTCACTTTGTAAGTCGATGCATCATAAGTTTCGATCATAGACAAAATCTTTTTGACCTGGATTTTGCCCTTGATAGCCTTCAAATGCTCTATAATATCTTTATTTTGTTTAATCGAGTCAATGAGTGAGCTAATCACTTCTTTAGTTGGCTTGTATTTTGCAAGCCAATCGCTAAGCGGAGAAAAGTTTGCATCATTCTTAACTTTCTTAATTGCGTCTTGAGACAATCGGCATAGTTCCTTGCCAGTAGCTTTTTTAACAAAGTCTCTCAATTCTGCAATTTTAAAACTAGGATAGTCTAATGTAGCGTAAAGGAATTGAGCAGCATTAGTGTCTAAATGCACGTCTCGAACGTCTCGACGATGCGACGCCATGTGTACTGCAATAGTTCCACGAGCACGAGACTTCTTAACAGTCGGATCTTTAACGTGTACAGGCCCCACAATGCTTGACAGTGCGGTGGCATTTAGTTCTTTCATGAGTGCTTTAAACTCTTTGTCACTGAATTTTTTAGTCGAAACTGTTTTAACACCTTTGCCAGTCACTAAGTCTTTAGTGACTTCGATATGCTCATTAGTCACCACAATAAAAGAGTGTTTATTTTTAAGCATCTCACGATAGCGACGGCCACGCAAAACCCGATTTTCCTCAACGTCGTCAAAAAATACTTGGTCAAAGTCGTCAAACTTAATGATTTTGGTTTTCTCTTTAGAGACCTTTCCACGCCATTCGGAAACTTTTAGCATGGTGATATTACCGAATAGATCGCAAGTCAAAGCTTCATTAGCTACCGTGATATTGCCAAAGGTTTTAGGCATGCTATCGCGCTTGAATATGCGGTCAAAGTTGCGGTATGTATTGGCAAATTCGTAAACAGTTTTAGCCTTTTTAAATTCAGCATTAAAATGTTTTTTAACAGTTGCAGTCCAAGTCAAAGCCAGTGCATTAAGAGCGCTTCGAGTGCGCTCGGAATCGGCCAGTTTTTCACGCGACGCGGAAATTTCGACCGTGCCATTAGGCAAGCGTACTGCTACCGATGCATTCCAATTGAATAGCTCGCGAAAGGCGTGCAGTTCTTTATTAGCTTGCACAAAACTCGACTCGACACCATACGGTATGCCATCAACAACCACTACCATGCCCGAAGTGTTGCCACCGTTGATATAATGCGGCAATTCTTCAATTAGCTCAAGCCCAGACAATTCAATGCCTTTAGTCTTGTTGATAGGTTCGTACAATCCTTTAATTTCAGGCATATCAGAATCATTCCAAAAATACACGCAACGTTTAATAGCGTCTTGAAATGCTCGAATATCATTTTGTTTTACAGCTATTTGAATTTCAGTGCCATTGGCTTCGTCGGTTTTAAGAGTTTCCACAAGGTCAAGGCGACCGTTTGAATTAGCGCCGACGTGCGCCACGTATACTCGCAAAGTGCCGTCAACGAAAGTCCTAATCGTAAAGCTATCAGTGTAAGACCATGCCGACTTAGCGCCAATGCCAAATCCGCCAGTTTGATCGTTAGTGGCACGTTTTGTACTTGCACCATACATAACGAATACGTCGCCCATGCGCTCGGGTGAAATGCCCACGCCATAGTCACGTACTTTAAAAGTCGGCTCGAAAGAAGTCGGAGCATGAACGACTAAGCGCCCAGCCTTTCCACTTTCTCGGATAGCGTCGCGACCGTTTGAGATATACTCTTGCACCAAAGTCCTAATTGGATAGGCATAGAGCCTATTGCGCAAAATCTCAATTACCACGCTCGGGTCGCCTATGCCAAAATCTTTAGAGGTCATCTCCGCATTAGATTGCAAGTTATTCTTAGTCGTTTGAAGTTTCATGTTTAATCCCTTTCCCTATTCCCCAGTATCTAATATCAGTCTACGCCATTATGCGTCAAAAAGCAAGTTAAGTTATCGTTAAGCTGCGAGTTTTTGCCCAGTACCCTTAATCAAATCATCACAAAAGTCCACTACCTGAAAGGCCTCTTGCATTGCTAGTTTCACGTCAACACCTTGCCCATGTAAATGCAAGTATTGAGCGTGTCTAATTTCGTTAAAGGCATTAGCGTTTAAGCCCAGATAATGCCATAACATTTTAGAGGCAATATCGGCCACGCATTCCTCATGATTGCGTGCGGCGTCTAAATCTTGACCGTCAGCTAGCAAGCTTAGTCGGCCTTGAGTCGAAAGCCATACTCGATTAAGCCTGTTAATAGCGCCAGTCCAATGCGCTACCTCATGCAAAATCACTTGAGCACGTTGTGCATCGGTCAAGAATTCACTGATTAAGACTTGATCTAATTCGTGATTGTATAAACCCGCTGAATTAGAAGACACAAATATATCCATGATGCTGCGTGGATGAAAGTCATGCTCAATGCTAAGCAATTTAATACCTAATTGACTTGCAAAATCACTTGCACGCTCGGCATTAGACTGCATGCCCATTGACTTTCGTACAAATTTAATTAAACTCATGGTCTAATCCCTTTCCTAATCAAACAAATCTGAAAAATGATCAACTTCGGGCGTTTCATTCAAGAGCTTTTTAGTCTCGGTCTCTATTGCCTCAACTTTAAGTCTCAAGTCTCTGTCCAAAGTCTCGAATGCCGCGCTATGCCTGATAGCTTCGAGCAAGTCTTTAGTTTTACTTAGTAAAAATCTTTCCAATTTATTCATTATGCCCGCCTTTCCAATACTTCGACTATGCCCATGCGTCGCTCGGCAACTTCGGATGCGAAGCGAAGCGCTGATAGGTATGAGTCAAAGCCGTTAATCAATTCAAAGCCCATTGCGTGAGTCACTTTAACCGCGTATTGCATAACACTTTCCTTTCGTTAAGAACTACACCATGCGCCTATTAGCGTCGCAAGCGTGCCGTCTTTAGTTTTGTATTGCGCGGTTTCGAATGCCTTTTCAATATCTTTACGATTAGTACCTTTGACTTCCATTGTGCAAAATTCAGCGCCCATGTTATTCTTCTTCCTTTCCGAAATTCTCTTCAAACAAAGCCTTAATGTCCGCCCAATTATCAATTAGGTTTTATCTCATTTCTTTGATAGTGACGTTAAGCCGCCTTTCGTTGCGAAGTGTTAATAACTTCGCCCATTGGGTTTTTGATTTTACGCTTTAGGATGCGCGAAGCTATTTCAACTCCGCGTTGCCAATCCGAAGCGAGGCCGACGCTCGCCACGCTAATGCATTCGCCTAAGCGGTATTTGAGGATAGCAAGGCATGCCGTCACCGCGTCGTCGTATTCTTTCCGCGCAGTTTTACAAAAATCGCCGCCTTGATCGACGTTTTGACTAAAATGTTCCCTAATAACAAAATCTTCGTGCCCATCGTCGCCTTTCCCATTGACCTTTAAGCCGCCGTATTGCTTAGCGCTATTAGCTGAATAGCCTGAAAGTCTCATGCCGTCGCGTTTTAGCGTGCGCAAAACTTTCGTGCATTCTTTTATAGCTTTTTGATGCGCTTGCTCGGCTTGCTCGGCGCTCATAGATTTATCACGTTTAAAACTCCAATAATGCGTATATCCCATAATATTTTCCCTTTCCTATTGCTTTTAATTAAGCCACTTCGTCGAAATTAATTTCTTCAATTTCGTTTAGCTCTTCGTCGTTAAGACTTTCAAAACTCAAGTCTTCAATGCCCATCAAAAACTCTTCGTCTCGCGCTTGCATAATCTCTTCGATTTGTTTTTCGTTCATGTTAAAACCCTTTCCCTTTCGTTTGGTCTATACTTTTATAGATGCATGAGACGTGCCAACGTTTAAGGCGTTGTTTTTATTACTTTGTTAAGATTTTGTGATGTCGAACTCTTAGTCAAAAACTGAATTCGTCCATGAATTCAGCTATCCAAGTTTTAAACAGTGACTAAAGCTTAGGCGGCTTTTTTAGTCGTCTCTTGCAACGCTAATTCTTTAACTCTATCCATTAGCGTCACGTTCTTATTGAGGCGGGCAATATCGCTATGCGTATAGCGCCCAATTACTTCATTAATTACGTTATAAGTCGCCCATGCGTTTTGACCTTGATCGGCGATGCGAAGCATGCGATTAGGGTTTTTAAAAGCGAATTCAAGCCTTTCGCTAATACGCTTGCTTAGACCAAGTCCTTGCACGATGCGCAATTGAGTGTCTCTATCGGTCTCAATACTGAGAAACTCGGAAACGGTCTGCTCAAGCTTGCCGTCAATCCAATGCAATGCATCGTTCACGCGGCTTGCTAAAGCGTCGAGTTTCATGTCCAAAGTTTGACCTTTGACGTGGATAGCACGCTCTTTGTAGAGCGTCGATCCGACGACTAGGCCATTAAGACATACGAGGCGGAAGATGCCGCATAAAACGGTCAAGGCCTTTTCTCCGTTGTACGAATTCACAATGATAATGCGCGGCTTAATATCGTCGCCCATAATGCTCATTGGCCGATTAAGCGTATATTCAATAGCGTGACTTGAGCCTTTCAGCGCTCTATTTGACTTCAAAAGCTTCATGCTATCGACTGCAATTTCGTTGCCGTCCAACACTTCGTTGACCTTGCTAATTAGATCATTAGTCGGCACGATAGCGTAACGATCACTCGTTTTTCTGTTAAGCAATGCCCTTGCTTGCAATTCGTTTATTGTATCGATTAAGTTATTCATTTTATTTTCCCTTTCCTTTACTTGTTATAATATCAGTTTAAGACACAACGTGTCAAAAGTCCAGTTAAATTCACGTTAAGATAATAGGCCGTATATTGCGATTGCCGTGCCGATATAAAACCAAACTAAAGCTATTGTTATAATAGCCATTATGCTAATGAGTATTAGGTTAAGAATTCTCATATATGCGTCACTTTTTCTTGAATTCCTGAGTTTTGAATCATGCCAAAACCGCCATGCGTGCCTTGCGCTTTTAAGATCTCAATAAAGCGCATTAGCATGAATTCGTCGCTAAACTCTTTAAATGAGTAGGCTTTTACGTCGTTTTTTGGATAGATCATTGCCCAATAGGTATAATTTTCTCTTACTCGGTTTTTATTATCAATGCCGCTAAAAACTTTCATTTGAGCCGCCTTTCAGTGAAAATCGATCAAACTAATCAAGTATGCGTTTAGTTCGGTTTTACTCTTGATATTATGGCGTGCAAGGTGGCATTCGGGATACACCGCCTTAGTCACTGGATGCAAGCCATCGACGTGATACAAAGTCACGCCGTTATGGTAACTTTCCCAAATTTCTAATTGCACGTTTTGAATAGTGACTTGTCTGATTACTTTCGTTTTGCTTTTAACGTTGTTCATACCTAATACGTTGCAATGCTCATACCAATGCTAAAACAGCGATTTTAAAAGCTTTATTAAGATTGTATGATGGAGAACTTTTAGTCACTCACGGTTAAGAGACTGTTAAAACACTGATAGTGGTCAAGGATATTAAGCCTTTATCAATAGTGAAGAACTATTATGCAGTGCGTCTAATGCTTAGTCAAAAACTCAAACAAAAATCATGCCAATAGGTGTAAAAGCCTATATTATCCAAAATAGGCTATTAAGCCGATAATACCGATAGGCCATAAAAGTGATAATACTTGACTTATATGTAAAGTATTTGAATTGACGATTAGGTCAATTGAGATGCATTAGGATAGAGCGATTTTAGGCACGTTGCGCTTAGCTTTATTTAGACTAGTTATGTAAAGCATAGTTGCTATTAAGGTCACTTAAGGAAAAGTATAGTTAACGTGTCCATAAAGCCTTAAGTCAATAGATAGGCTTTACTCACATTAACAGGATAGCTAATATCAGTAAAGCGATAGGCTATTAAGTCACTCATGGTATTGGATAGGTGACACGATAGAGCATAGCTAATAGGTCAAATAAACATACCGCACCGCCGCTTCGAGGGCTATTGCATAACTTTCCAATTGCTCAGCGAGCGCATGGCATGGCTGTTTAATTTTTATACAATGCACGATAATGTTTATTATCATGCTCATACTATCTTAACATAGGGATCAAATACCTAATGATACCAGGGGGATAGGTCATGCTACAGTGAAACTCCCTAGGCATTGCACCTAGTGGTGACTCGTAATAAGAGTACTTTATATAATAGTTGACTAATTTAGTTGAGTGTGAGCCATGTGAGCTACTACTCAATTTTGAAATTAGTGATCAATATATTACTTGATCATTCTTGTACACTATTAATTACTTGATATGTTTGATAAAGTTTAATTTGATTATATAATACTTGACAATTTAAGTTGACACTGTTTTAAACGCTCTAAAATGAGCTACACGACGTTTGATTGGCTCAAGGTTGGAACAACCCTGGCTCAAATCCCTTACAAACCTGGCTCAACCTCGGGAGCCGTTTGAGCTATTGGGAATCAAGTCTGTGCATAGCATTTGTGTACGCAAACTCTCTCATAGTCCTCTTGACTAATTAGAAAATGCGTATCTTCAGTATACAAATTTGTACTAAAGGGTTACTAGAACTGTTTTACCTTCTTATGCTTCTGACTTTCCTGATAAAATTTTAGATTTCATAATATTATGACTCACTGCGTTAGACTTCCCACTCAGCAATAAAATCATCCACGAAACTATTCGTGGTATTGGGAGCAAATCTAGCCTTCCCTTCTTTCAAGTATCTAACGCAGTCAGTAACGCTTGACTAAGCTCGGCATTCTCGGCTCAAAGAGCGTGAGCGTACTGGCTAACTACCTGAGTTGCTTGGGTAAGGAGTTCTT